AGGAATTCACAGCCCTCAACAAAGCCGTTAATGCCAATGGTCAGGAACTGCTTATCCAAGGAGATATATCCGGCATCGTAGATAGGGAGCAGCTTTGCATTGAACTCGTCCTTCAAAATTGCGTTCCATGCCTTGAGGTAAACATGGATGTCTTTGACTTGTTCACGAACGGCCTCGCAAATATCACGGCCATTGGCAACAGCAGTCTGGATTAGGCGATTCATATTGATGGTGATAACACCCTTAGACCCAGTAGCCACGCCGCCAGCACCAAGAGTATAACTGAAGGTATTGTCGCTCATTTCATTGCGCAAACGGCAGCAGGATGCCAGAGAGTCCACACTGTTGGAACGATAGATAAAGAAGCTATGGCCTTTAGAAAGCATTTCGGCAGCATTGTCAGCCCATTCCTTATCGACATAATCAGTGCCATCATCCAGCAGGTTCAGAGTCTCGACAGGGAAGGTGAGAATCTTCTTCAGACGCTCCTGATTCAGCCATTCCATAAAGCGCTTTTGCAGCCAGGATACGGACTCCCACTGCATTTCTGTGCCATCGGGGAATACGAAATCAGAGAACATGCCCTCAAAATACGGCTTGTCGAAGTATGCGCAGTTCCAGAAGATGGACTGAAAATTACGAGCAGCGGCAGGCTGATTCAGAGAATAGACAACCTGTTCAAACTGGTCAGTAATAACCTTGTCGATGGTGCGATGACGGCTGGAAAGATCAACTACCTTATCAGCGTGCAGGTAATAATCGTCGCCATAGTCCTTGCGGATAAAGTAATCAAGATAAGAGATAAACTCAGGGGTGGCAACTGCACCGGCAAACTGAGATGCAATGGCAAAGCACAGGTTTATAAATTCACCGCAGAAGGAATCAAGGTTGTGAGGAGCAGATGAACCGCCGCCGATGCTTTCCAGACCATTGAACAGGAACGGGTACATGGTAATGGAGACGCAGTACGGCAGGCACGGATTTGTTTCGTCATGGCGGTAAATAAAATGGTGGTCAAGCTGGTAAATGTACTTGTCGGCATACTCCTGACCGTACAACTCTTTGATTTTTTGCCACATACGCAGACGGTTGATGCCGATACCGTCCTTTTTATAAAGCTCACCAGTCAAAGTGGTGACATTCTTGCATTCCACATTCGCGTTCGCATCAACTTTACTGCCAGTGGCTGCGTTGCTGGATGCGGCATACTCCTTGATAAAGTCAAGATACGGCTGATATTTTTCATACTGTTCGATAGCCATTACATACCTCCTACAATTTTAATTGCTTCTTTGAATCCGTACTGCTGTTCGCCCACCTGCAGAACAGGCATCATATCCATGCCCATTTCAAGCATTTTCTGTACATCGGTAAACTCCGTATAGTGAATGCCCTTTTCCTGCAGTTTGTTTGCCAGAATCAGACAGCGCGGACAATGCGTGGTGTAGAGAATTACATTTTCCATAGACCCTCCTTGTAAATAAACAATTTTTCTGTTGCTGCTTGGCGGCTGTTCTTATCGAGTGTGACTGTGACAGCGCGGACAATGGGTTGTATACATAATGATGTTCATTCGGTATCTCCCTTCAATGTTGCGGCGGGAGCATCACCAGAGGCGAGGATGGTGCCGTCAGAGATATACTTGCTGTAATCAAACTGCGGAGTTGTACGATATGTAACGGCAGAAGCAGCCTGAGCGAAAGCAGAGGAGCTTGAAGCGTTTGCTTTTTCTTTGGCCTTATCCAGCTCCATAACAGTGAGGACGCAGTAGTTGGCAAGATCCAACAGAGTATCGCGCAGAGATTCATTGACCTTGGCGGGGGTACCCTTGATAAGATTCATGAAGCGGTGGTACTTATGGGAGATCTGGACGGCGGCGGTGATGATGCCGTTATCGCCAAACTCCTGATAAAGCTGGGAGAAGGAATTGCCGTAATCTGCGTTTTTGGATTTGAAGGTATCGCACATTTCGACCTGGATGCGACCAAAGCGCTGAACATCATTCATGAAGTAACCTCCTTATAGGTACATAAAAAATTTAATTAGCCAGCCGGCAAAGAGGGCGACCAACGCGGGCGGGCAGAGACCGGCAAGAGTGCCGAGGAAAACACACAAGCCATCCGGCAGAGACCAGGAATCAAAGCAGCTTGACTTGCCGTCAATGACGTTTTGAACATCATTCTGCAGGGGAATTTTGTGGGGGATGCCGGTGGTATCAACGATGAATTCAAGAGCCAGGCCGATGCCGGCTGCATGAAAGACGCCGATGGTGGGGATGGGGCCAATGGCTAAAAACCAGTTCCAAAGTTTGGATGCAGCGAACCCCCAGATGGGAATGTGCAAAGCCCAGGCGGCAACGGCGCAGGCGTTAAGCTTTACAGCACGGGTGGAATCAGTGAGGATTTTATGGACAACTTCGGACAAGTCACGAAGAGCAATTTCATCGTCTTCCGCCTGGTTGATATGTAACTCGTAGGTTTTGAAGAGCTTGCGGATTTCTTCTTGGGTCATTCGGACGCCTCGATATCATTGAAAATTTCAGGGTAGACAGCCTGCAGCTCCTTGAGGACAGGAATCATGAGGGCGCGGATAGCGGGGTGGGCATCCTTAGCGGTGCGAAGGCGAAGAACTTCATGCCATTCACGCAGGTTCCAGGTACAGACGATCTCGGTTTTGAGGCAGAGGGGAAGGACATCGCGGGCTTCTTCCGGGGTGGCACCAGCATTCAACATGTCACGATAGCCTGTTTCAGCAAAGCCACAATAGTTTTTCCAGGAAATACGTTTCCTGCCGGTATAGCCATGGTCAATAACTGTGATTTCATTGCCGAACTTATCTTTGTTGTAATTGCAGTAGCGGGTGGATTCCTGGGCGTAGGAGCCGATACGGTGACGGACGATCTCGTTGGCGACGCCGCGGTCGGTGATGAATTTAATGGTCAGGCTGATGTGCTCGATCATAGCGTAATGATGATTTTTACAGAGCATGGCGACCATTTTGGAATCACTGCCGGGCTTGATAGCATCCTCGCTTTGATAGCAGGTGCGGGCGATGCGCTCAATACGCTGCATGGTGACATCACGGTTGAGCGGGGTGATCCATTCGTGGGATTGAGGGATAATTTTCATTCTGTGGGTGCCTCCTGTAAGATGACGCAGTTGGATGGGTAGAGAAGGATATAATCTTTCTCCCAGGCATAACCGCGGTAGGTAGGGTTGGAAACTTTGACGCGGCAAGAAGTGAAACCGATTACAACATAAGTGTTCCAGTTGATGCCGCTGTTTTTATCCGTCTGCGCATAGGCAACGGTATCGCCGACATGGATTTCGCGGCCAATGGCATCGGTAATAGGTTCAGTCATGGGCGGCCTCCTGTTCGGGTTCGCGCTGCTTGATAAGATGGCCGATCCAGAACAGGCGCTTAGGGGTGACGGGATCTTCTTTCAGGCAGGCAAGAGTGTGATTTTTGCGGAAACGAGGTTCAAACTCCAGAGTAAAAACGGTATCCGCATTGGAAAGAATGAAATCTTTATAGTCCTGGCGAAGGATAGGCCAATCGGGATCGTTTTGGATAGCGGTGAGATCAAATTTGACTTTATCGCCATCTTTGTAATCCAAGATATTGCCGGTGTTCTGATAGAGCCAGGCGATGGCTTTGCCGTTGCGCTTGATGTTGACGGCGTTTGCGATTGCTTTGTTTTTGATAAGATCACCTGCTTTGGTAAGAGTGAAAAGGTTGGCGGGCATTGAACGCTGCACGCTGGGCGGGTGTTAGATCATTGATGTTATAGGTAATGATGAGAGCGGAACATTTGGAAGCATAACTGCGGCAGATAGATTCAAGCTCTGCCTTGGCACGCTCTTTGCGGTGGAGTTCACGGGTAGTATTCATGGGGGCGGTGGATCAACTCCTTTAACGAGAAGATAGGTTTTGCCCTGGAGGGCGGCCGGGAGAAAGACCAGGCGGCCGGCAGCGAGGACGAAGCAGCCGATTTGAAGGCGGGTGACGACCTGGTAGCTGCGGTGGGCACGGAGCAGGGGAGAGGCGGATGGATAGTTAGCAAATAGAACGGCTTGCATCATGGCTGAACCCCCTCCAGGTGCTGTTTCATTTCGCGGTAGAGGATATCATGGATGAGCTTGCCGGAGGTTTGAGGTTCGCAGAAAATGAGCTTGCAGTCATAGCGGGCAAGCCAGGTTGTGAGGCTGGCTACCATGGCGACAGGGGACATTTTGCTGCGGTATGTACCGGCGTAAAGCATTTCCCAGGTGGTGCGCTCAACAAGCAGATAGGTACGGGCACCGGCTGCTTTGGCACGTTCAAATTCACGGGTAAAGCGATCACGCTGGGAGGTAAAGCAATTTGCGATTTCGTCGCTTGACATCTTCCGTTCGATCACGACGATGTTTTCCAGGCTGTAGGGAACGCCGGTGGGCAAGATGACCTTGGCAGAATAATCGCCAAAATTGAGCTTTTGCCGTTCGACTGGGCAGCCCATTTGCTGAATGCGCTGAGCGAGTGCCGAGGTTTCGTGCTCACGGGTATCAATCAGGATAGTAAAAGTTTCAAGGGCAGATTTAACAAAGACTGGTTCGATAATATCACCCCCCTTAGGATCTGAACCACCAGAACCAGCTGAAGGTGATGGCCGTGAGAACGAGTTTGAAGCGGGCATCACGAGAGAGGAACCGATCGTCATCGCTGGAGATGATGGTGACAACATAGATGACGGTATTGATGGCCGCCATAATGAGAGAAAAATTAACGTACATGGCTGTATTTATAAAGGAAAGTATTGAAATCCGTTGTGGACTGGACCCAGCCGGCATCGGTGCGGGACCACTTGCCCTCCTGCTTGGTGCCAAGAACCTTGATGATATCGCCTTTAGCGATGGGGTTTTGATCCATGGTGGAGGGACGGATTTTGAAATTAACGGTTTGACCGGTTGCAAGCTGGTACAGTGCGATGGTCTTGTTTTTATATTTGCCGTCAATAGAGAGAATGTAGTGGTAGGTGGAAGCGAGAGAAGGGTTTTGGTATTGGAGGTAGCCAAGATTATCCATCTCGTACTGAAGAATATCGCTGACCGGAGTGATGATTTCTGAAGTTTCTTTGGCGCAGTGACGGACAATGCCGAGCCAGTCCACGTTGATGTATTTCTTTTCAGTTTCTTTCTCACATAAGGTGAGCATTGCATCATGGTCAATGAACGGGTCAACGGTTGCTTTGGAGAGCTGAATGGAGTCACTGTACTTATCGAACAATTCAACCTGGGCTTTGAGCTGGTTGGGGTTGCCGAACTCGTGGAAAAAATCAAGTTCAATCAGGATTTGAAGCTGGCGGGAATTGACCGAGGTTTTATGCTTGATATCTTGCAGGAGGCTGATAAAATCAGCGTAAGTGTTATCCCGCAGAGCATAAAGTTCACGGCCAATGCGCTTGTTGAGGTATTTGATGGAAGCCATGCCTTTATAGATGGCACGATTGGCAACATCCGGGGTGTATTGATCCAGCGAGTGACGGAAGCGGATGGGCATGATTTTGATGCCGCGCTGTGCTGCCAGAGCTGTGCCGGCAAGGATTTTCTTTTGGTTGTCCGCGGTGTTGAGCAGAGCGGTAACGAATTCAACAGGGTGGTAATAACGATAGTAGGCGCAGTAATAGGTAAGGATGGAGTAGCCAGTAGCATGATTCAGACCGAACTGGTAGTTGCTACTGTCCTGAAGAATTTGAAGGAATGCTTTGGCTTCTTGCTCTGCCTGAGCGCGAGAACTGGAAGCGTGAGCACAGTAACCTTCCAGAATATGGGGGAGAGCTTCCTTAATAGCATTTTCATCTTTGTGACCGATAGCGCGGCGAACAGAATCAGCATCACCACCGGACATGCCGCAGATTTGCTGCAGGAAGGAAATAGATTGTTCCTGAAAAATCAGCCAGCCGAGCGTGTCCTCAAGTAAGTTGTCAATCTCTTTGGAGGGGTTCTGGCCGCGTTCATGGCGGAAGAGCTTGTCCCGATATGATGCGCCGCCAGGGCGGATAGCAGCGGTTACAATGCTGAGATCCTTGATGGAGTGGACATCGTATTTTTTTAAGGATTCAAAGGCGAAATCTTCCACGAACTGGAACAGACCATAGGGACTGGTTTTCATATCCGCCCAGACGGCAGGGTCATCAAAGTTGATCTGCCAGGTATGAGGGTAGGGGATATGGGCGAGCTTACAGGTTTCATCGAGCTGGGCGATTGTTGACAAACCGAGGATATCGTATTTGGCCAGACCCACAGCATGAGAGGCGTCCATATCCAGCGCAAGAACTTGCAGGCCGTCTTTATCACGGAAGACACTGTAACGGTCATAAAGATCAATAGGGGCGATGATAACACCGGCCGGGTGATGAGAAAGAGAAACTACTGTGTCCTTGATGCCATCAAAGTAATAGAAAAGATCAGGATAATTCGTTCTGCAGGTTTCGGGATCGGCATCGTATTCGTCTTTGATTTGAGCGATACGATCGAGCGACCACGGATTTAAGTCTTTAGAACTGGTGGGATTGGCTTTCTGCCAGCGTTTGGCGAGGGCACGGCCAATTTCATCAATCGTACCTTTGTCGGATACAGTACCGAGAGCCAGTACATAGGCGCATTTGCGTTGGCCAAAGGATTCAAAGATGTGGTCATAAATCAGGGGGCGGTAAGCATCAGGAGTATCAATGTCCACGTCACCAATTTCGACACGGTTTTCATTACAGAAGCGAGAGAAGACGAGGTTCCAGCGAACGGGGTCAACGTCGATGATGTCTGTAACAAAAGCCGCACGGGAACCAGCCACAGAACCACGGCTGGGACCAATGGGGATGTTCTTTTCATGTTTGGCCCAGATCATAAGGTCTGACATCGACAGCATGAAGCCCAGCATGTTTACCTTTTTGAAAACAGCCAGCTCTTCCTCGATATCTTTGCGGAAGGCAGCGACTTCATTTTGGGGAATGATGCCCTTTTGGATCTTATCTTCCAACATGGTGTGGGTGCGCTCGATGTAGGCTTTAGCATCGGACTCCACAGAGCCGGTCAAAATAGGGTAGCGGGCTTTGGTATTGAGCTTGAAACTCTTGGTGGAGTCAACCAGACAGTTGGTGTTTTCAATCGCTTGCATCCAGACTTCACGCGGTAAGGAATCCTGCTGCTCAAAGGCCGCAACCAGCTGCTCGTAAGTTTTGAAGGTAAGATCGAACTCATCTTCGCCAGTAAACTCAATACCTTTACCTTCCATGAGGACTTTGCGACACTCGGCTTTATATGTAGTGGAGCTGTGGGTATCGGTGGCCGCGATGAGGGGCTTGTGATACTTTTGAGACAGCTCATAGAGGTACTGGTTGAATTCGATCTGTTCTTTGCAGTTATGGTATTGAATCTCCAGAAAGTCGTAGCGTTGAATCAGCTGCTCATAACGGGCGGGGTCAAAATCTTCAACGTCCGCAGTGTAGCGGCGCAGGGGACTGGCGAGGCAGGCGGAGGTTGCGATGACGTTATCCGACAGGTGATAAAATTCATCGAAGGTGACACGAGGTTTGTAATACTTATGATCTTCCTGATTGGAAAGACTGATAAGGTTATTGATCTCCATAACGCCTTTGGTGTTGCGGGCGATCAGAACCGTGTGGTAGTTATCGCGCAGCTTATGAGGCTTATCTTCTCCGGGAGATTGGTGAGTAAGGCGGTCGGTAAGATAACATTCAACGCCGAAGATGTACTTGAGGCCGGCTTTTTCTGCTGCCTGCTTTTTAGCTGTCCAGTTTAGCAGGGTGCCGTGGTTGGAGGAACCAAGGGCAGTCATGCCGCTTTGAACGGCCAGGTTAATGTAATCCTGATATTTGGTACAGGAATCAAGAACAGAGCCTTCATCATCGTGAAGGTGATAGCAGAGGTAGTTATTTGTCATGAAGCAAGCACCTCTGTGTTTTCTTGATATGCCCAGGGGATTTTGTGCTGAATAATATCGAGATTGTGTGGGAGGTTTTGAAGGATAAGATCGTCCAGCAGTTTAGAGGAGGGAGTATCAACAGTAGCGTAACGAGGGTCTTTATTGCGCCACATGGTAATGCCGAATTTATTTTTCAGAATAAAAATTAGCCGCTCAACCTCTTCGTCTGTAAGAACTCCTGTACATAAACTCCAGTTGGAATTATCACGGTATCCATCATCAAGAAAATATAATGAAACACCAAGTCCTGAAAGTAAGTTGATGATATCAAGCTTTGACATATCACGAATTTCTGCTAGTTCATCCAGAACACGGCTCGACAACCGATAGGAAGCTTGGCATTGATAATCTTTGCCGTTGAGTGTTTTAATTTTGGCAGGTGTATATTTGGGGAGGGTGGAACAGATCGTCGGGAGTTTAGAGAACTTCCAAAACAGATAGTCTTTTTGGTTCTCTGCGTGTGTTTCAGTATAAAGGGGTTGATCTCCTTTGGTGATATGTCCGTCCCCTAGCCGACCCGCCATTACGATTTCACGCTCAGTAGGTTTAAGTTTTGCGTAATGGCGATAGGTATGCATGTTATACCCATAGACATCCGCGCACCATTTCTGGATGACACGCTTGCTGCAATGAGCTTCTGTTGCCATCTCGTCGAAGGTTTTCTGTTGGTTGATATAGCGATCAAAGCACCAATCCTTATCTTTATAGATAGCGGCCATTCGGACATCGTGTTTATCAAACACCTTGCGTTCGTACCCCATAAGGCAAACTTTGTTGTAGATGCCTTTTTCGCCATGATTTACAGCTTTTGCAATATCAGAAATAGAATCTCCGCGCTCATACATAAGCTTCAGCAAAGCTTCTTCATCTTTAGTCCAGTAACGTCCAAAAATTTTTATTCACCTCCTGTAATTTATTTCAAAAGCCCTGCGGGGGCGGGGAACGGGTGGTCATGGGCGGCTCCTTGGTTAAAACAAATCAGCTTCGGTTTTGGGCGGGTCTGCGATGAGGGCCTGGGCGTTATAATCCCGGATGGCGGGGCAAATTTTGCGGTAACTACAAAGGTTATTGCAGAAGAAAGCGCTGTCCTTATCAACCTTGCGGGCAGGCCAGGGAGTGGTTTCATCCTGGGGCAGGGACTCATAGACATCGGCGACCTTGTTGATGTAATCAAGAGCTTCCTGCTTGAGTTCCGGGGTGTAGGGGTAAGGCTCTACAAAAGGTTTGATGATGAACTGCTGGGTGACTGACATGGGAAACCTGGGACCGAGAAGATTTGTCTCTTTGAAATCCAGCATGGCAAATTCAATCTCGGCTTCATCCATACCGGCATCGCGGCAGGCGGATTCGACCGCGGGGGCGATGGTATCGTAAATTTTGGAGCGGTTGACGATGCGGATACACTGGGTTTTGTTGCGCGAACGGGATGTGGCGTACCAGGTGTAACGGATCTCGACATACTTGAGCATGATCCAGGCGAGATTTTTGACTGTATAACCGGCCTGTTCCAATGCCATAGCGTAGATCACGAGCTGGCGACCATGCTCCAATAAATCTGACGGTTTATACCGGGAACTGGTTTTAAGGTCATATACAGATACCGTACCGTCATCATTCAGCTTGGTTAAATCAATATAGCCTTGCAGGGCGCGGGTAGGACTGACGCGGAGGATAACCAACTGCTCGATAATGTACTTGCCGCGAGGCGGGTAGAAGTTCTGGCAGAAGTGGGTCATATCCTTGATCCATTTTTCTTTGATTGAATCATTGCCGCGAAAATCCTTAGGAAAGGTAAGGCCGAGGGTATCACATTCATCCAGGGCACTATGTAAAGCGGGAAGGAGGTCATCACAGGTTGCTTTGCCTTCGATGAGGTCTTCTGTAACTTGATGGGATGCTCCTCCTAGCAGACCATAGACACTTTGAAGTCCGGGTTCGTGCTTAATATAGGAGTACCAGGATTCCAACAGGCAGTCGTTTATGCAATTAAGCTTGGAATACGAATAGACATGAACGCCTTCTTCTTTTAGTTCTTGCAGGCGGGGGTCTTTAGCGCGTTCGATTATAACCACCTCACTTTCGTTTGCAGGCAGGCGACATAGGCATCGCGGCCAAGGTCGGCTGGATTTTGTTTGCTGCCTGCGGGGATAATATCGTGGTCAGGGTCCCAGACATAGCCGACCCTGGTAGTTAGGATTAAATTGTTCTGGACAAGCTTAGCGGCTTCTTCCCGGATGGCGTCTTCTTCTAATCCTTCATCAAGAGCGAGAACAATAGTTTTGGGGCGAAGAGAAAAAATCATGCTGCGCTGGGCCTGGGAGACATGGCAGCCGCAGAGACCGAGCGAGATATGGGCACCGAAGGATGCGCACTGCATGGGAGCTTTTTCCGATTCAAAAAGGACTACGTTCTGGGTTTCGATGATGCGCTGGTAGTTTTGCTGCAGGGCGAACAGGGTTTTGCTGCGCGGGCAGCTGACGATGGGATACCAGCGGTCCTGATGGGGGCAGTTGGGGTCATTGGAACGACCCATAATACCGCAGAGCTGGCCATCAAAATTACGCTCCGGGATGGTGATACGGTTGGAAAGAAAATCATAACCAACCTGAAATTTTTCCTGCGTTAAGTAATCAATGCCATCGCGGAAGAACATCTGGTTGTACTTGCCCAAGTATGGCTGCAGGGTTTCCTCTGGGATGGGAGGCACGGAGTAATCCTCCGGCTGATCAGGGAGGAGCTTGCGGTAGAAACCGCCAAAGGGATAGTGAACTTTGGCCGAGAAATCATTCTGGTCGAGATCCAGAACGGTGGTGACAAAGGTTAAGCTGTCCGGGAAAGTGCAGTTCAGGCGCGACATGATGAGGGTGAAAAGATTGCCTTTGCCGTTGGTGGAAAAGCAATAAAACCGTAAAGAATCAACATCCAGAACAATGCTGGTGGGGTTGGTGCCGTCCGCCCGTGAAAAGCGGAACTGGGCTTTGGCTGAATTAAACGTAATGTTTTCATAGCCGAGGGTTTCGAGGATGGTGTAGATATCATCCGAGTGGCCGATCAGGCGCTGGGAGAGGAGTGCCGCGTTCATGGGCGCACCCCCTTTAACGGCCGATGGCTACATGGTCATTGCGGATGGTACAATAGCCGACCTCTTTCCAGTTGTTCCAGCTGAGGTTTGCTTCATACAAAAATTGCTGACCGTCTTCATCGTTACGGGTTTTATCGAGAAAGGCAACGATGTACTTTTTGGTTTTATCCAGCGTGATGGGGGTGGTGAATTTTTCCCAGGTGCCATCCGGTTTGCGGGTGCGGGTGTATGCGTGACAATCACATTTTTCGCCGGTGTATTCATCCTGCCAGAGTTCCCGGATATAAATCATTTCGGAAAAGACCTCTTTGATTTGCTTGCCGTTGGAAAGAGTGGAGGCATCGAGAAAGCGCTGGTTTTTCATGTAGAGGGCCAGCTGATAGGTACAGACGATGGAGACGTTTTCCCGGCTGGCACACTGGAAAATTTTGCGCGAGGACTGCAAGAGCTGGCGATACATTTCCATATTGCCGCCGTCGTCGTCCGACTTCATGGTGTCCCACAGGAACATCTGGTAGCCGAGTTTGGAATATTTGCGAACCGACTTGATGACGCGGGAGGTATCGTTATCGAACATTTTGATGAAGCGGATGGAAGAGTATTTCTTTTGGCTGATGGCTGCTGCTTTAAGCAGCATTTCTTTTTGTTCATCCGTGAACTTGCCGACCTTGAGATGCTTGCGGGTCATTTTCCAGTAGCCGAGATCATTGGTGAGGATATGGATGGTGAGCAGCTGTTTGTAGGCACGGACCTGCATTTCGTTTGAAATGATGCAGCACTTGACACCGGATTCGGTTAAAGGCAGGATCATATTTTCAAATACGAAAGAGGTTTTGCCGGTGCCGGAGAAGCCGCCCAGCATGTAAAGATCACCAAGGGGGAGGCCGAGAGTGGCCCAGTTGAGGCGGGGGCAGTTTTTACCGTAATTCAGACCGACCGTTTCGCCCTTATCCAGCTCTGTGATATACGATTCATCAAAGGCGACAGATTCGACTTTCATATCGCGGGTGGAGTTCATGCTGATGGTGTTGAGCTGATAATCGAAAAAATCGTAGACTTGGGAGTTGGACATGGAATCAAAGCGTGAGGTATCCTGGAAAGTTTTGAAAAACTGCTCGCAGAGATCGGAGAGAGTGTTGAGCTTGGAGATGCGGTCAAAGTAGGCTTCGACGTTATCAACATCCACAAGGGATTTGAGCTTTTCGACTTCCGGGTAGCCGCCGTAGGCCGAGAAAACTTTGCGGGTATCGGCTTTATCCGAAAGGTAAGTATCGACCGAAATGCTGTCGAAATTGCGGAAGCCGGAATCATACATGCCGCGGCCAAGCTGGTAGTAGAAGAGGGCATCTTTGGTTTTGATGGTTAAATCATTGCCGAAGTTGACCTGATCGTACTCGCCAAACAAAACTGGTTCTTTCCAGAGGCAGAAGACAAAAGAGGCTTCGTCTTGAGCGCGGGAGGTATTGATTTTATCAAGACAGGTTTGGAGTTCGATATTTAGTCACCGCCTTCCAGAAAATCTGTGATATCTTTGGGCTGAGCAGCGGAAGTGAAATCCTGCGGGGGCGGAGCCTGTTGGGGTGCAGCCTGACGGGATTCAAATTCCTGCTGAGATTTGAGGCGGCGGGCAACATCGTTGATATTGTTGGTAAGGATGGCCATAAGGTAGGATGCTTTTTGATAGTCCGAACCGAAAGAGCGGGAAGCCAGAGCGTATTCAATTTTGGACTGGCATTCCTCCATGGTGGCAAGGACAGCGGCATAGCCGTAATGCTTGAATTGCATGAGGCCGCGGGTGATAACCGTTGGGAAAACATCGCCCGGCTCATAGCCCATATAGGAGGCCATGCGGGTAACGACCTGACGGTAATAATCAGATTCCTGCTTTTTTTGCTCATACAGCTCTTTGGTTTGGTAATAAAAACCATCCGGGGCCTTAAAATAGTCCAGCGAATTGCCATAGATGCCGGTAGCGTGACAGATGACGCGGCGGCCTTTACGGACTTTGGGTGCTGCCATATTTGACACCACCTTTACGCTGCGAAGAGGTCAGCGATCTGGCGCAGGGTTGCAGCCGGGATGTTGGGGGAGGAGAACTTGGGTTCACCGGTGGCGGCCAACAGCTCCTTGGCTTTGGCCTTGATTTCATCTGAGGCATTGGAGAAGCCATTGACGATGGTGTTGTAATATTCATCACGGTGAGATTCGTCCTGTTCGGCCTGCTTTTCGGCTTCCTCTTTTTTGCGGGCTACGGCTGCCTGTTTGGCGGCGGCTTTCTGCTCGGCCTTGGCGGCAGCATCGATCTGCTTATCCGTAACCGGAGCAACCGTGTGAGCACCGGCGACACCCTGTTTGAAGGCGGCGAGGAAATCCTGCGGATCAAGGGTGATCGTTTCGGGCAGGTCATTGAAACGGGAACCGGCATCAATGGTAGAGGTGCCGCGCAGATGGATGACGCGCTTTTCGTTTTCGATTTTGCCGGATGCGATATCGCGCTCGATGGTGCCAACCATGACCATCTGAGCGTTATCAGCAATGGCACTGTATGTACGGTCCTGCATGAGGTTTGTGAGCTGCTCATACTTTTCGCCGGTGAGGGGGTCTGTGCGCTCCTTAAACTTGGTATGGGACAAAATGAAGACGGCGATGCCGGCGTTGCGGATGCGGGAGAGCTGATCGTTGATGATTTTAATCAGGCGGTCAGAGCCGCGATTGTAGCCGCCGAAAGCATCATTGATGGATTTACAGGACTTGCCGGTTTCACGACGGGATTCCCGCATGACTTCATCGGTGGCGATATCAAAGAGGGTATCAAAAGTATCAAAGCAGACACCCTTGATGCCGTAATCAGCATTGTTTTCGATCAGATCATCGACGATCTGGACAAGGCCGCGGTGGCCGGTTTCTTCATCGTAATCATCGTCCCAGGTGAGGGCTTCTTCGACCTGGAGGTTATCGAGGTGGTGGAAGCCGGACTCGGTGCCGCAGGAGATGAGCAGACCCTTGGAGGCATTGCCCCAGGCGGCGACAACGAGATTGCGCCACCAGGTTGTTTTGCCGAATTTGCGCGGGGACAGCAGCATGTAATAGGGGTAGCTGGCAAGATCGCAGCTGATCTGATTCATTTTGAATGCCATAGGTTCACGCTCCTTTTGTGTTGGTGGTTAATTAAAACAGCTCGTCTTCATCCCGCGAGGTGGGGGCGGTGAAGGGCGGAGTTTCCGGTTCTTTTTTGGCGGACTTTTCCATATCGGCAACCGATTCATCCTTCGTGGGGGTGTAGATCAGGTCAACAAACTCGGAATTCTTGAGGCCGAGGTCGATCGGGCCATCCTTGAAATCATTGCGGGGCATGGGACGCATGAGGCGGAGTTCCTGAACACGGTTGCCGTAGATGGAGCCGCGGGGACGGAAATCATCGAGGGTGGCATTGCCGGCTTTGATGGAACGCAGCTGGAAGGGGGTCAGGCAGGATTCATCGAACGGCTTTTCTTCAGCACCGTTGACAACACGGCCTTCCCACATCATGCAGAACATCGTTTTGGCTTTGGTATCCAGCTCGCCCATGCGGTACTCATAGGTGGACTTTTCACCGGGGTCATCCATGTTGTAGACAGCAGTATTGAAGATCATCTGCAACGGCAGATATTTATCGCCTTCGTCCTTGTTGATGTAGGATTCAACATAGCCGTTGACGTAGATTTTGCCGGTTTCCTTGAGGTCGGCTTTGTCGATACAATCCTTGTTGAAGATGAAGGGAACCATGATGGCCAGCTTGGGCTTTTCGACCGGTTCGCCGTCTTTATCGAGCAGGGGTTTCCAAACGGAATCAATGTTGAAGTTGCGACGCAGGATGCCTTTGGAATCGTAACGGAGGACCATGCGGCCATTGACGGTGATGCGACCGGTGTAGTTCTTGAGAGCTTCGGCCAGGTATTCGGCCAGATCATAGCCGGTGATGAAGGTTTTGGTTTCATCCGAGCCGATGTTGGTGCGATAGGTGCGGTGGGGAGCAACTTTGGAAATAACATCGGGGTCAAGGCGGTCAGACCAGCGGATATCAATGGGGTTATTATCCCGGTCATAAGTTTTGATGACATCGCCGGAGCGAGAAGTATCCAGCAGGGAGACGAACTGAAGGCTGCTGCCGACCTTGACACCAAAGCTGAGCTGGAGGCGGGTATCAGACATGCCGCCGTAAGTAGCCGGGGTGGAGGTAAGCAGATCATTTTTGGTGGAAGGAGTAAAATCACCAACAAAGTTGAAGGTGATGGTGTTGTTTTTTTTAGGCATAGAGGACTCCTTAATGTGGCATATTTACGAAAACTTGTAATTAGAAAAGAAAAAATAAAAAGGCGGGGTTAATCAGCCGTCAAAATCAAGGTCGGAATCGTCATCATCGTCGTCTTCATCGGTATCGTCATCCTCGAAGTCATAGGATTCATCGTCCTGGGAGGCGGCACAATCACCGGAGCAGTTAGAGCAATCGCCGGAACATGTTTCATCGCAGGGGAAGAAGGCATCATCGACGGTGAGATGGGGGTTGATGGTACAGACGGATTCAATGGCGTTGGCAACAGTATCGGCACAGGAATCGCAGACGGTGAGGTCAAAGATATCGCCGTCATTTTCGGAACCATAGCCGAAGCGGTAGTTCATGCGCATACCGTAACTTTTGAAATCAGGAAAAATCTTTTTGCAGACATTGCAGATAAACATGTAAGAACACCCCCGTTAAGATAAGTGAAAAAATGATTGCGGTGATTTGACGAAAAAACGGGGGCGGGGAGCGCGGTAGGATGAACGTGGAGAACACCTCCTGACGAATCATTTCAAGGCAAAAAGGGCGGTATGCAGGGCAAAGAGTTCTTCCGCTGTGGAGGCCACAACGCGAACCGATGCGGAATAATCCAGGCTCATAAGGGAGAGCAGGCTTTTGGCATTGGCTTGGTTGCCGTTGCGGTCGATGACAATGACCTGGCCGCATTCTTTGGCGACCTGGTTAAGACGCTGGCACTCGGCAAAGCTACGGATGCGGGCGGTAAATTCGTGTGCTGTGCCCATCACGCAGCATCCTGTTTGGTATTTTTGTGGGCGATGAAGCCGGGGATGGATTCACCCATAGCCTTGCAGGCGGCTACACACTTGCCGATCCATTCATTGAAGGGATCGTGATCAAAGGGCTTGGCGAAACCTTTGGAAGCGGATTTATCGTCAAAGCTGGAGGTGTAAACCATGCAGCATACGGTATTACCGGAACGCTGGAAGATCATATCGCCGCCATGTTCCGTGACGCGGGATGACAGTTCAACAACCTTTTTGCGGGCTGCTGCGATTTCATCATCAGTCCAGGTGATGGAGGCGGGATCATTGATGGCCTTGGTGATAGCGGCATAGGACTTAAAAGCCAGCTCGACAGCTTTGTGAGCGATGCGATGTGCTTCGGCCTTATCGTCCAATGAGACTTCGATCTCGATGGTGACGGTATCCGACTCTTCGTCATCGTCTTCCGGGGCGGGCTTGGTGGCTTCAACCAGTTTGATTTCATCTTCCCACAAGATAAAACCAGAACGCTCGCCGGTTTTGCCCTGGTAAGAATAGGAATAAATAGTTTTGCCGTCGGAACGGGTGCGAGGTTTGGATTCGGATTCAATGATGGTATAGGTATCGCCGGACTTGACGCCACGGATATCTTTATCCAGACCAAAAGTCTTGTACATATCGTTAAAAATTTCGTTGTCCTTGGCAATATCGGGGATGGGGGCAACATAAGGTTTGATGACGGTGACACGATCGCCAGGATGGAACTTAGGTTTCATAATTATTCTCCTTTGAAAATAGTGAAATTATTAAGATCAACAGCGCCGGAGCCAAATGGTGGTTCCGAAAACACTTTTGAACCGATAGGAGGGGTAAGGCGGTTCTGCCCGGACAAGGGAGCTATCTGCATACCACCGATTCGACCACAAACCGTACAGTAACGGAGCGGATAATAAAGCAATGTTGTTTTGCCGGTAATTTGATTGGTATAGCAATGAACATACCAGGCTTCTGTGTAAATGTGCTTGTGCCGAGAGCGGGGACGACCGGTGGATTTACCGGGTTTGCGGTGAGGCGTGGGTTCATCAAAATCAGATTCCATGACGGTGGTGAGGGTGATGGAGTGTGGGTTAGGTTTGGAAGTGTTCATGATCTAGTCCTCCTTATCATGAAGATGGGCGCGGACACCGATGGCAGCATCAACAAGGAAGCCGGCAGCAAAAGCAAGCAGGACAAGAAACAATAAGGTACCGGAATTAAGAATGACCATAAGAACACCTCCAAATATGGAACAGGATTTAGTTGGTGGTATCGACAATAATGGGAGCATCGGAACCGGCCTGGACAGTGGGAAGCTGACCGTTCCATTTTTCATACATCTGCTGCTGGATCAGTTCCGGGGTGAGGGACTGGGAGATCAGACGGTTGGCATCGGCCTGAGCCTGGGCTTCGATCAGTTTGGCTTCGGCGTTGATCTGAGCGGTTTCTTTTTCCTGGTTGGCTTTCGTGATAGCAACTTCTTTTTCTTTTTCGGCATTGACGTTGGCGGTCTGCTGCTCGATCTTTGCCAGCTCCAGATCCTGCTGAGCGTTGACCTTTTTCTGGACAGCAGCACGGGTTTCGTCATCGGGGTCGATATTGATCAGAGAAACGGATTCAATGATGATACCGTAAGGCTCGAACTTATCCTTGAGGTAGGCGGTGAGTTCCGAGTTGAGGGAAGCACGCTGGTCGCCAAGCAGATCAATGACGGAATACTTGGCCGTGACCTCTTTGGTCCAGGACATGATGTTGGGCTTGATAAAAACCTCTTTGACGTCTTTACCGGACTGACCCTTGAAACGGGTGAAGGTATCCGCGACATGATCGGGATCAAAACGGTAGGTAAAAGTTAAATCGACCGTGAGACCTTTGCCATCATTGGACGGGACTTCAAAGGATTCATCGCCTTTGGAATCACCGTCCGAACCGGAGGTGAGGTAAGACTGTTCGATACCGATGGTGTAGGTAGTGACTTTTTGTGTGGGTTTGACAAGATGGAAGCCCTGAGTAAGGGTGGTTTCCGCCACGCCGCCGTTCATGTTGTAAATGACGCCGACATAGCCAGCAGGAATACGGACAGTACAAAACAGAGCAATAACGATACAGAAGATGATAACAAGAGCAGAGATAACTGCGCCAACGGTTTTGTTCATTGAAAAACTCCTTATTTTTTGTTTGTGAACTGACGGAAGAAATTGAGAATTTTGGAACCAAATTCATCATAGTGCGGGGAAAGCCAAGCCCAAAAAAGGATGGCTGCGAGGATTATGAGAAGGACAAATGCGACTGGAATGGAAACACCCCCTTTGAAAAAAGAGTAAAAAATAGAAAGCCCCGCAGAAAATGAACTGCGATGCTTTATGGCTTTTTTGCTGAATAAGAATTCAGTGAATGAGGATTCAGGGAATTTTAATTTTGTGGTAGTGGCCGGAAAACGTTTCGGCATCGGGGATTAAAACTTCATGCTGGTAATCTGTAGGATAATTGGCTTTGAGCCAGGTGCGTTTTTCTTCGATCTGCGACCAGATGGAAGTGCAATCATACAAAGAATACTGCTCTGCAAAGCGGAGGAAATGTGGGATAATACCGCCGAAAATAACTTCATCATAAAGTTTGGAATCAGGGGAAGAGAGGTAAGTATCTAATAAAGGACAAGATGAAATGGGGTGCTGATAAGAGATGTAAAGGAAATCGTCCTTAAACATGTGATTGGTGTGATAACAGGGCTGATACCAAAGACCTTTGATGGAATCAGTGCGGAGATAACCCTTTGCACCATAGTAAGTGCCGGAAAGAAAACAGTTGGGAAGATCCCAATAGGTTAGTTTGGTAGGATATTTGCCCTGAGAGAAAAGGGTTTTAGATTCAGGGTCTAGCCAGTGGTCTAGCCAATGCTTAAGGCCGATGCGGCGAGTGGTATAAAGGTTGGCAGGGGTGGGACGGGATTTCATTTTGCAGTTCTCCTTCGATTTATATATCTTCTCCGTTGAAATTCATCATTAAGCTGAAAAAATTCTGGCGGGATAGAATTTGCACAGTCATAACGTTCAAGACAAAACAAACAGTCCACTTGTTCAGATTCAGGAATGTCACGACAAAGAGGAGAGGATAATAGTTCTTTCATACGAGAATAAATAAATTCATCAGAGAAAGATTGAATTTCCTGTTTTGTATATAACAAGATAAATTCCCCCTGAATAGAATCAAAAATAAAATCCCGGCAAACGACAAGTTCGAGCCGGCATAGCGAGAACTTGTAGGTTGACATTATCGTGACAAATGTAATCTTCCGGGTATGACCGGGAAGCGGTATGCGGGGCAGGCCGTGAAGGCGGTGCCTGTAGGTACCAGAGACTTTGCCGGGAATATGAAACGCCATGAGGGCGAGACACCAAATAAAAATCATCCCACTGCTGATGATTGATTTGTTGGAATCAATGAACCCAACCGACTTGGATAAGCGCTCGGATATGACCGGAGTGCGGTGCGAAATGAGCACGGTTGACCAGCGGGATGATGAGTGGCAGGTTTGGTTCTTGATCGGTGCTGCCGTACCGAACGGTGGTTTTTATGTTATCACCGATAAACCATCAAAAAACGGTTACAATCCCTTACGGCAAGTCCGTAAGGCTGGTACCCCCACCCTGACTTGAACAGGGATTACGCACTAATCTGGTGCTAGACGGTTTATAAGACCGTTTCTCTACCATTGAGATATGGGGGCATGTGGGGCTTCCCAGAGGGACTAGTACACCACTGAGCATTTTCATTTCTGGCTGAGGGACACCCCTTCCTCTCAGATCGTCCGGGAGCGACCCGGCCACTGGCGGAGCAAGTGGGATTCGAACCTACGCGGCGGGATAAACCACCCTACGTCCTTAGCAGGGACGCCTCTTAAACCAGCTTGAGTATTGCTCCATGTGAAAGGGCATCCCACCCTTGAGGTACCAGTGACGTGCTTGGCCGTCTCACCATATGTCGATAGGTACTTACCGCTGCTTACCACTCGCCGCAGCCCGGAGGACTTTCCCGTCTTGCCACCAGTTGGAAAGGTGTTTGGAAGCCAACTGGAAGTTCCGCCGATCGGTTTCATGCCGGGTGCTGCGTGTTAAGACTGCCGTAAAGACGGCTTTGAACCCGGCAAGGTGGACTGTTACCTGCCCGAAGGTGCAAACGGAATAGTTTTGAGGCAGTGTGCCGCTGCTCTGCCATTGCTTTAGCATCTGGGGGTTAGACCAGAATAAAGCGTCCAGCGAGTTTATTTCACCCACTGATTTGACGGAGAGATTGCCCTCCGCGTACCCCAGACTTGACCGGCGCTGGGAGCCATGACGCCCCGGAGTGAACCGGAACGGTGGAGCCAGGTGGGGGACTTGAACCCACAACCTGCCGCTTACAAAACGGCTGCTCTGCCATTGAGCTAACCTGGCATAATAACAGAATAAATTCATGATGGAGACGACACCCCGCGATATGGTACATATACTTGTACTGGTGACGGGTACATAGCTTCAAATTCGAACACCTGGATATACGCCGTTACAGGAAAATTGTAACAACGCCATTTACGACGAGTGGCCTGCATTTGATAACAACGAGGGCGTAAGCTTTTCGCGGTTCATTTGGAAATACGAGCAGAGCATTTTCAGCCGCAGACAGCTCGACAAACTGTTTGAACTGAATGGAAGCAAGAACCCCGAAAAAGCCGCTGACCACTGGATATGACCGAGGTGTGGAGCCGTTTGCTACCCGGTGCGGCCAATCCACGGCCGCGCCGGTGTGACGGGACTTTACGGTGTGAAAATCAAAATGAAGTTATTCTGTTGTGGAGGGGTGTACCGGAGTTTAACCGGCGCTGCCTGCTTGGAAGGCAGGAGTACGAACCGTTATACGAACACCCCAGATTAGCGCCCGGTTGGGATTGAACCAACAATCTCCCGATTACAAGTCGGGCGCTTGACCGCTTTAAGCTGCGGACGCTGAGATTCCTGCCGGGATTGGACCGGTAAAGCAGCCGACCTGCCGGGAATCATACCAGGGCGGATTGTTTTAACGTGCTACCGCCTTCGCACGTTGCCCATGTACCAGCCTTGAGGACAGCGAGGTGCCGACACAGCCATGCACATGACCTTGCGCCAAGGATTTAATAGAGCCTTGAGCCTTGGGGGTTGAAGAATAAACTTTGATGAAAAATAAGGTTTGAAATTTGAGCGTTGAGGTTTAAGCGTTAAGCATTAAACTTTCCGGGCAAATACATTCATCCTGGCGGGCTGGGCATACAAAAACGCAGCCGCGAGGAATGAACCAATATTTTTTATCATAATTATTGATAGCGTGGAACAGGTGTTTATAGTTTTAACTTTGTCATTATTCCACAGCGGACAAAGCGGCTTGTGGTTTGACGCTTTCGGTATACAGGCAAATGGTATCAAAACAGCTTAGTAGCTAAATGTGATCTGGGTAATGGCGTTGGAAACAGAGAGGGCGGAATCAATTTCGTTGTTGAAGGAATTGATCTGGGACTGCAGGTCTTCAATGATTTGAGCACAGCCTTTGGTGAGGCCATCGACCAGCTCCATGGAGTTCTGTTCAAGATAGGTGTTGCGGACCTTGGCGACAGTTTCAGGATCGGCATCCTTGGTTTTGGAATCGCCGCCGCAGATCGATTTGACCATATCATCGGCCTTGGCTTCCACACGGAGATTGGCGGAAGTGATCTGAGAGGTTTCGTTTGAATACTGAGCCTGAATATGGCTACGCAGGTAGTCGATATATTCCATGCCGTGCTGTTTGAGAGAGATGGCTTCGGCCACGGTATAAGTTTTATTGTTGACTGAAATTTCTGTGACCGCATTGGACTTGGAGACAGCGGCCTTGATGGCGTTGCGGCGATTGATGAGATCCATAGCGGAATCATAACTGGCCTGAGCGGATGTTTTGAATTCATCCACTGTGATTGCACCGAGCTTGGTAGCTTTGGCTTTGGCGGCGACACAGAACTTGGCGGAATCGATCTTTTTGATGATGCGGGAATCAATCGTTTTGAGTTCCACCAGAGCGCGGTGAATGGACATGGATTCGGTAGTCATGGGAAAAACCTCCTGAAAATAGTGTTTGCGAAAACTTGTAATATAGCGCCCGTAAAAATGTGGGACGACGATGCCCCACGATGAGGAAAAATTATTTTAAGTTGAGCTGCTTGTAAGACAGCCACTTTTTGTAAGAGTAAACGAAATCATTGCTATAAACGCCCCAGAGTTTTTCTGACAGCTGTTGTGTTTTGAAGAGCCGCAGGAACCGGCCGGATTTATAACAAGAGCTGACGAGAACTTTTTTGTTTTTGAAGGGATTGTTCACCGGAAGCTGTTCTTGGCGCTGAGAATAGACACGGTTGATGTTATTGACGATATAAAAACCGCTGGCGTCCGGGTCCGGCGTTTCGGCCTTGTTGGCGCCTTTTACACCGCGGATCACATAATCATCGCGGCCAAAAAACGATACTTCACGCATACCGGTACGATTGGGCACCAGGATACTTTGCGCAAGCATGGCTTTTTCAAGGTTGATACAGCAGAAAGAGGAAGAAATCACAATATCCTGCGGGAGGTGATTTTGTTCGGTGGCGTAAATTACCATACGGGTAAGATCGACATCCGCTTTTTTGATAAGAGCAATGTTTTTGACCTCCACACCACACCAGGCAAGGGTATAGATTGCACGGGGCATACAGTCCAGATCGCTGTTATTAAAGATAGCTTCCAGCAGAGATTCGAATTCTTCATCAGAAAAGAGCATCTGCTGAGAATAGGAATCAAGGGACTGCTGCAGAGTGGGTTTGCTGGGATTGGAAACGGTAGTGAGGGATGGCTTGGACGAAATTTGAGAATCGTCCTCATTATCAGCCAGTGACATCTGAAGAAACTGACGGAACGGATGACCTGTTGACTGATCCAGCGTGATAACGTTTTGAAGAACCAGGTAATCCAGGTAACAGGAGAGAAGGACCAGCTTGTTGCGGTTGATAACTGCACTTGCCGAGTTGCCGATGATTGCCTGCTTATAAAACGATGCGTACTGCTGATAGGAAAAGGATTCAAACCGGGTGCCGTACTGATGCTCATACGTTTCGAGCGTGTAGGAAAGCCGGGGAATGATTTTTTGGATATACTGCGGAACGGTTTTGCCGTGATTGACCGTAATATAAGCATTGGTAATATCAGAGATAAGTTGCTGATAACGATCAATACGAACAGAATCATTGTTATACCGATCGATAATAGTTTTGCCCATACAGATCCTGCCTTTCTAGTTATTTATAGTATAACGTATGTAGACAGGAAATGCAAAGAAAAACTATGCAACCGGTGTTGGGCGGGGTTCCGGGATGACCCAGCGGGTAAGGAATGGGTTCTGGATAAGAAAGGCTTTTTTGGCCTGCTGCCAGTTTTCATCTGAGAAGCGGGCAATCGGTTCGCCAAGCTGAGAGTTCAGAAGAGTATCCCGCGCTTCGACCACGAGGGTAGAATCCCGCGTTAGGCCGCGGATAGAACCGGCTGGGTAATCAACATGCGTTGGACTGGCACTTGCAAAGCGCTTGGTGGTGAAGGGGATGACATCACACTGGCCGCTGAATTTGTTATAAACATCATTGCTGACGACCAGATAGGGATGAATACCAACGTACTTGTGCGTACCGAGCAGGGCATGGTCTTGCGGAGCACAGCCCAGCCGGATTTCGCCAAACTTGGGAACCGAGGTACTGGGTTTGAACATAGCGGGGAAACCTCCTTTACTTATTTATTGCTTACCTTGTGATATTATCATACCACGTTACTTACAAGAAGTCAACAGTAAAATTCAAGATTTTTGAAAAATATTTACGGAATAATTTACACCATCCAAAAGGAAATCATAGGTGGTGTAGGAGTAGGTACAGCGGCCAAAAGGGATCTCGTTGCCGGGGGTGCTGGGGGTGACGGCGGCCTGAATGTTGAGAGCCTGCAGGACGATGGTGCTGGTTTTGCTTTGGAAGCGAAGCAGCGGGACGCCGGTGGAGGCAGACATGAAGCGGATTTGATCTGGCTTGAAGGTGGAAAGGGAGGACATAGCCGGGGTATAGAGGTGGACATTGATGTAGGCTGCGTTTTGGCAGGCGGTGGCAAGCTGGGCAAGGGTGATAGTTTGTGTGTTCATGGCTCCTCCTTATTCATTGACGTCCGAAAAGATGGACTGGAAAATGGTGGGAATTTAATCCCAATAGTTGTAATTGACAACCATTTGTTGTATAATGCGAGTATAGCACAAAGGAATTCAAGATACTAGAACGGAAACCTGTACTAACATTGAAAAGGGGACACGAAAATATGGAGATTGGGCAAATTATACGAGAGTGGCGCAAGGCAAACGGGATAAGCCAGCGGGAACTGGCAGAGCGGCTGCGATGCGGAACCCACACCGTGATGGGGTGGGAGAACGGAATCAACTACCCAGGGTTTTGGGCGCTGGGCGTATTGGCGGACGAGATGCACTGCACGGTAGACTACCTGATGGGGAGGGAAAATCATTCTGTAGCGGCCTGTAAAGAATCCACGATGGAATCAATGGCATCGGAGGCTTCGGAACAGAGATCAACAGCGGACTGAAGTTCATCCATGGCGTCCTGCATAGCGGTGCCGCGGTCGGAATCCTGCATAGACTCCGGCATATTATCGAAGGCTTCTTCCTCAAGATCGTGCAGGTCCTGAACTTGGGAGGAGAGATCATTCTGAATGGTGGAGGAGAGATCCTTGAAAGCCTTAATAAGGCCGCGAATTCTGGAGCGACGTTCTCTATTCATAACAAATTACCTACCTTATTATATAGTGATTAGAATGAGTGGGTTTTGGATTCGGTTACGGTATGGATGATGGCGGGACTGCAGGACCAGGCAAAGTGGGGCTGGCGGCCGGTAGAAGTGATAACGGCGGTGACAAGATCCATGGCAGCAAGGACGGCTTTTTGACGGATGATGTTGCGGTCGTGATCCCGAAAAAGATAGCGGCGAACGAAAACATTTTGGATCTCCGAATTGGCTACGGCGATATAGACAGTGCCGACAGGCTGAGATTCTGCATGAGGACCTGCAATGCCGGTGATACCAACGCCAAGCTCTGCGCCGGATTTTTGAGCTGCGCCGATTGCCATTTGGGCGGCGACAGGACCGGAATAAACAGTGTAATTCTTGATGGTGTCCGGTTTGACAGAGACAAGGTTCGTTTTGGCAGCGGCAGAGTAAGTGACAAAACCGTACTCCATAACGCTGGATGCGCCGGGGATGCTGGCAAGAGAGGAAGAGAAGAGGCCGGCGGTGCAGCTTTCGGCAGCAGAGATGTGAAGAGATTTGGATTTGAGCAGCTCAACAAGCTGTTGGGAGGACTGAGGGATAGAATTCATAAGCAACGCTCCTTTGAATGGGAGGATGTACGCCAGGGTTTTGCGACCCTGGTTTTTATTTTTTTAATAGGACAGAACGAAGAACAGCCAGGTAAAAAAGATTTGACCGGTATGAAGGAGCTGGTCGGTGGTAAGAGAGATAGAACCTTCGTTTGCTTTTTGGTGGTCAATAATAGCATGAAAACCGGTATTAGTAAGAATGGAGGAACAGAAATAGGCAATTGCATGGGGGTTATAAGGAACGAACAGAGAGTAAACCAGAAGCGGGATCGTAATGCAGGTTGACCACATGAAGGAATGCTCGATGAGGGCGGTGATGTAATCAACAGGATAGTGTTCCTGAACGAACACCTTGGAGTACTTGAGGTCCCACCACAGACGCTGCTTGAAATCGGCGAGGATGCCCTGGAGATTGTAATCGGCAATAAGGTGGGAGAAAAACATAAGGAGGAGGAGAAGAAATTTGATGGGCATAAGGATTCACCTGCCTTACCAGCCGCGGCGCTTTTTGCCAATTTGTTCCGCCTTATAGCGCAGAGCACGCTCATGGACGCCGCTGATACGGTCGAGATAGTTGGGGTTGACTTCTACCTTTTCATCCTCGAAAACGTGCTGCCACCAGATACGATGGCCGTCAGCATAATCAACGTGATGCTCCTGCATGAGGGTATAGAAAGTTTCGTTACGGTTATTGAAACACTTGCCACGCCACTTTTCATAGATGGCTTTCTCTTCCGGGGTGGGTTCCGAGATGGAGCGCTGATAGGCACCGAGGGCGTCATAACCTTTAATATCATTGGATGTGTAACCAGCTGCAGCGGCAGAACCGAACAAACCAGCGATACCGAGAATTAAAGCAAAACCACCTAACATAATTGTTACCTCCTTGGATTTTGAAAATTGAAATTTATTTGGAACGAAGACGGCAGCGCATGACTTGGATGGACTGGACGCTGCGCTGAAGACGGGCGGAAAGCTGACGGTCGGGGATGGAGTGGACGAGGATAAGATTCATTTCCTCGGTCGTCCATTCACGCTTGGGGTAACCGGCTGTTTGCCGGTAGTTATTGCGGCGATAATAATTGCGGGCAAGAGGATCAAGACGGGAAGACATGAGGGGAGTGGGTCAGCTCCTTGTTGGATTTGGGTATTTGCAAAATTAGGTGATTTTCTATTTGAAAATAGGTGGTCTACTAATTTATGCAAATACAATTCCTTCGTTTTTGACAACAAATTTACATTTATAATATGGATATGCGTTGCCATTCGTATTGTAATATCCATCTGCTTTGCCATTATGTGAGCCGCTAACTCCTTGCATCACATGAACTTGCCCGTCAACAAGAAATACACTTCCTGGATAGTTACGGTTCAAGTTTCTATATGCAGGATGATGCTCTTTCACCTTGAGCTTGCAAACATCACCTGGATGGCTTTGACGAAACTCTTCCAAACTGTCGGTAGTCTGTTTAATAGCCTTGTGGCGATTCGTTGCCACTGTTTTGCCATTGAGTGTGTACACGCGGCTCATGTTCGCTTTGTGTAGCACTCTTCTATCATGGCGGCGGAACTGCTTTAATTCGTATGGCACATGGCTGTTTATATTGCTATCACAAACATCGTTGGGTAAAACAGAACAGGCAATGCAATAAGCATCAAGCCAATGGTCTTTACTCACACCGTGCGCTGTACGATAGTCGTAGGTACTTTTACCATTGGTCACAAAGAAATGCTTCGGAAAAAGAGAATTCATCTCTTTCGTCAATGCCGAAATGATTTGATTCAATACGCTCAAAGCACTGTACTTTTTGACGAGTCCGACTTTTTCTTTGGCGAGTTTCTTTTGCCAGGTAGCATCCTTATGAACGAGATTGTGATGCTCCGTGCATAGACCAACAATATTGGCGATAGTGTTGCTACCGTTTTCGGATTTTGGTACTACATGATGGTAATGTTCAATGGGCTTCTCACAAAATAGGCAATGGTGTTCCTGCATTTCAGAAACAGCATTTTCAAGGCTCCCTTTTTGGTAGAGTGGGCCTTGCTGATACTGCCATTTCTGAATGTTAGGGTTGTCAAGCTGCATGAACGCAAATTTGTTGACTTCAAGCACAACATCACTGATAGGAAGAAACTTCTGAATTTTCTTCACCAAGTTGATGTGTGTCTGTAGCAACTGATTTGCAGTAGGCGTAAGCCATCCTTCCGGTCTTGCACGATTGGTGAACTTTGCCTCTTTGTTTTTGATACCAATGCAAAGTACATCTTTCTCACAACCCGGAAGATGGCGCTTGATAACGCCAATTTCTTTTGCACGTTTACTAACACTACCATTTTGAGCAGTGGTTTGCTTTACGCACTTCTTAGAAATAGTGCCGTTGGTTTTTGCTCTCCGCTGACGGCGGCAGCGTCTGCCGTTGGTGCGTCTTGCGCAGCGTGATTCCTTACGCTTTTTCATCAGCTTAGGGACTTCCTTATTGCGGGTCTCAAGATGCGCAGTAAAGACCGCCGCCCCGTCTGCTTTGACAACGGCAACGCCGATGTTGGTCCTACCAGGGTCGATACCCAAGTATAGGGGTTGAACTACATCATCAGTTTCATAAAGCAACTGGATAGTAAACGGTTTTGATTTTACGACTCGTGCTTTTCCATTCTTAAGGAGATGGCGCACATGCATACAGCGAGTCGTTGGCATCAAAGGTTTACCATCTTTGTTTAACACATATACAGTAGGCATATACGCTACCCTCCTTTTACTGTAAGTCTCTCCTGCTGAAACAGGAGGTTGTGTTTCCCTTGGCTGGGTGTTTGCTGTGAGCGGTATTGTACGAGACAATGCCACTTGTGCGGAGCTATCAACTGGGAAAATCGATAGGCGCAACAAACATCCAAATGCCTGTGGTATTTGTAAAAACAGATGGTTTTATTCAAACCACCTATTTTTGCAAATACCCTTGGATTTATTGGGTGAAATCATAGGCGGACTGGGCAAGGGGCAGGCAGTGAGCACGCAAAATCTGCCAGAGTTTGCAATCCGGTTTTGTGCGGGAGAGGAGTTGCAGGGCACGGTCCCTGGACATATCGCGGTGGGCAAGAGTGCAGGCTTGAGCCAGAAAGTTGCGATGGGATTCATTGTTGGTGAAAAGAAGCTCGGTACCGGGGTGAGTTTCCGTTAAGTAAAAGTAGGGGCCGGTAACTTGCAGGCGGATGCCAGCGGACGGAGAACAGTAGAGATCGAGGGGAGAATCATCCTTTGCCGAGGTGTAGCCTTCGCCAAAATAAGAGAGCCAGCGGTGGACGTTGGGACCCCAAGGGCAGACGGTGGGCGGCGGCATGAAATCATTGCCTTCCCAAACTTTTGGGGTAAAAGTTTCATCATAGGGGTAAGGACAATCCTGTTCCGGGGTGAGAGGCGGGGTGTAGATTAGAGGCGGATAGGCGGGCGTGGTGGTGCAGATGGCTTCCGGCGGAACGGCTGCACCTTGGGGCAGAGGAGTGAAATCACAGGCTTCGGTTGGGTAGGAATAGCCGGACGAAGAATGAATGTTTTTGGTTTTGACCTGGCGATAGACGGTGCGGAGCTTACCATCCTGATAGAGGTTGCCGAAGATAAAATCGTTCTGGCTGACAAAGTAAAGAGTGCTGCGATCGCCATTGAAACAGAAAACAGCGGCGGCAGTTTGATCGGCCAGGTTGGGACGGGGGATATCCGGGGCGGCGTGATCAAAATAATCCTGGAAGCTTGTCCAGTTTTTGAAGTAGAACGGGTAGTTGGGATTGGGAGCAAAATCAGAACAGATGCCCTGATAGGAACCGTAGTGAGGATGAGCGCAATCCGAAACAAGATTGACAGTGGTGTTATTGGCACGTTTACATTTGATGCCATGATAAGCGCAGTGACGGCAGTGAAGCTCTTCACCGTAAAGTGGATTTGTGGCGGACATGGGACAACCCCCTTTAGACGGCGTAGTGGATATCGCGGGAGCGGACGCGGCGGAAAGTGAGAGCGGCGGGAGTGGTGGATTTGATCTGGGTGATGGCATCATAGCAAGCTTTTTCATCCGGATCAGAGAGTTCATCATCGGAGATGTTGCGGTATCTGAATGTGAGGTCCTTGCCTTCAACAAAGGGAGTGCCGGAGGTTTTATCGAACTGAACGGAATCATTGTTGTAGGTGACTTCGAAGATGAAATTGTCATTTTTGTTATAGAAGCGAACGTATTCTTCCGAGGAGGGGGCGAAGAGATCACAGCTGACATTGCTGGCAGTATAGACAACACCGTTTGCGAATTTCATGGTGATGTTATAGCGCTCAGCGTTGAGGTTGATGATGTTCAGATCCTTGATGGCTTCCGTGAAAGGCAGACCGGTGTTGAGTTCAAAGGCGATGGAACGCAGGCAGTCATAATTGAGGTCAACGCGACCGGCAAAACCGATGACGGCATCGATCTGGTCATAATATTCCGGCTTGAGCTTATCCTGCATATAGGTGCGGATTTCATCGGCGGTGGGGTAATCGAAGCGGAAATGGTAGTGGAAGCGGCCGGGACGGTTGACAAGGAAATCATTGAGACCTTTGAGATCATTGCAGGTGACAACGAAGAGGCGCTTGCCGTTGGATGTGCCATCGAACAGGGAGAGCATGGTGGACTGAGGATCGGTTTTATCATCATCGGAGGGGTGAGCGAAGGTTTTATCGAATTCATCAAAGAGGATCATGACTTCCTGGTCGATGGATTCGAGGTAGGAGGCGATGCCGGGGATGGCTTCATCGACAATGAGGACGGGCAAGCCGGCAGAGATGGCGCGGGTGGAGAGCAAGCGAGCGAACATGGACTTGCCGATACCTTTTGCGCCGCTGAGGATGACGCCAAGAGAACGCGTGAAAGCGTTGTAGGACGCAATGACTTTTTCGACCTTGGATTCATGCGGGCCATAGACAGTTTCGTTGACCTGCATATTGGGGCGGGATTCCAGATAGAAGCCGCTGAGCTTGGAGAAGCGGACGCAGTAGGTGGCGGCGGGCAGGGAATCAAAGGTGCGAAGGGAATCATCGTAGATCTGGTACTTGATGCCGGTGTTGACGATTTTCATAAATATGTAACTCCTTTTAATTTTTGTTATAGAACAATGTTAAAAGTAAAACAAGGTGGTGGAAAATATTACAAAAACGGGAAGTGGTACGGTTATCAGTCCGGGGCTTTGAGATTGCGGGGGTCATAGGGGGTGTAAGTGATTTCGATTTTGCCAGGGCAGGTACAGGTTTTGCCATTGACAAAATACTGACGCCAGTAGTCATCGTCACATTCGCCTTTGGAGGTAATACGGAAGGTGAGGGAAGGGAACGAGAGGGAGAGTTTAATCATATCGTTGGCGACATCGAACGGACATTCGTTTTCGGGGTCGAAGGTGAGGATATCGTTCTCGTCATCATAAAAATAGGCGGAAGGATCGAAGGGTCTGAGGCAAGGGGAAGCATCAGCGTAAAGGGTTTGGAGTTCATGCTGGATGGCACAGCGGGTTTGCTCCGGGATAAAAGCAGGGGTATCATCGCGGAAGACATCGAGAGTGTAGCGGGTAAAGTAGGACATGAAATCATCTCCTTAATTTAAGAAGCAGCGGCGGAATCGGTAAGGGATTTGAACATCGTTTTGGGAAGGCCGGGGGTAGATTCCTGGCGGGAAATCCACTGGCGTTGGTAGGAGACAACACGGGGATAATCAGCAGCGGGGGAAACAAGTTTTGGGGTTTCGATGTTTTCAAAGACACATTCCGCGATGATTTGCAGAATTTCCGGCAAGGTGGTATCAGAACCATAGGCGGAGACAAGACCGCGCAGAGAACAGTAATAAGGTTCAACGGCTTGTTCCAGCTGACGGATGGTGTAGGCAGAAAGGTCGATCGTTTCGGCGGCAACGGCATAATAATTGCGGTTGGGAGAAGCCGATTTGGAGTGAAAAGGAACGATATCAGTGAACTGGTATGTAGTGGGAGAGAGCGCACGGCAGAACTGGCGGGTGTCCGGGTCAGTTTGGAAAAATTGTTTCATTGAGGTGGTCCTTTCAGGGGGTGGTGAGAGGCTGGATGAGGGAATCAAAAGAGATGGAGGAAATGGGGATGGACTGCGAGGAGGAAGAATAACCGACAAGAGCACAGATAGGAAAGTAGAAAGGGAAATCGTAAAAAGAACATGATTGTCTATCAGATCGTTTTACAATGTAAGAGTGGCCGCAGAATTGTTTCATACCTTCCAAAATGGTGAGAAACGGAGTTTTAATTCCGCCACTTTCATTCAAACCGTATTCTTCTGCCATGTCATCCCATGTACGAATGGTGACGATATCACCGGGCTGAGGATTGAAATTCATCGCATTGCGGCAAGGATACCCCTGCCTTTAGGCATAGGGATAAATTGCCGCGCTCACATCCTTTCTATTAAATAGCTTGATGTAGCTTCTAAAAGCTGCAATTTCTTAAATGATGCACTGTTTGTGATGGCGGTACCATCAAGTTTCCTTAAAGCAAAATATCCTGAAGACCTGCGTCCCGAAATAAAACACTCTTGACCGTTATACAACACTTTGTCCCAGAGACGAAATCCTTTAACGATATAGGGTGCTTGATTCAGCTTTCGAATTCCACCTTTCAGCATTTTTGCTTTATGGATTTGCCGATTGTGATGCCTTACAGCTTTAGAGCGATAGCTGTTTTCACAGTGCTGTGCTTTTGGATGTTTGGCAATACACAAAGCGTCATTCATATGACTCTTTTTGATGTCGTTTTGTTCTCGCCGCATTTTGGTAATATAACCATAGGTTCCTTGGACAGAAATAGGCAGTTCCTCGCGCAATCGACCCATTAAGGTTTTGCGCATAATGCCCATAAAGGCGGCATCTCGCAGCGGCTTGCCGCGTTCCTTACCATCAAGGGATACTTTTCCCTTGTGAAGCGCATCATGGCAAGTAGTACACAAAGTAATAAGATTACTTGGCGCATTGCCGCCAGTCTTACGGCTTTCGAGATGATGTACATGTAGCTTGACCATTTTCTCGGCAGTGGTATGAACACCACAACATTGACAAGTATAATTGTCACGCTTCAAGACATACTGACGAACATTATATTCATCGTACATCTCACCAAGCTGATAATCTTTCCCCACCGGCAGAGGCTTGCCTTCAAGCATTGTTTTCAAACGTTGAGTATCGAATTCTGCTGTTTCTACCCTTACAAGAGTGATGGGCAAAATTTTGCAGATATGCTTGATGACGGTAATATGCTCTTGAATTTTTACCTCTACCGAAGGTGCCAGCCAGCCTTTATGTTTGCTGTGAACGCGATTATCAAATCTTGGTTCGCGATAGCGGGTCTTGCGGTTACGTCTGCTGCGTCTAAAAGCACGGCGTGTAGAAAGCAAATCTACTACATCATTACGAGGAGTAAATTCTTCGCAATAGAGTTCGAGTTTTTCTGTAGATGCAGACAAGCCGACATGCTTGCTGCCAGCATCAACACCGAGAGTGATGTGTTGTTTATATCCTGCACTTCCGTACAGGAGTTTAATAGTGAACGGTGTGCGTTTTACAACGTGTGCTTTTTGCTGTTTTAACAACAGACGAGCCTTTCCGGGTGAGCACGGCATCAAGGGCTTGCCATGCTTGTTAAGTACATACACATATTGCATAATGCCATGCTCCTTTTGATAAATTAGCAGCTAATAAAAAGCTACTCTCTCCTCCGAAGAGGGTAAAAATCCTTCCCCAAGGTTATAAACGGTTTAATACAGCCACACCTGTCGGCTTTACCTCGGCTTTATGTGATGTGTTGTCTTAGAGCGCACGGCTAGGATTTACACTATGCGGTAACTATCTATTCGCTTATAACGGGGCACAACTTAATGTGCAAAGGGTAGTCAACATATCCTTGCGGACACTTCTAAAGTACGGACTCGCTGGAGCAAGCCCGCGACTTTAGTCGTGGGTTATTGACACTTTGAAAGATGGCGATAGGAAGCGTTGGGATATCCCCATAGGAATCAGTGCCAAACTCTTTTACCATATCATCCCAGGGGCGGATCATAACAAAATCACCGACTTGAGGAAAATACGAACTCATTATGTGACTCCTTTTATAAGATCATCGAAGGAAATGGTAGAAGTAGGAACAGGCAGGACAGAAGCGAACATATATTCGGTAAAAGGGAAAGGGAACCAGCTGCCGTCTAATACATAGATCCAATGTTCATCGTTAATGGATGGCCGGACACGTTTGACTTTGAAAGAGCGACCGCAAAACTGTTTCATATCATTTCCAAAGGCTACATAAGGGGTTTTAATCCCTAGTTGTTCACCCAGGCTGCCATATTGAGAGAGCATATCATCCCAAGCGCGGATGGTGACCGTATCGCCAGGCTGAAATTTGTGAGGATAAGACGGCATAGGTTAAGCACCACCTTGAAGTAAATCATCGAAGGAAATGGGAGAGGGAGGAGTAGGCACGGGGGAGGATTCAATAAGAGATTGGTAGGCAGCATAAATTTTTGAAGCGTAATACATTTTGCCGTCCTGGGTGGTGAACCCAAAGAAATGTTTATTGCAGACACCTGTGGCGGTGACGGTTTGAGGGGAATCAAAATCACCGCGGGAAACAGCGGTAACGTCAGAAACAGGACAAAAACCGAAATGAAATCGAGCTGATAAGTTCATATAGGGAGCGACGGATTGTTTGCGTAAATTAGAGCTTTGGCGAAAATCATCATAGAGAGCTTTACATTGAGCGAAGGAGGGGAAGAGAATTTTTTGGTTAGGAAGGATGGTGGGGTAAAAAAGATCGATTGTTTCGGGAGAAATCAAAAGAAGTCACCACCTTGGAGAAGAGAATCAAAGGTAAGAGAAGAGGGCGGAACGGATTGAGGTTTGGATTGTTCAAACATGGGAGAAGAAAAAACCACGGAAGTACCGTCGAAAAAATAAGAATCAAATTTTGGAGATGTATAGCGGTTTACATGAACAATGGGGAATGTCTGTCCGCAATATTTTTTCATATACATTGTGAAAGTTTTTGGGACTTTGATTCCACCATATTCGTCCAAACCGAATTCAGCGGCCATATCATCCCACTGACGGATGGTGACTTTATCTCCAACGTTATAGGTGGGATAATTGGCAGGGTTAAGAGGTTTCATTGAGGGAGTTCACCTCCGGCAAGGAGTTGGTCAAAAGAGATGGCGGGAGGAATGACGGAAGAGGATTCGTTAAGAGGGGCGAGCATGGCGGGTGAGAGAAGCCAGCGGCGGAATCCAATTGTAGAGGGGCTGCCACAAGAAAGAGAAAGAAGAGAATCGTCGAACTGGAAGATATCGGAAGAAAGATAACGTTTATCTCTGTCAAAATAGGAAGGTTCGTTTACGATGGTGAGAGTGGCACCGCAGAGGTATTTCATTTCGCTATTAAAGAATGAGTTGTTCGGCAAGCGAATACCATAGGCACTATCGTGATGGCTGATGGAATTGAGTTCATCCCAGGAGAGGATGCGGACGCGCTGGCCGAGGTAGAGGTCTTGGAAGGTCATAGAAAATCACCTCATTGAACAGTATGAGCGCCATAACAAGCAGCGTCAGGGACGATAGGACTCGGCATAGGGGTGGGGCTGCCGGATTTGGACTGGGGTTTGGGTGCCCAGGAATGGGGCTGGCCATCCAGGATTTGCATTTCCTTGGCGATGGAAGCGATAACGAAATCAAGAGAGATGGGCTGACCGGTGGTCTGGCGGCCCCAGTAGGACTTGCCCCAGCAATCAAGAACAACTTCACCGCGGGCTTTAAGCTTTTCACCGAACCAGTCGGAGACTGCCCACCATTCAAAGATTTCGGGCGGGGTGGTATCGAGGTCATCGTATTCATCGTCGCTGTAGACAGCACCGCAACACTGGCAGACATGAACGGTTTCGGACTCGCAGCAGGCACGGGCTTGGGCGAGAGTAGGGTAGGTGAGGCCGCAGACGGGGCAGATATAGGGGTCAACAGGTTCCGGAACGTCAGAATCATAATCCGGGTTTTGAAATTTGGAATCATCGAGGTCCGGGACATCAACTTCATCAAAGTAGCTGGAATTACCGCACTCGGAGCAGGTTTGGAAGGAAGCATCACAGATAGCGGATTCGTAATCGGATTCATCGAAAGGAGGATCTTCCGGGATGCTGGCGTCATAAGCGAGGGCGGAGAGGATAAAATCCATTTCCTGGTTCATATTGCAGAAGACTTCGCGGTTGATGAGCTGGTCGAGAATTTTTTGGTTGGGGGTGGAATCGGAAGAATATTCTTTATCATTAACGGTGTAGAACATGGGATCAACTTCCTTTTTGTATGTAGGGGGTTCAGGATTCAAAATCGGGGTGGTCGATGGCGGTGGCGTTGGAAAAGAAGACATCAACCATATCCTGATCGGATTCGATGTTGTAGCAGCCGCCGCAGGAATTGTTTTCTTCCCACTTATTGGAATCGGGGACATATTGATAGAGGGTGAGAACTTTTGCTTCGCCGTTGAGGTACTGCTGATAGAGTTCAAGCTCACTTTCGATCACGTTCTCCGCACGGGAGCGCCAGTCCGGGGTGGAGTAGCCGAGGTCAGCCACGTCCTGGCGGGTGCAGACGGCGAAACCGGCAAGGCCGGAATCAAAATCATCATGGAACGGCGTGGTGGAGAGAGCGATGGCGGAGTGAACGTAGGCATAGATGGGAAGCTTGACGTATTCGGATTCAATGCCGGCTTTGACATCAGGGACAAAAGCGTTGACAGGTTTATCACCGGAAAAATAACGGTTGGGGGCGATATAGAATGTGGAGTAGCAATCCCAATCCGTGCGGGGGTTGGGAGGGAAGAGGTCGGGTTCTTCGGAGATGAAATAAAGATCATTGCCGGACTTGGCGTAGGTGCCGGTGAGGGTTTGTTTGGTTTGAACGGGGATGGTGAGGGTGGACATATTTCAAGCCTCCTTTACGGGTGCGGATTCAACTTCCGGCTTGGATGCGGCGTTAATATAAGTGTTGACGGCGGTATTGAAGCGATCAAACAGGACGCCGCTGTACATGACAAGGGTTTTGAGCTGCTGGGCGGTGCGGTTATAGCGGTTGCGGAACTGGATGTGAGCTTCGTTCCAATCGGTGTTCATGATTTTATAGACGTTGCGGTAGGTGACGGAGAAGTTGCAGGAGGTATCATAGTAGATAGCAGCGGCCTTGGCAATTGCGGCATTGATGGCGGCAGCACGTTCATCCAAAAGGGACTGAGAAGGGGCGGGCTTGGGCTGCTTTGCGGATTCATCCGGCAGGGGGGCGGGAACGGGCTGTTCATCCAGAACGGATGTGGCCGGAGATTTGATGATGCAGGGTTCGGTTTTAATGAGGCCGAGTTCACGCTGGACACCGAGGGGAAGCTGAGAGTTGGGGTTGGAATCGTTTTTGCGGACGTGCTTGATGATGGCATCGTTATAGAGATCGTTCAAAATAGAATCGAAGATTTCGCGGTAGGTAGTGGAGGATTCGATAATTTGGATGGTGGAGAGATAAGAAGTATAGGGGTGGGACTTGCGGTAGTTGATGCGCTCCTGTTCCTGGACAAAGCCGTAATCGCGTTTCATTTTGGTGTAGATCTGGTTGAGGATATCGCGGCGGGAGGAGTAAAGCTCCGGGGCGTTGCGGATGATTTTATCCATGGTCTGGTAGACTTCATCACGCCAGGTGACGGGGGCAGATACAGGTTTGGAGGTTACAGCAACAGAGACATTTGACTTTTGCGGGGAAGGGGCCGGGGTGGATTCGTTTTTGGGGCTGGGGATAGGTTCATCATGGACGGCATAATCCTTGGGGGTGACGGTGACGGGCTGCGGGGCGGGCTGCGGAGCGGGAACAGCACCGGCAAAGTGATTGGCGAGGGCGGCGAGGGTGGAGGTCATTGTGACCATGCAGCGGGTGGTTTCGGCCTGGGTTTTGAGGGTGGAATCAACAAGAGCCTGGATGGTTTGCATGGCGACGGCGGAGGTTTGGTCTGGGGTGGCGAGGACGCTGCGGCCATAGTAAAGGGATTCCATAACGTCCCATACGAAGTCCATGAATTTATCCGCATTGGGCTGGCGGGAGAAACGGCAGATTTCCATAACCCCCCTCAAAGTATATACACAAATTTCACGGCGTACCGTGCGATTTCCTTCAGCGACCCCCAGAACGGAGGTTTCTGAAAAAGAGTCAAGGCGATCTTTATTTCGCTCATGAATTTGCCAAATAGCATCATCAGCTTTTACATAGCCTAGTGCTTCACCAATTTGACGCCTTGTCATGTAGAATTCGTTTTTATTGTTTTCGTCCTGGTAGAAGTTGCAGGTGAGGGAGCCAAAAGGCTTTTGGGTAACGAGGGTAAGATTTTGAGTCATTTTGAAAATTCCTTTCTGTGATATGGGATAAATGGATATTAGATATTTGTTATGCTTTGACGGTGTTTTTGCGGGTGAGTTCGAGGACGGTGCAGAACGGGGCGAACCAGCCGCCGCCCGAATAGAAGGCGTGTGGGGTGGAGGGCTGACATTCATAGCAGACAGTACCGTTGATGATAGCGAGGGTGTAGGTAAGTTTGGTCATAATGGTTGATCCTTTCTGATGGTAAAAAATAGATTCAAAATAAAACAGGGAACAAGCTGGTGGAAAATCGGTCTTCTTGGGTGAATCGAAGGTTGGATCTGTGATGGACGTATTATCGTTGCTTTTAGCTCGCGACGGATCTTTTTATGTCATATCGAATTCGTGTGTAGATGCTCAGTCTGCAGAAGGCGCCTGTGATCCGGGAGGGGGAAACGGTAACAAATTCGAACTCTTGGATATAACCGAAGAGTGAAAGCATGAACTGAAATAAGATCAGCAAATGATTCTATACCTTGTTAGGCTGTTTTATTTTTGAGGTTGATCGTTGGGGCACGGCGGGGTGTGGCTGGGAAAATCGGCCATGGAAGCGCCGTGGTATTTATGGTTGAGGATTTGCCAGTTGAGCGGTAGCTCCTTTCAACAAATCATCAAAGGAGAGAGTGGAGGAGACAACTGTGGGATAAGATTGTTCAAACATGGGGGAAGTAAAAACCATTGTGCTACCGCCGAAATAATAACAATCAGAATTCGGAGATAGATAGTGGTTTTTACGGACAATGGTGAGTGTCTTCCCGCAATATTTTCTCATAGACTCTGTGAAACAAGCTTTTGGGACTTTGATTCCACCATATTCGTCCAAACCGAATTCAGCGGCCATATCATCCCACTGACGGATGGTAACTCGATCGCCAATTTGGTAGGTAGGATAGTCATTGGGGTTAAAGGTAGTATCCATAGTTATTGGACTCCTTGAAGTAAATCATCGAAGGTAATAGAAGGGGTAGAAATACGGTTTTTGGGTTCATTGGGGAGGGTTGCGGGGAGGAGCATGGCAGAGGTGAAAAACCAACCGCGAGGAGAATCACCATCATTAAGGTCTACATAAACATCCGGTGAATAATTGAGAAAATAAATGGGTTCATCAGGAAGATCTTTATCATGAACGATTTTGACAACAATAAACTCTTTGCCACAGTAAGGTTTCATGTCAAGAATAAAAGAAAGTTTATTGGGATGAACAGTGATATCACCGTAAGGATTGGAGCCGAATTCTTCCATCATATCATTCCACTGGCGGACGATGACGCGATCACCGACGTGGTAAGTGGGGTAAGGGGCTGGCATTCAAATGCCTCCTTTCAGGAAATCGTCAAAGGAAACAGGGGAAACGGGAACCGGGGTGACATAGGGGTGAAATTCATTGGGGGAGAAAAGAGCGGAGTTCCAAGAGAATTTGGCAGCGGCGGAGGGATCGACAGCGGTGGAGAGATCGTAGGGTTTTAAGAAGTAAAAACCAGAAGCGTCAAGTTTACGATCAATTTGCATGATGCTGCCACAAAGAGAACGGCGTTTAGGGGGTATATAATCTACGTTACCATTAGGAAGGGGATCGAGAAACAGCGCACAGCCAGCATCATTTTTGGGAAGAGCGTCAAACTCTGCGGCAGAAATGATTTGAACGAGGGTGCCAGCGGGGTAGGTAGTGGGGACTTTCATTGCGCAACTCCTTCCAACAAATCATCGAAGGACATGGAAGGAACCGGGGGCGGAGAAACGACACGAGGGTGAAATTCAGCGGCGGAGAAAAACCAGTCATTCCAGTTAAAAACGGTTCTATCTTCAGCGAAGAGAGGGGTGAGATCGTATAGGTTCCTTTCATTGCCTTTGGAAATGCGGGTAATAACAGCCGGACAGCCGCAAACAGGAAGTTTATCTCTGTGAAAAGAATCGTTTGCGCCGTAAATAGAAGGAATAAGAATAAAATTGCCGCAATCATCCGTAGGATGGGAACGAACTTCTTCTTCGGAAATGATTTGGACGATATCGCCAACTTTATAGGTGGGATTCATGGTAGGCTTCCTTTCTGTGATGGGGTTAGAGGTTTGCGATAAGAGAATCAAAACTGGGATACGGAGCGGGGATAGTGCGGGAGATCATGCTGGGCGGGATGATGTGGTAGGAATCGCTGTGAGGAAAATAGAGGCGGAGAAGGCCGGATTTGCCGAGGATGGCAACGATCTTGCCCTGCTTGCCGAGGATAGGATCATAGGGGAGAGAATCGGTGAGGGTGAAAGTGGTGCCGTAATCATACTGGAGGGAGCAGAACATTTCCGGAGCGGAGACGATCTCGACCCAGGTGCCAGGTTCATAGCCGGGGAGGAAGGGGGTCATGAGGAATCACCTGCCTTGAGAAATAAGTTCATCAAAAGAGATGGAAGGAGTGGGGAGAGGAGCGGGGGTGACGGCTTCGGGGGTATCGTCATAAGTAAGGGCGGAATGGGTGGTGACAAATGTTTTGTTATTCATACTGGGAACGACAACTTCGACATAAGTGCCAGTATCAGATTTGACAAAGCCGTGGAGGGTAAGACAGGCTGCTGCGCCATGTAGCGTTATGATTTTAAGATAGACGGGAGTGCCGGGTTGAATGTAATAAGGACTCATAAGAATCACCTGTATGAATTAGAGGGCGGAAATAATTTCATCAAAAGAAACGGTAGACGGGGGTACGGTGTTGGGGGACTTATAGGCAAAGGAATCGTTGGGGTCCTGGATTTCGGTGATGTATTCATGGGGGACGTGGAAGGTACGGGAATCATCGGTCCAGACGGTGACGTAGTTGCCGTTATCTTCGTGGACGGTGCCGGAGAGAAAGGTGATCTGAAATTTAGTGTTTATTAGTTTTACGGTATAGAATTTGACCCGTGAGCCGGGGGAGATAAGTTTCATAAAAATCACCTGAATTCATTATTGTTGGCGGGTTCCGGGGTATTACCAGGCGCTCCAACCATTGGGATGGCCGGAGGCCCAGCGAAAGGAAAGTAAAACCATGACCGTGCGTTTACCAGGCGCACGAACAGGGGGCGCAACGAGCTGCTAAGAAAGGAAGAAACAACTGAAGCGCCTGGGAATGCCCCGGAACCATGGGGCGGAATGGAGAAAATAAAAATCAATTTGTGAAAGCTGATGAGAGGCAGCCACCGGAACCGGATGGTGGTGATGCCTGATCTTCTGAGTTTGATTGGGGCGGCCTTCAATATTGCTCGCTTATTTTGTTGAAGGCTGGGACATTTGGCCCGCCCTTTCTGATGCGCTGTGAGGCGACCCATCGTGTGTCTGGGAGTACGATGACTCGATGCAGGCGCTGCTGCGACGTGAGTGAGTCCCGTCCAGGGGGTGGGACAGGGGGACAAATTCAAACCCTCGGATATAACCGGAGGGTGTTTGGCTTTGACTCGAAATAAAAATCAAAACAAAACTTTACCTTTGAAACAAATTGATTTTTGGGATTATGCGGTTACGCTGGGCGGGGCGAGATCGGCCTTGATACAGGATTCAAGATCAAGGCCGTATTTGGCGTTATACTTTTGGATAATGTATTTGGTGGTATCGGGCTGGACATCCTTGAACCAGGTAATGTTGCCCTGGAAGGACTGAAGGTCTTCATCCGGCCACTTCTTGCCCTTTTGTTTATCGCGGAAGTAGGTATCAATGGTGGCTTTGAAGATTTTATTTTTTCGGTAGCCGACCGTAATTTGGTTATCCTTATTGAGCATGACGCCAAGAATCCAGTTGCGGCCGGCGCGGGAGTGGAACTGGGTTTTGGTTTCATTGAGAGTGAAAGGAGCGTTCATTTGGGAGAGAAGCTGAACGATGAGGCGCTCGACAGCATGGAAATTGAAGATAACTTTGCAGGAGACGATGATATCATCGGCGTAGCGGGTGTAGCAGAGGCGGTCGGTGATGGGGGTTCCGTCCGGGTTATGCTTGCCGGATTCAAAATGATTGACAGCCTTGGCGAAGGCGTGGTCAAAGGGGATCATCATGATGTTGGTGATAAGCGGGGAGATGGGGGTACCCTGCGGCAGTGCTCCGTTAAGGAAGCAGAGGTCGATGGCTTTGAGCAGCTCCGCGTGGCCGGTGGGGCTGGCGAGGATGAGGTTGAAAGGATAAATGAGTTCAAACTGGGAGAGGACAAACTCCGGCGTGGTGGAGGGAAAGAAGCCATGGAAATCAAAGTGGGCGAACCACCAGGCACCGAACTTTTGGTGACGTTTGGCGGCGGAAAGGACGCTGCGATCCTCGACATAGGCGAAGGCGCAGGTGTGGTGGTCGGCAAACATCCAGGACTGGAAGAGGGTTTTGAGTTCCTTGAGGGCTTTCATTAGATTGGCATTGGGGGCATCGATCCAGCGGAGGCCGCCGGAAGCTTTGGGGATGGGAAAATGGTTGTACAGGCTGGAACGGGGAGTGGTGAGGCGAAGGGATTCATACTGCTGGTTGAACGCCTGGAGCTGGAGGATCATTTGTTCCACCTTGGTGATGCGCATAATGCGGGGAGGAACTTTGTTGCAGATGACGGTACGGGTAGCACCATGGCCGCCGGTGGAAAGGTTGGCGAGGTTGAAATCCCCGCGGAGGAGTTCTTCAAACGTCATTTCCCGGAAACGTTCCGGGCAGTTATAAGTGATGTAAACCATGTGAGTGCTCCTTATGTGAGGGTTATGTTTGTGTTCTGATAGGAGATAGAGGCTGCCGCGGCACTATCCTCGTCGGACTGAGCACACCTGATTGCTCGGGTTGTTGCGATGGTGTCCTGGTTTGGACGCTTCTTTTGGGTTATTGCACCCTTTGTAGGTCCAATGTGTGTGGGATTGGACTTTGTAGTTTTCCACCAATCGGTACTAATAAGCTCGGCGACTGTGATGTTCTAGTCGGGAGTCACCGTCAGGTTCGCTGGCCAGTATCAGGTGGCTGGGTGGGTCGGGGTAACAAATTCGTGCTCTTGGATATGACCGAAGAGCCTGAAGCGAAAAAAGCTTACAGTATACAACACAAACGAAATTTAATGAAACGCTAAGACGACAGGATTACAGACCGAGGAATGCGGATTCACCCTGGAGGTTGAAGGGAGCAGAGAGGCCGGTGTGGATCAGCTCGCCTTTTTTGATGAAGTTTTGGAAGTTGGTGACGGTATAGCAGGCGGCAACGCGAACCGTGGGGGCAACACCGAGGGTGGTGCCGCAGGCCGAAACGGGGACCTGGGCGGTGGCTTCGGCGTGGGTGAAGTTCATTGTGGCGCGGAATTCTTTGACCTGATTGGGGTCTGACCAATCGGCGGCGTAGAGCTGGGCGTCAAAGAGGGCGGTGCGGACATCAAACATGGCTTTAATGAAGGTGTTAAAGCGGTTGGCATCCACGATTTTCTGGCGAATCTCGATATTATCCACGGCGAGAAAAACGTAACCGGAGAGGGGCTGGCCGTTCCAGCCGGAGGGTTCCAGACGGATATCATTTTTGGCTTCCGGGTTGATGGCACAGAGGATATCGCGGAGGGCTTCCACTTTGGGCTGGCCGACCTGAGGATCAAAGAACATCTGGTTGACGATGTTTTTCTTTTCCACCGTATCAAAATCATAGAGGGTGAAGTTGGTCAGGCCATAGCGGGCAAGAAGCTCTGCGATGGTGGAGCCGACCGAACCGCAGCCAATGATGTGGATGTGGCCTTTGACATCATGCGGGGAGAAGACATCCAGGCTTTTGGCAAGATTCATAAGGCACCTCCGTTGGTGTGATAATCGTAATAGGTGGGGTAGTGGTCGTAATAATTGCCGTCATCGTCCATCCAGCAGCGGGCGGCGTTATCCCAGACGACGTGGGGTACGGTACCGCCGGTGGGCTTGACGGGAGGAGTTGCTGTGGAATAGACGGGCAGGGCTTTGGTGACAAGGGACTGAGCGGTGGCGGCAAAATCGGAGAGGGTATCGGTGTAGGTGACAGAGATATCGTCTTTATCGTAGATTTTGTTGGCGGCGTAGTCATACAGGCGGGCGGTGAATTCACCGCGCTTGTTCCAGATCATGAAGAGGTAAAAATCATTGCCCTTGAGCTTATTAACAATTTTGGACTCGTTTTCGTCATCGACGCCGGAAGGGGAAGTGGACATGTTGACGTGGCTGTGGGCCTGGTAGCGGATGTTGTTGAAGATTTCATCGGGCTGGGAGAGCAGCCAGTCGTTGTATTTATCCTGGTCGGTTTCGACGGTGACACCAGTGACCTGCTGGGGGTAGACGAGGATATCATAGATTTCATACTCGGTGGGGGAGAGCTGGCGCATGAGGCCGTGCCAGGCGACTTCGGAAGTGAAATCATCAATGAGGCGGGACTGTTTGGCCCAGGCATCAGCGGTAAAATTGATGTTGATTTTATCTTTTGCCTTGGTTTTGGCGAGCTTGACAGAGCCGGTGAGGAGCTGCTGGCGATAGAGTTCGATGGCGGCATCCAGAGCGGTCTGATCAATGTGGATAACTTGCATGATTATTCTCCTTCCTTAGCGGAATCGTTTGCGGATTTGAGCTGTTCAATGGCCTGCTTGGGGGTGATGGATTCACCGGTAGCGGTAAGGATAACGGGGATATCCGTGTGATAGGCGGTGGCGAAATCATCAAAGAAATATTTGGTGGAGATGGTTTCGACGAGGTTCATGCTGCTGGCGCTCTGCTGACAGATGGCAATGGCGGAAATAAAATCTCGGCGATCCTCGGCATCCTCCAGCATGGGTTCATAGTTACCGAGGCAGGAGTGATGATTGATGTGAGGGTTGGGAACAGCCTGAACAACGTTCATATTGATTTCATCGGACATGGCTGTGACATGGCAGTTGTAATTAAGCTTATAGGTGGCAGCGAGTTTGATTTTGAAGATATGGTCAATGAACACAGCCCGGAAAAGGATGCGGACATCGTGTTCTTCTTCGCCGGTAAGATCCTCATAGGGGCGGTCACTGTTGAAGATAAAGGTTTCGACATCATCCGGGTCATAGTTGGAGAGGAATGTGGTGATGGTGAGGAGAAGCGCTCCATCGTCAGTATCGACGGAAATACCTTTTTGAGTGTGGAGGTAATCCTTGAGTTCCGTGATAAAGGTGGATTCATCTTTGGAGTCAAGGCCGGTCAGCTCACAGTTGATGCTGGTGATGTTGGTAAAAATTCCAGAGATACGGGCGCGGGTTTCTTTCAGCTCACGGTAAAGGTTTTCAATAGAGCGCTTGAGATCCGCTTTACGGCGGTCAATGGTACCTTTGAAGAGGGATTCAATCGCTTTATCTACGGCTCTGGAGGGCAGATCGGTTTTGTTATAAAGAGGCTCCGCCATCCGGGCGAGGGTTTCCGAGCCAGTATCCGGGATGGAGAGGGCGCGGAGGTAAGCGAGCTCATCGGAGGTGAGGGGGTGATCCTTGAAGAGCCAGGGCAGCAGGCGGGGCATGGCCGAGGCAACACGCTGGTAAAAAACACTGCTGTAGAGGCCGCCGTCGCGCTGGAACTGGACGATGGTGATACGGGCGGCTGCATCCTGATAAACTTTGTACTTATCAGAGAGATAAGCGCCGATATCTTTGACTTCCTGGATGGAATCGGGGATGGCGGCTTTATCGGTGACAAAGAACAGAAGGGATTCATTCGGGTTAGTGGAAGGCTGGAGGCCGGAATCATCGCCAAGGATGGCAAGGGTTTTGCCTGCGGTGAGGCGGGGGTAGACCGTGCAGGCCAGAGCCTTGGTGAAAATTACTTTGAAAGTGGTGCGGCATGGGGTGTTGTCCTGCCATGTGATGGTGGGCGACATGGTGTTGAGAATATCGGTGTAATTGGGGAGTGGCATGGTGATTCATTTTTCCTTTCTGATTAGATTTGGAACGATTGGCCGCGTTTGCGTTGCCCGCTGCCTGCCGCGTGGAGGCTGTTCCTGTAAGGCAGCACCCCGGTGGGGGAAGAGACACCACCGGAGAGGAATCAATCAGGCGTTATCCTGCTTGGCAATGTTGACCAGGTAGCACTTTTCCGCGATACCGAAGTCCGCGAAGGTCTTATCCAGGTCGCCTGCGGCCAGAGAGGAACCATCCAGCTTGGTCTGGCCGGTGGTGTAATCGACATCATGAGCTTCCAGGACGGAGCGCAGAGTGGTGTTGGGGTCAACGGGGTAGGTGTTGCGGTGCAGGTTATCGACGATAGTGACGTTAATCATGGTGAAAATCTCCTTATGATGAAATATTTTTATGTTGGATTGTGGATTGGGGAAGAAAAATCATGGCCGGGCTGCTTGTTGTGGGGGTGAGCACCGGCCGTTTTGCTTACTGAGCAGCGGTTTCGTTTTCCGGGGTGGCCTGGGGTGCCGGGGTGGAAACTTCAATGCCGGCGATGATGGCATCGTGATCGGCCTTGAGCTGAGCCAGGGTTGCGGCGGCCTGGGTTTCGATTTCATCCAGGTGCTTCTTGGCGAAGCCGATGCGCTCGGCGACATGCTCCTTGGCCTTGGTGATGTTTTCGAGGTCGGCGGGCAGGTCCTCAACGTAGATGGCATTGTCGGTACCGAAGGCGGCCTTGGCGAAGCAGATGCCGTAGGTGGACATGCTCTGCTTGGCGGACGGGGCAATGGCAAAGATGATTTCATCGTCATCGCCGGACTTTTTGCCGGGCTTGGTCAGCTGCAGGGCCTGGGGAGCCTTGGTGTAGAGGGTTTTGAGCTGGGCCATGGTCAGGGTGGAGGTGATGGAGAAGGTGGTTTCGTTGATTTTGACAGTAGACATAATGTGTGTCCTTTCTTTGGCGTGTAGCCAATGTAAAAAATATTTGCAAGTGCGGAATGCACGATTGCCTAGGTTGGGGAATTGATGAGGGAAGCGAGTTCATGCCAGGCTTCGCGGTAAGTATCGGCGGACTGGATGAAGGTGGGGCCGTCACGGATTTCGTAATGGCCGTGGGTGGGGATGATGATGTACATGGGGGTCAACTCCTTTTTGTTTGTGAAAACTTGTAAATAACAGGGCGAAATAAAACCTGCCAGACGGGGCAGGGCGGGGAACAAATTATAATAAGGCTGGGATGCGCTGTGAGAAACGAGAAGAAAACGGGCGAGAAACTGCATGGCCACAAGGAAACACGGCCTGTAGGGGCTGTGTGGGGCGCTGAGAGGGATGCGGTTTCATACTGGCGGGTGACTTTGTGATTTTGATTATATACAAGTTTTCGCAAATATTCAAGCCGTAAAAATGTTGCTTGATGCGGTGAGAATGTTGCATGGCCGATGACAAAATATGTTCGTTTTTAAGCGGTACAAACCCGGTAAAGTGGTGGGTTAGTAAAAGCAATGTTCCAAAACGGCCTAAAAGTTGCGTGTCAATACGACTAGGAAGGTTCAAAATCGGGCTGAAAACAGCACGTCAATAGCGTTTATATATAAAGATAAAGAAAGATATATAAGAGGGCGGTGCGTCCGGCGTTTGGAATAGGAACGGGTTTTGCGCTTGCGTTACGGTTTTGCGGGGCTCTGGGGTAGGGGTTTATAGGCGGCGCAGGTTTTGGTGGCGGAACAGGAAACGGTGTTCGTTTTGGTGATGGGAATGGTGGGTGCGATGGGAGGAGCGGCGAGGGTGGTGGCGGACTGGAGAGTGAGAGGTTTCGTTTCGGCTTTGGCTTCCGTCATCTTGGTAGGTTTGATTTTGCCGTCAATAACATCGTGCAGGTAGTTATAGCAGCCGATGACGAACAGAGACTTGCGAAGAGGGTCAGCGAAGAAATCATCAATGGTGTAAGGATAAGAAGCTTTTTCGTGAATGGCTTCGTTGCTGTAGTTGTAGCCGTAAGAGTAAACGGTGGTGGGGCTGTGGCGGACATTGAATTTGCGGGTGATGTAGTTGCAGCCGAGCTTGACATAGTTCATGAAGGCGGCAGAGCTGTAGTTGAGGACATCGCGGACGGGAAGAGAGACGGGGAAATCAGCAGCGGCAATAATTTCATCGTAGAGGGTGACGATGCGTTTTGCCAGACCGGTTTTGGTGGTGAGGAACCAGTCGTCCTGGGTTTTGAGTTGGCGGATGGCGGCGTCAAGAGCTTTTTCGGAAGTGATTTTTCTTTCAAAGTCAGTCATGGTAAGTAATTCCTTTCTTGGTTTAGAGTTTAATAGGCAAAAGAAAAAAGCCTTGCGGGTAGGCAGGGCTTTTATAGTGGAGTGATTTGATTAGAGGCTGAGCTGGGTCGGGTCTTCATCGGCGATTTGAAGGGCGCGATAGAGAATATTGGAGATGGCTTTATTGGTGAGAGCCAGCAACTTTAAGGTCTCGGTATCGCTGGTGCAGGTAAAGGCTTCAAAGTGGGAATTGAGATAGTCAACATAAGAGCTGAGAAGAAGAGAATCGGTTTCGTCGTGGTAGGCTGTTGCGGTATCGGCAAGGATGCGGGTACGGGCAAGGGCAGAGATGACAGGGGTGTCACGGAAGTTGATAGGATTATAGTGATCGGTCACATGATGAACGGTCCATTTTTCCTTGCCGGCACATTCAAGGATGAAAAGGCGGGCGGTACTGTACTCCAAGTCGGTATCAATATCATTCTGGACAGCATCAATCTTATCAGGGGCAGGGTCGAGATTATAAATGCTCTGGCCGGAAAGTTTTGAGATGAGAAGCAGGCGGGGATGACCGGAGGAAAAACCTTCACGGCTGCCGTTGTTGATGTTGGAAAGATAAGCGGAGGTCATGAGAAGGTCCTCACGGGAAGCGGGGATGGGGTAAGCGAATTCATAGAGGAAAGAGGTGAGCTGTTGAAAATCCATAGGATCGCGGTTGACCTGGATGACCATATAGGGTTTATTGTCGGCGCGGAATTGTGTGGCCGGAGGGGTGAAGGTGCGGAGCTGGGAGAGGGTGATGTGATGAATCATGGTTAGTCCTCCTATTCTGTTTTATCGTTTTGGATAAGGTCGATGAGCCGGGACTTAACAACATTTAAGCTGGCTGAAAGAACCTTACGCATATTGTTCAGCTCTTCAAAATTTGCGTTTTTAACAACTGCGTCATAGCATTTAGGTTCGGGCGACCACCTGAAACAGGATTCCATAAACAAAATCGCATTTTCAAAAGAATAACTAGCAGGCGGGACAGGAGTATCTGAAACCTGATAAAAATTATAAATGAATTTGTTATTTCTGCTTTTATTGTCCTCACGTTCCACAAGAAAAACACGGTTAGGGATATCTTCCAAGTGAACTTCAACGGTGACCTGACGGCTATCCCAAGAAGGAGCGATAGATAAAGAGTAAGAATTCATATAGCATTTGCTAGAGATAACAAGCCAACGACTGACATTTGACTTTTTATTACGAGGCTGACTACAAATCTCGCCGATAATATAAGAGATGTCGGCGTATGTTTCAATGGTGGGGATTGTAAGTTTTTTAAGATATTCAATGATTTTATAATAAGGCTCTGCAGATTTGTTAAGTTTCTTGAAAAAAATCGTTCCGTTAGGAGTTCCATTGCGATTGATAACGAGACTTGAAGGGATTTCGGTTAGGGCTTCAAGCTGTTTGACGTTAAGATAAGAGATCATACTTAACCCTCCTTACTTGAAGATTCTTTAGAAGAGAATATTTCAAAAGAACACTCGCCGTGACCACAACTGTATTCAATTTTAATACGAGGATTGCCTGTTAAAGGGTTAGACTTGCCAGCACGAATAATGCCGTAAGGGTTGCCGCAGCAGGGACAACGGAGGTCAACAAGGTTTTGGTAAAGCGGTTCAATTTTCATCCAGTTTTTGGAATGCCACAGGATAGCATCAATCAAGAAGCTGCGGTTACTTTCGGATATATATCTGGATTTTGTATTGTTAAGTTCAAAAATAACGGGGCCCTTACCTCTTCCACCTTCTTCATAACAGAACGAGTAACCAGCGGGGATACTGGGGAGGTCTTTCAAGATAGTTACTTTATAAACCATAGTTCAATTTCCTTTCTTGAATCGTTTTGCACCTCAGGTTAATGGACTGCGGCGAGGACGGGGGCGGCGGCACAGCAGAGGGTTTTGCAGCCGATGACGCGGCCTTGGGTATCGCGGACCATACAGCAGGGGTAAAAGACATCGGAGCGGGTGGGAACGCGGGAGGCGACAAGAGCGCTTACAATGTAAATTGTATTGGGCATGGGGTTTGGCAAGTTTTCGACATCGCCATAGTAAGAGTGGGAGATGGGGATGGTTGTACCGGAAGCGGTGGTGAATTCGCCGTCGGAGATGGATTCAACATAGACGCGGGCAACCACGCCGAAGGGCTTGATGGAGGCGGTGCCAATGTTGATTTCGTGCGGGGTGAGGTTGAGAATTTGGGTAGACATGGGGCGGTACTTCCTTTCATGCTGCGCAGCTTTATGGCTTGCGGATTCGTTTTTGAATTTACAATTTGTTCACGATATTTGTTATGATGGTAGAATTTATGCGGATTTTAGCTTGAAAAGTTTGGTGGAAACGGAGAAATAATTTTGTTTTGCGGTTTGGTTTATGATTGAATTATACAACCAAACGTTGTAACACGCCAGTGCAAAAAGTTGGACATCAATAATAATAACGGCGTTCCAAATCATATTCGCCGTTGGGGGTGAGGCCATCAGGGGCGGACCAATCGCAGGCGTCCTCTTCGTTTTCGGCAGAGGGGCGGATGATGGGCCAGGTGACGATATAGCACGGGGCGGTGAAATCCTTGGCGATTTCATTGGGGCAGATGGCTGTGGCAACGTACTGGGCGATACCGTGATAACAATCATAGGCGCAGTAGGCTTGTTCCAGGAGGATGAGGGGCTTGCCGTCATAAGAGCAGGCACCGTTGAGTTCCAGGCGGGAAAGTTCTGACTGGAGGATGAAGGGGTGGCGAGTGGCCAGGGCGGGAAGGCCGAAGAGAATGGCGCACGCGGTGGCGCTGAAGATGGTAAAGCGGGTGAGAAGTTTTGTTAGCTTTTTCATGATGGGGGCTTCCTTTCGTTTTATGGTTTGGATTTGTAAAAATAGTTTTATTCTGGTATAATGTAAGAAAAATCAAGTTGTAAAAGAGGTTTTAGAATGGAAAAGCAATTCAAAACAGCAGAGGAACAGCTGGAGCATATCAAACAGCTTAATAGAGAACGTGTAAAGCGCGCAAAACTTGCGGGGAATCGCAATGAAAGAAAAATTGTTTTAGTAAAGGAAGATGATGAAGCGCTTTCTGCTATACTTGCAAAACTCGACTGCACGTTTCCGCAGATGATACGGCGGCTGATTAGTGGGGAATATGAAATTCATCTTAGAGATGAAAACAAGCAATAAAAAAGGAACCGCTCTGTGAAAAGCGGTTCCGGTTTGGGATTCGATTTTGAAATTAGTTGCAGTTACGGTTCAATGTAAAGGTTTTCAATCGTAAAGCCAACTCTGACGCGATCTTCATTTGCGGTACAGATCCGAACATTGACGCCGAGATCAAATGCAAGAAGCATCAGGTCTTTGAAGTCAACAAAATCATCGAGGGCCAAAACAAATTCAATGTCATGCTGGTTCACTTTTGGAATCATTTTGAACGTCACATTATCATTCAGCGGATAGGTTTTGGCGTGTTCAATGTATTTTGCGAGAGCTTTTTGCAGCTGATTCATTTTTTGCAGCTGAACGGGATTTACAATCAGGGTTTTGGGGCGTTTAAGTTCTTTTTCAACTGCTTTCCCGATTGCGTAAATAACAGAATCGTGCGGGTCAGCGTCAGGGCCGAGATCAACGTTTTCAAAATCGAATTCAAAAGTTGGGTCCATTGTAAAACTCCTTTGCGTTTTGAATTTTGCGAGGGAATTGGGCTTGCGAAACGGCAAACCTATGTAATTTCATTTTACTACCTATTCGCAAAAGAATCAACAACGGGCGGCTTGCCACTCTGCATTTTTATGGGCTTGTGACCATCCAGAAGAAAATTCATTTTTTCAATTCATTTCCCTTTTGGGCTGCATTAACAGGGGCAGACTTTGACCGGTCTGCCAGCGGTTGGGTTATGCTTTACGCTTCAATCGTGTACGGCTTGCCAGTGGTCAGGTGGTACATGACGTTGCCAACAATGATTCGCATTTCCTTCGGGCTTGCCATTCGGATTGCCAAAGCGGTTTTGCCCGCCTTGGTCATGCGGTTTTTGATGTAGTTGATGTCCTTGGAAGTGACCTTCAAAGCGTTCAGCTTTTTGGCCGGTTTGACCGGCTTTTTGGAATCGGATTCATCGGTCGGTTCCTCTTTGGGAACGTAATCAATAAACACGATGCAATCAACGATAGCCTGCAAGTCACGAACCATGCTCTTCATGCTGCACGACTTACGGGACAGGTTAGCGAATTCGCCGTCAGCATCCTTATATTTTGCGGCGAGTTCATTCTGTGCTTTGGCATCGAGTTCAATTTCGGTGCCAAGGTTCAGAGCCAGGCTTTTCAGCCAGGATTCAAGATAGAAGGGCCACTGGCCATTGACGGCTAAAGTGCCCTTTTCGGGGTTGCAATGCTCAAAGTCAACCAGGTCGATTGCATTGCGGGCCTTGCGGTCATCGACACTGATGGTTACGGTGCCGTTTTCATTCTGCTTTTTCTTCAGCACCTTTTTGGTCATTTCGCCATACTTGCAGGCGGCCAGCATGGGGGATTCTGCCTGATAACAGGTCAGGTAAATTTCGTTCTTCTTCAGTTCGTTGTACTCGTCAATCACGTTGGCCAATGCCGTTTCAGCGGTTGCGAGATCCTTTTGGGTTGCGTCATCGGCGGCCAGAAGGTCCTTATATGCCACGGTTTTCAGCTTAATTTCGTTTTCAGCGGTGGCAATCAGGGTTTTCAGTTCGGCCATGTCGGTGGTTTTCAGTTCGGTTTTCATAGTCAAATTCCTTTCATTTTGGCAATTCCGTGGGGGATGCTTTCCCTCATCAGGTATAAGAGCCAATCCTTACACGACAAAACCGCCCTTTCTTGCGAAAAGGCGGTCTGTTTCGGTTTTATGAATAACCCCTTGCGGGGCGGAATTCGATTTCCGAGTCAAGTTTATACTCCTTGTGTGATTGAATCCGCTTCATTTGCATGGCGGGGTTTTGCGGTGCCAACGGGTTTAAGCAGTCAATGCCCCATCGGAGATAGGACAAAAAGGCACACTGATAACATCGGAGATATTGCCAGTGTAAATGCCAGTCGCTTTAGAATCCGTTTGCAGAATCAGGTTCATCAAACGCATGGGGAGGTCTGGAATTACAGTTTCCTGTGCAAACTTTTCTAAGTTTACCTAGTTTTCGATTCCAGCCCGATTTATGCTTCGTTCAAGCCGAACTTGCGAATAGCCAATCGGTTTTTTGTTCGCCCTGCCATTTTCACTAGGATAACAGGCCCCGCATTTTTAGCAAAATGTACTGTTTATTTTTAGGTCAGAACTAGACCGCGTGAGAAGGTGTAAGCGCTGTGTACCGCGCCGCGCTGTGTATCGCGCCGCGCTGTGTAAGTGCTTACACCTATAACGTAAAAAAAACAGGGGTATTATTCCAACTTTTCAAAAAAATTTTTAGAAAATTCTAAAATAATAATTCGCAGTTAAAACATAACAAAAAAAATACCTCGTTATACTATCCCGCTGCGGGATAACATAACGAGGTATAGCGGCCTATTATGGCCTATTATAATATTGTAGAAGGTGCAAGGCCATTATCTAACAGAGCTTTACGGCACTTTGCAAGAATTTTAGCAACTTTTGATTGACTATAGTTTAACAGTTTTGAGATCTCCATCTGTGTATATCCTGCGGCGGTATAATGGCATATATCCTGCCCATCTGGAATATCACGTAAAATATAACCGATATCTGCCCAAAACAGCGCGCGCGATTGAATTGTGTCGGGGTTACTGTATCGCGGCTCTGTTAAGCCGGTACCTTTACCCTGTATTGCGTCATTATTGCCTTCTGTTAGTTTTTCTACACTTTCAAGCGGTACTGTTTTTGTGCATGTTTTGCCGGTACTATCTATATAGGTAATACGACCGGTTACACGCGCCGCGCGTTGACTGTTAATCCATTTGTTCGCCGCGTTTATACCGTATGACAAAACAGCGCGGCGGCCTTGCAATAGAATGAGATCTTTTGTGCTTCTCTTTTTATATATACGTATAACAGTAAAGTTACTATCCCCGCCTTGTACCCAATTATTAAGCGGCTGTTTTGCGGCGGCTGCTAGTTCAACATAATGCAAGACAATAGTTTGAACTAGATCGGCGGCGGCGGTACTGTTATCGGGCCATATTCCACTAGTGGCATATCTGTTAATAGCTTGATATAGGTCCCGAAGGGTATCGCTATACTGTTTATCATAGGCGACTTTTGCGGCGGCGGCGGCGGCGCCAATAGCCGCGCGGTATACAGGGGGAATGTTATCTGCAAGTTTCCATTTCCGCGCCGGCGCGGAAAAGTTAAAGTGTAGAATCACATTCTGGTTTTTGTCATTCTTTTTTTCGTTTAACATTTTTTGTACCTCCATTTTTTGTGTGCTGCGGTATTGTAGAACGTGTAGCCTGCACATACATGCTGCACATGCGGCCTATGCACCTATAATATATAGATCTTTACCGCAGCACAAGATACTTGCAATAAATTTATAAATATATGAAACAAATGTATATAAATAAAGTGTAGGCGTTGTGTGCTGCGGATAGAAGATGGAGATCTGCGATAAAATAGGGTAAGAATACTTTATACTATATAGTATAGGTCAATTGACCCGACGACGCCGCGCGGTATATAGTACTATAAACAGGACTATAAAACAGCGCCTGGTATACCCTCTGTAAAGCAAGAAAAGCGCCAAAAATCGGCAGGTTAGAAGGCCATAAAATAGCGGTATACCGCTAAAAATCCACTACTTGCAAACCACCTTCAATAGTTTGCATAGGGGGGTATGTTAAAAAGAAAAAATAACGTGTGAGCGTTGAAAACTGGTCAGTTATCCCCTCACACTCCAGGCTCTCAAAACACAAACCAACGTACCTACGTCACTTCTCCCTCTTCCACCTCCTCACCACCTCTCTTCCTTTCTCCAAGCCCCTCCTTTCCTCCACTTTCCTCCCTCTAGATCCCTGTTTCCTTAATCGTTCCCTTTCTCGGAGAAAACCGCATAACAATCCGCTTTCTAGGCTCCTTTGGGGCCTTATTTTTTTACCCAAAAACGCCATAAAAACGCACAATTTAGCCACTAAAACACGCAAAAACAGCGCCAAAACGCTAAAAAACGCATTATTTTCGCTCGAAAACGCCTCAGAACAACTCTGGCGAAGCTTTTTGATCCCCGAAAATGCCCTCTTTGGGCCTTCACCAGGGGCAGATCCATCCATTTTGAGACCAGATCCAGCCAATAACGAGCACCATAGGGCTATCACAGGGCGCTCTGATCGCCTGTTGGCCGTTTTCCTACCTATTTATACTGTATAGCTGGTTCTATCCGGTTCTACGAGCAAAAATTGGGTCCCGCTGTCGTCAGACAGGGGGTATTCTTTCGCCCCATACAGGCGGAGCCTGTGTTACGCTTTCTCCTGAAATTTATTCTTTGCCACTGTTGACTTCTTGTAATTAGCAGTGCTATAATAGAACCATAAGATAAAGCTCCGCAGGATAAAGCTCCGTAGGACACACCACACAGGAGGGAAGCCCACCATGAAAAAAAGAAACAGCGTAGCTCACTTTATTCCCCGCACTGTTACTATGCAGGAAGCCACAGAGGCCAAAGGTGGGCTGGACCTACAAGGTGCTGCAAGCTTACTGATGGCAATGATGCAGGCAAGCGCCGATGCTGATGGCCACAACGTCCTGATGGAACAGCTGGCATCCGCCATGGGTTATAAGCTGGTACGCGAAACACCACAGCCGCGCCAGCGGAGCCGCAGTAAGAAAGCCCGTGCCGCCCGCTATGCACAGCCCAAACTGAGCCTGGTAAAAACCAATGGTGTGGCAAAACCAACGCCGGCAGAGCCGATCCGCAGCCGCGAAGACTTTAACGCCATAGCCACCTACCTGCACACCCAGGGACGCCCGTATAACAGGCAGCGGAACTATACCTTATTTATATGTGGTGTGACACTGGGCCTGCGTGTGGGCGATCTTTTACGCCTTACCGTGGATGATGTGTGGGATTGTGAGCACAACTGCCCGCGCCACCGCGTAATTATCATCAATGAAAAGACCGGCAAGCGCACCAATGACCTGATTACCCCGCTGGCAGCAGGCGCGATTACCGCCCTGATTGAAGAGATGCGGGGCCGAACCATGAATGTGCTGAAGCCGGGCTGGCCATTGTTCCAGAGTATGCGCAGCCCCAAGGGAGTGCCGCAGCCGCTGGATGAAACCCAGGTGTGGCGGATCTTGAACCAAGCGGCCAAAGAGTGCGGTATTAAAGAGCATATTAGTACCCACAGCCTGCGCAAGACCTATGGCTATGCTGCAAACCACGCCATGACAGAGGCCGGACTGCCGGCTGGCCAGGTGATGGAAACGCTGCAAAACAAGTTCCACCACAGCAGCCAGAGCATTACGATGCGCTACATTGGCTTGAGCCAAGAGCAGATTGATGCAACGGCAATGGCGGTAGATACAGTGTTGGGAGTGCCACAGTTGGCTACTATATAGCAATGCCCATTAAATTTGGGTGCCTGGCAAGCACCCACTTTTTTACTTTTGCTAAATACAAGTTTTCGCAAATGAAGGAGGCAAATAATTTATGAAAAATCACAACACAGGCACCATCAATAGCTCCGCTAGGTATTGTTTGGTAAAACCGGGCGACAAGGTACGAATCACCAAAACACACCGGACAGGTATACACCAATATTTGGCCTGCGAGGGCGATACATTCATAATTACCAAAGTAGTGGACAATCAGATCCCCTATGGGCGGTGGCTGCAGCCGAGCGGTATGCTGGCGGTCAGGGAGCTGAAGCTTGACCCAAACTGCTGCACGTTAATTACGCCGGAGGAATGTGGGACACCGGCTACTACACCAGAGCCAACCACGCTGCGCAGTGTGACGATTGATGTGAGCGACCCAAAGGCAGCACATAAGGCCGTGGATGATGCGTGCGCGGAGTACCAAGCCAGCCGGACGAGCCGCTGGAGCACGGCAGAGACATGCAGCGCAAAACTGAGCGCCCGGAAAATGATGGCCACGCTATGTGAGCAGGGTGTCAGCATGGTTTGGTTTATTGAATCAGATCCAGACCTCCAGCACGTTTGCTTGGAATGCGACAATGGCACGCCAGATACATGGGCGAAAAGTCATGGCTATTCTACCAACTATGTGCAAATCACCTTTAACGAGAATGTAGACTTCAATGAATGGATTGGCCGTTACGCCTGTCTGTGCGCATTGACGGGCACCCCTGTTGCCGATGTCGTTATGCGCAGCATCAAAATTGACACTTGAATAATTAACAAAGTTTTGGAGGTAAAAAACCAATGAAGAAAATTCCAACCTTATATAAGCGCGAATTCAGTGGCCACAAGATTACCGGAATCCGTGACGAGATTACGCCGGGCTGTGAGGCGGCACTGACGGATGAGAGCATTGCCACATTGAAGCTTGACGGTGCCTGCTGCACGATTATTAACGGCGAATTCTACAAGCGCTTTGATGCAAAGCCGGGCAGAGCAGTGCCGGAGGGCGCAATCCCATGTGACGATCCAGACCCAGTAACTGGCCACTGGCCCCACTGGGTGAAAGTGGCGGCAGATAACCCCGCGGACAAATGGTTTGTGGCGGCACGAAACAACAGCTGGGATAACCTGCCGGATGCAACCTATGAGGCGATTGGACCGCACTTCCAGAAGAATCCCTACGGGCTGGACAAGGACGTGCTGGTGCGGCATGGCACGATCAGTATTGATATCCCAGACCTAAGCTTTGAGAAAATCCGGCGCGGGTTGGAGTTGGCCGCCATGGAGGGCATCGTGTTCTGGCATGAAGGAGCGCCGCTGTGCAAAATCAAGCGCAAAGACTTTGGCTTTAAGTGGCCGGTGACGCAAGACGAGCTGAACGCGGAGTTTGGGGCAAATAATCCTGATCCGTGCAAGTTGGTGCGGCGGACGGCGGCTATGTACAGCAGGCATGAACTGCCAGCAGATACGACCAAGATGTTTGAGGCTGAATATGAAGCCGCCAAGGAGGAAGCGCAGGCATGAAAATTATTGACTTCGAACGCAAGGGCAACCTAGTACGGTTCTACCTGGGCGATGATGACCTGGTGGAATGGTACGGCGATGACTGGGATGATACGCCGTATGAACATAACGCGGAACGGGTTTATGACGAATACATCAAAGGTTACTGCGATATGATGTTCCCGTTTGACGACCTGGTACTGGAACCCTGCAGCGGGACCTGCGACAGCGGCTGGTGCAAAGACGATATGGTGGCGCAAAAAGTGCCCTGTATTATTCAGGTGCCGGCTGCAGTACATAGTGACAGCTTTGATGAAAGTTTTGACCACTGGGTAGGGGCCAAGGGCGTACATAAATTTTATTTTGGCGACCATATGGAGCCGAGCGCTACAGCTACTACCAATCCTCATTCTTGAATAATAACTTTGGAGATTTTTAACAATGGAACAGACATGCTTTAGATATTCCGTACAGCCACAGATGGAACACATTAAGGATTACACCCATACAATCGCCGTAATGTTTGAAGACATGGTAGATTATGCAGACCGCAATGGCCTTGACCGGAACGAGGTAGTAAGCGAGATGCTGCACGACATGAACGCCATGAGCGGTTACTGCGATATGAATAAATACCGGCCGTTGCCGGAATAAAAAAGGTGCGGCATGACGATTGAATTATGGCGAGGCAGCTGAACGTCCGCAAGCAATTTGATTTTGAATAATGGGGTCAAGGACAGTGACACCCATATTTTTACAAGGAGATTTTTTATGGGAAATTTGCAGGTATTTGATATCAAGGAGTTTGTGAACCGTGGCAACGGGCATGCCGGAACCCAGACCCTGATCACACCCAAGGGACGCGAGACGTTCCGGCTGCTGATGGAAGCCGAAGGACTGATTGATATGCCGGACGACGCTGAGGACATGGCCGATGCTGGTTGAAACAATTTATACGGGTATAAAGATTTGCGCTTTGGCTAGTGTGTGCGCCTATGGCTGGCTGAGAGTACAGCAGGAACGCAAAGCTGAGATGGCTAAAGAACAGGCAGAAAAAACTACATGCAAGAATTGCTGTTACTGTAGGATGATTATGACTGATAGCCGGATTGTCTGCGAACTAGAAGAGAAGCCGACAGAACAACCTGCCCATTGCACGCTATTTACAGAATGGCCTGAAGACTACGCGTCTAGCTTATGTTTATACTGCAAACACTGCAAAAACTATGGCAAGTTTTTTGTTCGTTGCGATATAAGCGGGTTGCGTGATAAAGCCGAAATTACCTGTATTAACTATGAAAAGCGCCGCAAATACTTCCCAGATCTAGGAGGAATACACTAATGACCAATGAAGAATTTGAAATCCGCAAGAAAGAGACTGCCAGTAACCTGCAATTATTGCTTGACGAGATGCGGCAGCTGCACGACTGGATTGTGCTTAACCCGGTAAAAGAAGTCACACAGGAAGACTATAAGGACTGGGAGAATTCGTTCGGTGCTCTACTTGACAGTTTCGAGATCTTAGACTGCAACTAATAAGGAGAAACTTTATGTCAAAGTTAAAAATTGCCAGTGCCATAACTTACGCTTGCGCTGCAGCCACTGCGGTATTGGCTGTTGGAGCCGCCGTACACTTTGCCCTTTACTTAGAAGCTAAAGCGCCAAAGGCTGTAGACACAGCTGCTGTATATACCACGCACAAGATCTCCTACGCATTCCTTGAAACGCGGCCGTATACAAACCGGTATGGTGGCATTTGCGGCGCTGACACATACCTGCACTGCGGCGTGATACAGGATGATGGGAGCATAAAAGAAGAAACCGAGGATGTAGATTACGTCACCATAAAATATTCTGATGAAGATTACAGCTACAAGGCCGACTTTTACGACCGCACCACATACGACAATGAATCGTTCGAAGATCGGTATACCAGCACGGTGTACTACCTGACCGACGAGATGATGCGGGACCTGGGTACTGGAGGCAGCATATGAACGAGGCGTGGGAATCTACAGTGGACGCTATACTGATGATTTACATATATGGACCGTTGATGCTGTTGATGTTGGGGATTAACTGTACGTTGTTGATTTTTAGCGTGTGGAAGATGATAACAATAGCAAAACACATCGCCAAGAGATATTACGAAAAGTTCATATGTAAAATCTTCATGAACAATAAAAACGAAAAATAAGGTGAAAAAATTTTTATGGCACGACTGATTGATGCGGAGGAGTTTGAGGCGTACTGCATTGAGCGCGACCCGAAGTATTCAGAGGCCGAATGGCAGGCTTATCTGGATGGGGTACAGCGGGTTTTGGAGGCCATTGATGCGGCACCCACCATGACAAAATATGTGCGGTGTGAGGATTGTGACGAGGTGGTGAACTCCATTATATGCCCAGATTTATACTACTGCATGCTGCACGATTGCCCAACAACAAAGGAGGGATTTTGTAATGAAGGGCATATCCAATAAACGATACAGAGATCTTATGGAGATATCAAATCTGTATCTGCGTGGAGAGAAAACACTGGATGAGGTTGTGGATGCAATCAGGCTGATGCTGGCATATGACATGTGGACAAAAATGTTTGAGGAAGCCGATGTTAAAGTCGATGCCATTGGCGGACATGGCCCTGCAAGCCCCTATGACGAGCCTTTGGTGGCGAAAACAAACTATTCAGCCCAGCTAAGATACGAGCTTGAAGCGCCTGTACGGAGGGCTAAGGAGGTGAATAAAGCATATGACAAGGCTTGAAAAATTACAAAGCGCAACGGCGGATGATCTGGCCAGTCTGTTTACCATCATGGACGACGAGGGTGAATACCTGCCGCTGTTGATGCCGATGAACCTGGTGAAAGATCCTGACAACCTGGACGAAATTATTCAGAGCCAGAGCGAATGGCTGCAGGGCGAATATTGGCCGGGAGATTTTGGGCTGGGCTGTTTTGATGAACCGGTAATGCCTGAACCAGCGATTTATTCATAACCTGCGATACCACACGGTATAACATGACCTGAGACGCGCAGGGACGCGCTGTGGGGCCACAATACAAGGAGATACGACATGCGATACATAAACCAGCAGGATGCGTTAAAAGCGCTGGGAGACGAGCCTGAAAGAACTATTTAACGAAAAAGGAAAGAGCGTGATTTTATCAGCACCGGATCGGCCAGGACTAAATAAACGAGCCGTGACCTGCAACGGCCTGAAAACCAGAGGAACATACCAATGGCTTGACTTGAACGGATAGCGCTACGATCCTGGACTATTTTTGAACCGACACGTTACGGCCTGGGCGATTGTATAAAACCAGGAACGAAAAGAACAAGGAACGATCCCACCAGAACCCATGCGCCCACACAGTCATGAGGTGCGGTTACACAAACAAAAAAACGCGAAGAACTCAAGGACGCGATTGAACCAAACCCTTTGCACCATAACAACCTTTACGCAACTACGAAAGCGGAACGCAGTAACTTGCAGGAACGCAGTAACAACCAAGAGAACGACCTCATGCGCCCACACAAGAACAAACGCCGGGGAAACGAGCCGCTTATAACATTAACGAGAGATTTATAATTACATCCTATTTTCACGCAGTTTTAGGGGGTGGTTTTGAACCTTAGTGCTATCAATGACACGCAATTTTTAGGCCGTTTTCTGAACAAACCCTTCAAAAACAGGGTCTCAGAGCTTTTTAACGCAAGCAATGACACGCAATTTTCAGGGCGATTTTAATGATTAGGAGCGATAAGTAAGAATGTTTATTAAGGAGGATCGGATCAATGATTTTTACATCCAGGTGCCCGCTGATCTGATTTTTTTGAAAGATGTAAAAGAAATCCTACCCGTTTATTTGGCGCTTTATATGCGGGCAGTGCCAGTTTACGAGGATGAAGAAGACATCTGGACCATTGCTACAATCGCTGAGATTACAAACACAACAGGCACGTTTGGGGTTGGCAAGAAGAGAAGAGAACAACACAACCGAGTGATTAAGGCGATACAGTATCTTGAAGAGGGTGGAGTAGTGCATACAGAGGATTTTGATCCTAGTAAGCCTTCAGAGCTGTTTCGATACCGTTTCTGCCCGGATATGAAAGATGTGTTTATGACGGGAAATGGAACGTTTAGTTTTGCTCTTCTTGGATGTAAAGAGTACCACGTTTTGCGCAAGCTAGTTCTGGCTGAATGCCCGGATGGGCGTGGGGCGGAAACCTTGTTTAGGGTGTATCTTTACTTTAACTACCGCCGTACATTGTGGCAGAAAACTTACATCAACGAAAGCTCAGGCACACTCCCTGTGTGGGTGGGAGTTTTAAGCGGTGTGGCCACAGAACTACGTTATCATACTGGAACGCTAACAAACGCAGTTAAAGATCTTTATAGTTTAGGGTTGGTTACGCCTTGTTACGGAGTGATTCCTGAAGGAATTGGTGTGAAAGGCAAACCCGATATGATGGTTGCTTTGAATCTGCTGTGCGATGAAGAAGGCCCTGCTAAGGCCATCTGGAATGCACAAGGCAGGTACCGTAAAAAACCAGGAAAAGAGCATTCCCGGTGGTATCCCGTTGGTAGCTGTAAGCCGTCAAAGGGAAAAGGTGAAGGTGCTGAGATGACAGAAGAGATGACAACGCCGGAGATTAAAGTATTGAATAATGACGGCCCCAATATTGTTGTGCCAGATGAAAGCAAGCCACATTTAATCTCTAGTATCTTTTTTAATTCAGCGATTTAACCAACAATAAAAATATTTTTTTTGGAGGTATAAAACTTTGAACAAGAAAGAAGCTGAAACTTTGTTGATACTGACAAATTTTCTGCATGACCTGTGGCAGGGATTTAAGGCCATGGTGCTGGTTGGAAGCTGCATTGTGGTGATCCGGCTGGCGTTGCAGATGTTGGGCACTATGGCCACGGTTGGAATTTTTGTGGCGCTGCCAGTTTTGTACGCGCTGCTGTGGGCGGCACTTTCCCGTGAAGCGTTTGACAGCGGGCGGGTTAGCATTGAAAAGATTTACAACCTGGAAAAAGCCGAGAACAAAGAGGATAACCCGAATAACAAGGAGGACGAGTAATGTTCGCACCACCACTATATATTGTGCGAAAGTTGAACCTGACCTACATTATCAATCATGACTATAACATCCAGATCAGCCAGGAGGAGGAAGAGCGCTTTTATGTAAAGCAGGGTGATAACATGCTGTTCCGGCAGATCCGGCTGCTCACATACGAGAGCAACGAGTACAACCGGTTTGTTGTGTTTGTGGATTGCGTGGGTGGCCAGAACAAGAAGGCGGCCATGAAGCGGTTGATCCAGCACGGGTTTAAGATTGGAAAGCAAGAGTTTGTGCTGAGTGAACGCAGCGCCAGTATGGTGCGGCAGGGTATCTTGAGCTTTGTGGACAGGCGGTTGGCCCACGACCTTGACGTGAGAATCACGATGGGAATACAGATCCAGGAAACAGTATTGAGTAAATTTTACGCTTATCGCGGCCTGATGTATTCCAGCTGCCACTGCATTGAGAACTGGTATCCGACCATTGTGGTAGTGCCGGACTGCTTTGTGACGATACCAAACCAGAACATTAAATATGTATATGACCGCAAGATCCAGTTCAAAGACCGCAAGACCGGGGCTGACCGTGAGTGGGTGCAGAAAGACATTGCAGAAACTACCCGCGACATTGAGATAAACGCCTTTGATGGCTGCGGGATTGCACACCCCAAGATTATGCAGGAGATACAGCGGCGGTTGGGCAGTGAAACACCTGTGACCAGTGTTGTGTGGCGGATGCCGTACTTTAAGGGTGTACTGAACCAGATGGATTATGAAACGTTTTTTGCAGAACGCGGGGTACGATTCATCAAAGACATTTGGGGCGTGGAACACGATGTAAGCCCCGGCGCGGAACCCAAGATTATTGCGTGTGAGAGCATGTACAAGGGGTACAAGTATTTTAAGAAGACCGGCACGATTGCGGACTGGGAGGAATACTGGTACCAGTTCAAGAAGAACAAGCACTGCATTGGCATTGCAAAGTGGCAGTTTGATATTGACACAGAACCGCTATACACCCGCGGCAACTACCAGATTTTGCAGGACCTGGATTTGCCGGTGGACGAGTTTGAGCACCTGGCAGATTACAGCATTGATTGGGTTGAAAAGATTGAGAACGGTGACCCGGTATACACCTACTGCTTTTTGGGCATGCTGGCTGATCGGCACAAACCGCTGAATAATTATTGCGCGGCGATTTTGAAGAACCCGGAGATGCTGAAAGAGGAGGGGGTGCGAAAGTACATAACCAACCTGCTTGGAAAATATAAGGACGACATGAAGTGCGGCAAGTTGTGGCTACGCGGAAGCTTTAAGTTCTTAGTGCCTGACCTGATTATGCTGATGGAACACATTGCCGGCCTACCCTTGAAGGGAGCGCTGGAGGCGGATGAGTTTTACAGTTTTGACAGAACAGGAACAACGCTTGGCGAACGGCTGATTGAACGCAACCCACACATTTGCAAGAGCGAGCATGTAATCCTGAAGGGCGTGACCAACCCGCTGCTGGAAAAATATTGCGGCCAGTTGGTGAACACGTTGATTGTTAATTGCAAGAGTATTACCCCGCAGAGATTAAATGGCGCGGATCGAATGATGGTCCGGGGCTGTGGTAACACAGCATTTGGAACGGTGTGAACCCCTCGTCAGGGGTGTGGCCCATATGGGCTGCTAACAGGGAATGCCTGCCTGAGAGACGGCAGGAGAATCCTGTGGCTTGTGTGATTTTTTATAAAAAAGGAGGTGGAAAGATGGAAAGAGAATATAAGAGAGCCAATTATTATGGTCTTGATTACCTTATATATAATGACGGAACAATTATTGGTCCAGAACGCGGTGAATTGAAGCAGCGTGTGAACCACGATGGCTACATGGAAGTAACTCTAGGCACTTTGACGAATAGACATTCAAGGGTTAAGGTTCACCGTATTGTTGCTGAACGGTTTGTGCCAAACCCTAATGGTTATCCTGAAGTGAATCATATAGATTTTAACAGGGCGAATAATGTTGCATCGAATTTAGAGTGGACAACACACCAAGCGAATGTTGAGCACTCTAGTAGGCAAGGGCATTATAAACGCCATGCTGGTGAAGATAATGGCAGGGCTAAAACAAACTGGGAAACGGTAAGGGCTATTCGGAAAGAATATACTATGACGCCTGACATCCCAGCACTTGCTGCTAAATACCATATGTCTCGAAGCACGATGGATAACATTGTAAAAGGATATACCTGGAAAGAATAATAGCTAACACACGAGCTGCAACGACTATCTGGGATGAGTGTACCAGAGCAAGGCTGCTATTGACACGCAGTTTGGAGCGCACCGCTGCCGGGAGACCGGTAGAAGATATAGTCTACACCTGCAAAAAATGACGTAGGTGTGTACGACGGGGATTTGGTCCTAGTATTAAATAGCCCTTTGATGATGAAGGGTGTGGACAGGAACGCAAAAATTGTAATTGACATTGAAGATAAAGTAACTGCGCTGGCGGAGAAGGACACGATCCAGAACCGCACGGCGTGCATTATGCGCAGCTTGAAGAGTTTGATTGGTGAGATTTCCAATTACGCGAGCTGCTACCACAACAAAACACCAAAAACCGAGAAGCAGAAAGAGACATACGCCCGGTATGTTGATCTGCTCTCCATAACCAACGGTAAAGCTATTGACTTCGCCAAAACCGGTGTGTTATACCCGGTGCCGCGGCAGATTGCCAAGTATGGCAGACCTTTGCCGTATTTTATGAAATATGCAAGCCCGTATTACAAGCGGATGAAGCGCCTGAGCTGCGCCCACAGCAACATGAACAAGATGTGTTGGGTTATTGAAAAGTGGGCGGACGGGCTGCGCCACAAAAGGAGTGACGGGTTTGATTACACAATTATGATTGACGCGGAGGTGGGATTTAGCCAGGAGCATTTTGATGCGATTGAAAAAATCTACTTTGAGTTTAATAAGACGGTAGCCGAGCTGGCAGAAACTGAACACCATTGCCGTTACTTTGACCGGTTCAAAGATGAGCTGGAGGCTGAGGGTGTTACAAAGGAGTTTGCCGCCAACTTTGAGGTTGACTGGCAGCTGTACTATAACAAGTTCCGTGCCCGGTGTGCAGAGATTTGCCTTGACCCCAAAGAACTGGCCAACATTGCCGTGATGCTTTGCTACCAGAAATACCCCCGCCGCAGCAAGAAGTTTATGTGGGTGGTGGCCGGCACCGGCATTGTGGAGAACATCCAGCAGGTGAACATTTGCTTGCCGCAGCTGTGCGATGACGGTGAATACGAGTACCTGGGTAAGCGTTATGCCCTGGTGCCGGTTGGCAACGAACTGAACATTGAACCGATTGAAGGAGGAGAGTGGTAATGTATTACAGCTATTATTGCAATGAAAAGATGCTGCTGGATAACTTTGACGATTACAATGAAAGCCCGCGGCTGTTACGGCGGCTGTTGGCGCAGAGTGGGTATGAGCCAGATTTTTGTGCAGATATGCAGCTGGCCCATACAGACCCCAAGTACATAAGGCAGTATGACCGGTTGGACCTAATCCAGCAGTACAAGAAAAAACAGCTGAAGAAGTGTGGACTGCGGCAGGTTGACAAGATCTACCTTTATGAGAGCGACCTGACTTACATCCGGCTGGCGATCCGTACTTATGGGCTGACGCAGCGACAGGTGAAGGTTTTGCTTGGCGTGATTGTTATGTGCCGGCTGAATGGTAGTGACACGCTGGATCTGATGAACCGATACAGGATCAAACAGTTCTGCTCTTGCTTTGGGCGAGATGTGACAGCGATACATATTGATGGCGTGAACTGGTGGGACGGTTATGAAGCGCCGGTGGAGCTGGATGTGCTGAGTGATAAGTGCGGAATATTGAACCGAATTACTTGCAAGCCGGGTCCGGGGCGGATTGGCTGTTTGTATGAGTACCCGTTTTATGATCACAAAAGCGAAGGTGTTTACTGCTGGGATGTGACGGCAGAGAACAACCGGTTGGATATGGATAAATTGTGCGCAGAGATTGGGCTGTTTGACAACCGGTACTGCGAAAAGTGTGGGGAAGAGATCGCGTGGAATGCCAAGGCACACTACTGCAAGACCTGCGCGGAATTGGAGAAAAACGCCAAGACGTTGGCCCGCGTGATCCGCTACAGAAACAAAAATAATACCTTGTAACGCTTGAAGCTGAAACCCCCTATATATGATTATAGAGGGTAGAGTGCCCCTGACCATTATGGCCGGGGGTTCTTTTATTCTCAGATTATTTTTTTATAAGGAGATTTTTGAAGATGATTGTTATTTCTAAGGAAGAAGCAAAAATGTTGCGCAAGAAGTTCCCCGGTGTGCATATGGTTACGACCGTGAACAAGACGATGGTGGACGAGCTGCCGTATGTGCTGCAGGCTTTGCCCAACAACTATTTTGCGCAGGAAGCTTTGGCTGAGATGGAGCGTGACCAGCGCCGCACCGGAATTGTGAATACACGGGGTGACGTGAATGCTTGAACTGCACAAGCTTGCCAAGGAAACTGACAATGAATACATCTACCGCATTTGTGCTGCCAAGGACCAGATTGGCACCTGGGACGATGTGGCGGATGTAATCAATAAAGAGCTGGGCCAAGACAAGGATGAGTGCGTATACCGCAAGAACTGGAAGGCGTTCAGCATGCTGGCGCACGCCAGTGAAACCAACTTGAGTGACGCCCAGCAGATTTTGGGCGAGATTAAAGAGCAGCGCCGCGAGCTGGAGAAAGAAAAGGTTAAGCTACGGGACGAGCGCAATGAAGTGAGCCGCCTGATGCGGGTACAAGCCCGTGGAGAGAGCATGCGAGAGCTGATTGAACGGCGGTTCAGCGCTTATAAGCCGGAGACTTTTGAACACATTGGGGTAGTTAGTACAGAAGCACTGACGACCGACCTGATTGTTCACCTGACCGACCTGCATGCGGGAGTTAAGATTGAGAACCTTTACAACAGCTTTGACCAACAGGTGCTGCGTGCCCGGTTGAAGCGCTATGCGGAAAAGGTATATGTGATCCAGCAGCGCCACAATGGCCAGAACTGTTTTTTGGTGCTGGGCGGCGACCTGGTAAACGGTGAGATCCACCTAAACAACCGGTTGGAAAACAACGAGAATGTAGTGGACCAGGTAATTAGCGCTGGGGAAGCCGTGAGTTGGTTTGTGGCTGAACTGAGCCGCATGTTCGAACATGTATACATTTATAGTGTGCCGGGCAACCATAGCCGGGTGTTCCCCGCCAAGGAGGATAACCAGCACGGTGAATACCTGGACAAGCTTGTGACTTATATTGTGGACGCACGCTGCGTGGCACTGGGCAATGTAGAAACCTACCAGAATACGATTGACGAGACGATCGCGGACTTTATGGTACGCGGCCGACTGGTGTATGCAGTGCATGGTGACAAAGACACACCGGGCAGCGTGGTACAAACCTTGACTATGATGACAGGTGATAAGCCTGACATTGTGCTGATGGGACACCGCCACACCAATGCCCTGACGACTGTATACGATACGAAAGTATACGAAAGCGGCTGTGTGGATGGCGCGGACAGCTACTGCATGGATAAGAGATTGCGAAATAAACCGGAGCAGAACGTGCTGGTGGTGAATGCTTACGGCGTGGACTGCTGTTACGATATTACGCTGGATTAGAGCGTGGGATTTTTTTTGATGAGAGGGGATGGTTTAGAGTGGGTGAGTATGAGAAGAAGCAGCCCGAATACTTTTGCAGTTATTCGGCGCGGCTTACGAATTTTTTGAAGGCGTTTGGTTTGAGCTATGAGAGCCGGCAGATGAACCCCATTACCCAGACAAGCTACTGTGTGTTTAAGCGCAGCCAGAAATTGATGGATGTGGTGGAGTTTTGGAACGAGTGCCGGAACAACTTCCGTGATTATGATGAGAACGGGAACCGCGCCGATAAGGCGGGTGACTGAACATGGCCGGAAGACCGAAAGGCTCTAAAAATAAAGCTACAATTTTACGAGAAAACGCAGAAGCGCAGGCCAAGATCCGCCGCATGATGGCAGAGGACGATGGGCCTGCGTATTTTGTTTGTGCCTGTTGCGGCAAGCGGTTCATGCACCAGAAGGATAATTTTTCCCCTGCGCAAAGCGAGCTGTGGCGAGGGAACAACCATTACTTCCCGGTATGCAAAAGCTGCATGGACAAGCTGGTTGACCATTATACCCAGGCGCTGGGCAACGAGGATGAGGCCATGAAGCGGGTGTGCATGCTGTTTGACATTTATTACAGCGAGGGCCTGCTGAAAAGCACGGCAAAGCACGCCCCGAACACAAGCCGGATGACAGCTTGGATCAGGCATTGCAACATGACCCAGAACCATGGCAAAACCTTTGATACCTACCTGGAAGAAATCAACGGGCGGGTGATCAATGATGTAAGTGATATCAGCGAGACACGACCAAACGGCGGCAAGGTAAGCCAGCGCATGGTTGGGTTTTGGGGGCCAGGGTTCAACGAGGCCGAGTATGTGCGGCTGGACAATGAATACAAGGACTGGATTACCCGGTATGAGTGCTCCACCAAGGCGCAGGAAGAATTGTTCAAAGCGATCAGTATGGCGCAGATTATGCTGACCAAGGCATACCAGACGGGTGACACCAAGAAGGTAAAAGAGGCCAGCGATACTTTGCAGAACCTGCTGGGTAGCGCCAATATTAAGCCGAACCAGACGAACGATAATGCGCTGGCAGAGGCAAATACCTTTGGCACCTTGATTAAAAAGTGGGAAGATAAAAAGCCGATCCCGGAAGCTGCGCCCGAATGGCGGGACGTGGATGGGATTGGTAAATATTTCCGTACTTGGGTGACAGGGCCAATGATGGAACTGTTCAAGATCAAGAACCCGTGGCAGAAAGAATACGAGGAAGGCATGGCACCTTATACGGCGCACCGACCTGAATACACCGGCGGAGAAGAGGAAGAGAACGAGAGCATCCGCAACGCCATTTTTGGCACCCCTGGTGAGTGAGGTGGTGCGTTAAATGGTGAAGAAAACTGCAAGAGAGGTTACGGAAGATAAGACAAGCCGGATCATGAATGCCGTGGCGCTGTGGGCCAGCTTTTACCGGGCGAACCCGCAGAGGTTTTGCAAGGATTATTTGAACGTAAACCTGAAGATGTTCCAACAGATTTTGATTTATTGCATGGCGCTATGCACAAATTTTTGTTTTATAGCGGCGCGTGGTCAACACTAGGCCCCCAGGTTGGGAAACCAGCTTGAGAGAACCGGACAAAATCGGTAGAGGCTGTAAAATGCTAATACCGAGATAACCTACCTTTTTAATAGAAGGAGGTATTGTAACGCATAGGCAGTGAACCTGTTACTGACAGAATATAATCCGCCCACGAGTGCCCGGCACCCTTAGAGGGTGAAAATGTATGCTGAACTTATGGGAAACCATAAGAACTACCGGATAAAAAGCCGGTAGGATAACATTATTGCTAGGCAAGACGTTCCTATGTGCAATTTTCTGCTGTTGGAAAGCGATCTTGTACCCAGGCAGCTTGATTGTGATTGCGAGCAAAACGCGAAACCAGGGCAGCTTGGTACTGAAAAAGATTGAGCAGGAGTTGGTGCCGCGAAGCCCATTACTGCGCAGTGAGATAAAAGATATAACGATAAACCAGAGTGTGGCGAAGATAACCTTCCGCAATGATAGCGTGATTGAGGTTGTGACCGCCGCAGATACTGCCCGTGGCGGCCGTGCGAGTTTGCTGATCATTGACGAGTACCGCATGGTTGACAAGGAAGTGCTGGATCTGGTTTTGAAGAAGTTTTTGAACTACATCCGCCACCCCGGCTACATGGATAACCCCAAGTATGCTCATTTGGCGGAACGCAACCAGCAGATGTACCTAAGCTCTGCATGGTTTGAACAACACTGGTCATGGGATTTATGCAAGGATTACTTTGTGAACATGTTTGACACCACAAAAAATTACTATTGTTTCCGATTCCCGTACCAGATGAGTATTAAGGAAAACCTGCTGCTGAAGAGCCAGGTAGAAGACGAGATGACAGAATCGACGTTTTCTGACATACGGTTCCGCATGGAAAATGAGGCGCTGTTTATTGGTACGACAGACGGTGGGTTATTTAGCTTTGACGACATTAACAAGCAGCGCAAGATCATAAAAGCGTTCTATGCGCCAAACATGATTTTGAACAATAAGGCGGCTTGCCAGTTGCCGGCCAAGAAGACCGGCGAGAAGCGGATTTTGACGGTCGATATTGCCCTGATGAGTTCTAAGCGCCGCGACAATGACGCCACTAGCATCTTTTTGAATAGTTTGGTGCCCGACAGTACAGGCAAGTGTACCAGCAACATGGTGTACACCGAAAACTGCGAGGGTATTATTACGCAGGATTTGGTGCTGAAGTTACGCCGCTACTTTAAGTATTTTGAGTGTGACTACATTGGCATTGACGCAAAGGGCCTTGGTGCTCCCATTATGGATCTGCTGATGCACGAGTGTTATGACCCGGAGACGGGCGAGACATACCCGCCGCTGAATTGCTGCAATAACCCGGATTTCCAGGAGCGGTGCCCCGACAAGACGGCACCCAAGGTGATTTGGGCGATCATGGGCAGCAGCCAGTTTAATAATGACGTGACAATTGCGTTGCGAAGCGGAATCCAACAGGGGAGAATCCGGTTTTTGGAATCCGAATATGACTGCGAAGAGATTTTGCGGGCGAACATTAAAGGTTACGACAAGCTTTCACCCATGGAAAAGATGGCGCTGCAGATGCCGTACATCAATACCGGATTGGCTGTAAATGAGCTGGTGAACCTGGAATATGAAGCAACGAATAATTTGATCCGTGTGCATGAGAAGCCCGGCGCACGCAAGGACCGTTACAGCAGCCTGAGCTACAACTATTACATTGCGCTGCAGGTTGAACGCATGATGAGTAAAAACTTTATGCGCAATAAGAAGATTGAAATAAACTTTAGAGCACCCAGACTGCGGCATTAAGGAGGCGGCTATATGGAAGAAATACAGCAGAAAAAGGTCGCCATGATCAGCCCGGACGGCAAGAAAAGCTTTGTGCCATTGACGGAATTTATGAGTAAGGTGCGGTATGCGAACCTGGCAAACGTGAAGATCCGCGACCTGGTAAATAACCGCGACTACAACCCTACTTATAAAAAGTACACCAAGAGCCAGATTGTTACCTATTTGGGGAACCCGGCCAACTATGAAGTGCAGCTGCGTCAGATGAGCCAATACCTGTTCAATATTTCGAACTATTACAGGCGGCTGATCCAGTATTTTGCCAACATGAGCACGTTCAGTTACATTGTGGTGCCGTATGGCGTTGATTATTCCAAGAATGTGAACCTGCAAAAGTTCAAAAAAGGTTACTATGCGGTGACGGCACAGTTGGAAAAGATGAACCTGCGGCACGAGTTCAGCCGGGCGTTGATGGTGGCGTTCCGTGATGATGTGTATTACGGATACGCATGGGAAACGAACGACAGCTACACCTTCCAGCAGCTGGATGCAGACTATTGCAAGATCAGCAGCATTGAGGATGGTGTATACAACTTTGCGTTCAATTTTTCTTACTTTGATTCCCACAATGAGCGATTGCCAAATTTTCCGCCGGAATTTACCACGATGTACAGTGCGTACCAGAAGGATTCCGGCTTGAAGTGGCAGGAGTTGTCAAGTGAAAATTCTATCTGTTTGAAAGTAAACGAGCAGACGTATGTGCCGATCCCGCCGTTTGTGAGCTTGTTCAGCGCACTGGCGGATATTGAAGACTATCGGGCGATCAGCAAGGATGCCAGTGAAGTGAATAATTACAAGGCGTTGGCGCTGGAGATCCCGGTGGGGGATGACGGTACATTTTTGATTGACTACGACCTGTGCAAAGAGTTTTACGACATGCTGTGCAACGTGCTGCCGGAGAACATTGGCGCGATTATGAGTCCGATGAAGATCAGCAGCTGGGACTTTGAAAAAAGTGGAGCTGTAAGCGGCAGTGACGATGTGGCAAAAGCCGAAAATTCGATGTGGAAACAGGCGGGTGTAAACAACATCTTGTTTGGTGGCGGTGAAGACCCCAGCAGTTCAACGCTGAACCTTTCTACTGTGAATGACCAGATGATTGTGTTTGCGATGATGCGGCAGATTGAACGCTGGATTAACCGTAAATTAAAGAGTGTTTCGACGGCAGTTAAGTTTAAGGTAAATATTTTAGATGTGACGTATTTTAACCGGCAGGAAGTGCATGACCGCCTTGTAAAAGATGGCCAATACGGAATGCCGGTGCGCAGTGCCATTATGGCGACAAGCGGATACAGCCCAAGCGATGTGGAGAACATGCAGTACCTGGAAAACACGGTATTGAACCTGTCGGCCAATGAGGTGCCGCTGATAAGTTCCAACACGCAGAGCGCTGCTGACAGTAATGCCGCGACAGATGAAGGCGGACGCCCCACCAATGCAAGTGAGGGTAAGGCGCTGACAGACGCAGGCGAGAACAGCAGCGAGGAAGACCTGGCGACAGGAGGCTGATTGAGCGATGAAGCGTGAAGTTAAGGTGCGCGGCCGTGACGTGGTACTATATTTGCTGCGCCAGAAAAAGAAGCTGGTGCGGGAAGAGCGCGACAGTGGCGGCCATACAGTATATATTTTTGAACTTGACGACGATGATTTGAAGGCTGTGCAGGAGTTTGCCGCACAGCAGAAAAAACGAAATTACTTTTGAGAGACCGCTATGCAAGCGGCCTTTTTTAGTTTACGGGGTGATCGGATGTGAGTGAGCGGTTGAACCGCCTGCCAATTACCTTTGAAAAAACCGGAGAAGTGATGGGCAAAGATACACGTTTTATTAACGTGACGATTGATGTGCTGCATACTGGCGGCAACCTGAACGGATCGCGGTTTGAAAAAGAGGTAGTTGACCGGGCAGCAAAGAGTATTGCGAATACCCCGATCCTTGGATACATTGAGCAAAATGACGATGATGAGCTTGATTTTAAGGGCCACGAACATGAGCTGATTGTGGACGAGGACGGGATTCGATATGTGTATGCCGGCAGCGCTTACGGTGTGATACCGGAGAGCTGCAACCCGCGCTGGGTAAGCCGGGATGACGGCACAGGAAAAACACGGGAATATTTGCGCGTTGACGGGTTGCTGTGGACCAAGTTTGACGATTCCTGTGGGATTTTTGAGCGGGATGTGGTGAAAGGGCAGAGCATGGAGATCACCAACATGGAAGGCTATGTGGATAAAGACGGCTACTATGTTGTGCAGAATTTTGATTTTGATGGCTGCTGCGTGCTTTCCACCACTGACCCGCAAATCCGACCAGCAATGACGGGTAGCACAGTTACGGCGAATTTTACCGCCGCGACGATTGCGAGCCAGGTTAAGGATATGCTGGCGGAATACACAGCTTTACAGAGATCTGAATCCTCCAAGGAGGCTCAGATAGATAATTTTGCGAAAGGAGACGATTGCTTGAAAGAAAAAGAAGAAATTCTGGCTTCTTACGGCATTGACGCTTCTACGCTGGAGTTCTCTTTGGAGGAAATTACCATTGAGGAACTGAAAGCGAAGTGTGAAGAGATGGCTGCAGCAAAATCTGCCGAGCCGGAAGAGCCGCAGGGTGAACCGGAAAGTGAGCCGGCCGCAGAGCCTGCTGCTGAACCTGCAGAACCCGAACCCCCGGCAGAACCGGAACCCGCTGCGGAACCGGAAAGCGGCGAACCTGCTGCGGATTACAGCCTGAACCTGTGCGACAAGCTGAACGAAGTAAACGAGGCCATTAGCGCTGAAACCATGATTGACCCGTGGGGCTATGAAGTGAGCCGCTATTGGCTGCAGGATGTGCAGGATGACCTTGCCGTTGTGATGGATTGCCAGGATTGGAAGATCTACAGCTTTACCTTTACCATGGATGGCGACAACGTGAAAGTTGATTTTGCCAGCAAGAAACGCATGAAGGTAAAGTACGAAGCCTGGGATGAAGGCAGTGCCGATATTGGCGTGCCCGCGCTATACAGCACCATGGGCGACAAGGCCAAAGAGCAGACCGAAAAACTGGAGGCTGCCAACAAGCAGTACAGCGAACTGAAAGCAGAGTATGACGAGATGAAGCCGAAATATGATGCTTACGTTGCGGCCGAGGCTGCTGCTGCCAAAGAAGAAGAGAGCGCTAAACGCGAACAGCTGTTTGCCGTTATGGATCAGAAGCTGGATGGCGATGCTGATTATGCCAAGCTGCGAGATAACAAGACGATGGAGTTTACCGTTTTGGAAGATGCTTGCTACAAGCTGTTGGGCAAAAAGGCCGCTGAGTTCAGTTATGTTCCGCCCAAAGAAAAGAAGGGCGAGGTAAACAAGGTACGGTTTGGCGTGAATGGCACCCAGAAAACAGAGAAGCGCTATGGCGACCTGTTTGAACGTTACCTGCATACAAAAGAGTAAAAAAAGGAGTTACATATTATGGCTAACATTAAACATGCTGTTGTTGGCACCGATATGCTGGTTGGTTCCAGCAACGCTGCCTACCTGAAGAGTGTTGTTTTTTACAAGGATGGCAGCCCTGCCGCCATTGATAATGGCAACATTGTTGTGATTGGTGATGCGATCGGCCCCGAAACCTACAAGGCTGAAGCACCTGCTGCTGATTCCAAGCGCCCTATGCTGGCCCTGGTTGCCGGTGTTGAGCTGTTTTACGATGAGACCCGCACCCATTACCTGACCGAGTGGGAGAACGAAGCTGGCAAGCCTGTTCGCGTTTACCTGCTGGTTGCTGGCGCTGATTCTTTCCGCGTTACTGCTGAAGCTTTTGACGGTACCCCCGAAAAGGGCAAGTTTGTTGCCTTTGCTGCTGGTTCTACCAAGCTGAAAATTGAGGCTGATGCTTCTGCTGACAATGTTTTTGGTGTGATCAAGCGCGACCCTGTGAAGGTTGGCTTTGGCGATGGCCAGTATACCTATTACATCGTTGATGTGATCGCCTGATTTTTTGTATCAGCGAGTTAGTTATAACTAATTGCTGGTGTGGCCTATGGCTACACCTATCTTTATTGTAAAGGAGTATTAACATGGATGAGAAACTGATTAAGCTGGCCGTTGATGGCTACCATGGCCACCTGGGCGAATACAGCGTGAAAGACAGCCAGGAAGTTCTGCGCCAGGCCATGATTGAGGCTAATAATGGCAAGACCAGCATGAGCTACAAGGATATCCGCGACGGTAAGTGCAGCAACCTGTTTGCTATTACCGAAGTTCTGATTGAAAAAGTCAGTGAAGAGGGCCTGAAGGGTGACGAGTTCTTTACCAATTTTATTGAGGACCGCAATACCGCTCTGGGCGATACCAACATTTTCCATACCACCAAGCCGTGCCTGCTGACTGTTGCCGACATTGCTGAAGGCACCCAGGGCGTTCGCCGTCAGCGCCTGGAAGCCGGCCAGGACATTACCGTGAATACCCAGCTGCGTGCTGTGAAGGTTTACGAGGAAATGAACCGCGTGATGGCTGGCCGTATTGACTTTAATGACCTGGTTGACACTGTTGGCCGCAGCTTTACCCAGTACGATCTGGACAGCGCTTATATGGCATGGACCAGCATGTTCACCAAGCTGGACCCCGTTTATACCCAGAGTGGTTCTTACAATGAGGACAAGCTACTGGACCTGATTGAGCACATTGAGGCTTCTACCGGCGACACCGCTACGATTGTTGGCACCCGCAAGGCACTGCGCAAGATTACCACTGCTACCATGAGTGAGCGGGCCAAGAGCGACCTGTACAGCATGGGTTACCTGGGCCACATTGCCGGCACCTCGATGGTTGCGATGAAGCAGCGCCACAAGATCGGCTCTACTGAGTTTATTCTGCCTGACGACACTGTTTACATTTTTGCCGGCGACACCAAGCCCGTGAAGCGCGTTACCGAGGGTGAAGTTACCATGCTGATGGGCGACCCGATGAACAAGGCTGACCTGACCCAGGAATTCCTGATGACCAAGCGTACCGGTATTTCCATTATTCTGGACCGTGACTTTGGCAGCTACAAGTTTGCCTGATTTTGAGCTGAACGATACCCCTGCCGCAAGGCGGGGCTTTTTTATATAAGGAATATTTTGGAGGTATGTTTTGGCAACTGCGAAGATTACCAATGAGACCATGGTGGAATGCAAGAACGGCACCCATGGCAACTTGTTTTATGCTTCGACCCGCAACCCCGGCTACACCGTTGAGTGGACCGAGTTTGGCGAGGTGCAGGAGATGGACTACGCCGAGCTGCTTGTAATGCGTGGCAGCCAGCCGCGGTTTTTCCGTGATAACTGGATTTTGATTGAGGACGCCAACGTATTGCGCAAGCTGGGTGTGGAACGTTATTACAAGAATGCGCTGACCACGGAGAACTTTGACGAGGTATTTAAGTGGACCCCGGATGAGATCCGCGAGAAGGTGCCCAAGATGAGCGAGGGGATGCGCGACAGCATCCGTATCCGCGCAAAGGAGATGCTGAAGGCAGACCAGCTGGATAGCCGTGCCATGATTAAAGCATTGAACGATGTGCTGGATTGCGATTTGGAAGAATCCGTTGCGTTGGAGGCACCCAAGAAACCCAGAACCCGCAAGAGCGGCGTTGAGATTGTGACGATCGGCGGAACCGAAGAATAATGAGAGGAATGGTGCGGGCCAATGGGCACAAGATACGAGGAAGTTTATGAGCGTTACCGTGGCCAAGTCCGCAACTATGAGTTCCTGGACTACGATGCGGTGACAAGAGAAGCAATGCAGCTGGATCTTTTGAAGATGGCGATCAGCGATTTTGAGGATGTGTGCAAACAGGACCTGAATGACAGGGAAGATGACCTGCTGGAGTTCAACATTACGCTGACGAACCGCGAGAAGGATATTTTGGCACTTGGCATGATTGTGCATTTTGTGCGCCAGTATGTTTATAACACAGACGCATTGCAGAACGGATTGAGCACAAAGGATTTTACGTTGTTTTCGCCAGCCAACCTGCTGGAGAAGATGACGACCCTGCTGACCACGACAGAGCGGCAGCAGATGAAGGAGATTAACCTGTACTCTTTCCGCAATGGGGAAATTTCGAGTTTGACTGAGTGAGGTGGTAGCGTATGAACTATGAGACATATGCTGCTATGCTTGGCAGGCACGGAAGTACGCGGCGTGACCGGATGATTGAAAAGAGCAAACGGGATACGCTGAGAATGGGGCCTGACTCCCCTGCCTATAAAGAGGTAGAGATTGAGGGGGTACCCCACCACATGATGATTATTAGCAGCACGGTGACAAACCAGAAGATTATACGCACCATGCCGGGCGACAACTTTGAGATTGGAAAAATTATGCTGTTTAGTAAAAGCCATTGGCTGATTACAGAGCGCGATGCGGACGATGAAATAACCGTGCGCGGCAAAATTGAGCTGTGTAACCGGAGCATCCAGTGGCAGAACCATGAGACCGGGGAAATTATTACCCGGTGGGCGGTTGTGGACAAACCGTATTTTTCCAACCTGAACGAAGATGTATACATGACCATTTCCAGCCGCGAATTCCAGGTGAAAATACCGTATGATGAGGAATCGGCTTTGCTGGATGTGGGGAAACGCCTGATGATGGAGCAGATTAACGGCAAGCCTAAAACTTACCGTGTGACCTGTGTGGACGCTATGACAGAACGCTACGACTGGAATGACGCCCAGACGGGATTTTTGGTTTTGAACCTTGAACAGGACCAGCATGTGGAAGAACAGGATAACGCCGAAAAGATGCTGTGTGATTACCAGGAGGTAAAGCAGGCACCGGAGGACGGCGAAGTGATTATTAAATACGCGGGCGAACCCAAAGTGCGCATTTGCGGGCGCGGCAAGATTTTTAAGGCCACGATTGATGGCAAGCCGCTGCCGGGATGCACCTGGAGCCTGAGCGTTGATGATAAAACACTTGAAACAAAGGTATACCTTGCCAACAGTGTGCAGTGGAACCGGGTAACTGGGGACAGCTGCCGGGTATGCGCAGAGGATAATGCCGCGCTGAATGGAGCTACCGTGAAACTGACGGTTGTGGCACCGGACGGCAAGAGTACAGACAGCATTGCAGTGAAGGTGGTGGACGTATGAACCTGAGTGAGCTGGGAGAATACAAACATAAAGTAGCCGCCCTGCTGGCACAAGACGACACCATTATTAACCTACTGCTTGGACCCGTGGACGATGATACCGACACGGACGAGATGCTACTAGGCGATAAGAGCATTAGTACCGGACATATTTACGAGTTTGAGTATGTGCCGGAGATCAATGAAACGGCGGACACCTACCTGTGCATGGAGACCGTGGTGGCTAAGGCACCGAGCGATACGGCATACAGAGTGTACCTGTACATTTTTGCCTATTGCAATAAGAAGGTAATGAAGAGTTACCGACACCCCGGCGTGCTGGGGACAAAGGCCGATGTGTTGGCCATGAACGTTGACCGTTTGCTGAACGGCAGCGAAGATTTTGGAATTGGGAAGGTACGGTTATTGAACAACGATGTATACAAGCCGAATAATAATTATTACGGCCGCTGCATTACATACGAAGTAATGGCGTTCAACCGCAAGATGGGTGGCGCAAAGTGAAAGTACCGTACTATGAACTGCTGAATCCCGAAGGTTTTATGGTGAAAAACGTGGGCAGAGTACACTCGCCACGACTGAGCGACATTAACAAGCGCGGCTATATGAGCTATCAGTTTGCGCTAAGTACCTTGCTGCTGACACCACAGGCGATGTTTGAAGACATTGCCAAAGTAACAGGGCAGGAGAACCCGTATGAAGCTTTGAGCGAGGAGGAAAAAGCCACCATTAACACCTTTGATTTATTAAGTATGAGCAAAGAAAGCCAGGCGGAGATGATTGCCGCACTGGCCTTTTTTATTGATGCGCCGCTTGAATATGATGAAGCGCACCATGCTGTACTGGTGAATAAAACTGAGGTGGACGATAAGATCCTGATTGATGGTTCCATAACGCGAGATAACTGGGCAGAGATTTGCGACATTTGCCTGCAAACCGCGTACATAGACCAGAAGCGGGAGGAAAACTTGAAGTTCAAAAATGAGGCTGCCCGCAAGTTTTATGAACGATTCCAAAAGAAAAAGGCTGAATATGAAAAATCGAAACGAAAAGGGTATAAGAGTAACCCTGATTTGGAGTTGGGGAACATCATCTCTGCGCTGGCGACAAACCATAACAGCCTGAATTATACGAATATTTATGATTTGACGGTGTACCAGGTGCATGACACTTTTAACCGTCAGAACATAAAAAAACAAAATGAGATCCATGACATGAACTATGCCGTATGGGGTGGCGAGAACGACCTTGGCGGATGGTACAAACACATGGAAACTGATAAATAGTAACGGAGGATTAAGATATGGCTGTAAATCCGAATATGGCGAACCGTGAAGTTGCTGATCTGGTTCTGCTTGATTACAAGACCAAGAAAGTTTTTCTGCCCATTGATTTTGCCAACGTGACCACCACTGACTTTACCGCAAACCGCGTGTTTGCAAAGGGCGGCCAGGGCGCACCGAACCGTGTTGGCTTTGATGGCGAGCGTGCAGGCACCCTGAAGGTTGATACCCAGATCATGCCTGTTAAGCTGTTTGCCCTGCTGAGCGGCCAGGACATTGGCAAGGTTGCAAAGATTATGAAGCGCGAGGTACTGACCGCTACCACTGATGGCATTGAGCTGAGTGAGACCCCGAAGGCCGGCACTGTGCAGGTTTTTGCTGTTTCTGACGACGCTGGCACTGAGATCAGTGATCTTACCACCACTGAGAAGAAGGTTGCTGGCGCTGGCCTGCAGGACGGCAAGAACTATATTGCCTACTACTTCTACGACAAGAACGATGGTGTTCAGACTGTCAAGTTTGATTCTGACACATTCCCGCGTGCCTTTGAGATCCACGGTATGATGCCGTTCAAGACCGAGGACGACGAGATTGTGCAGTGCGAGCTGGTTTACTACAAGGCTCAGCCGCAGGCAAGTTTCAGCCTGGCTTTCCAGAACACTGGTGATCCGACCACTGTTTCTATTACCTTTGACTGCATGGCCAACCAGGACGGCGACATTTACGACATGAACTTTATGGAGTGATCAACGCAAATCCCTACCTTATTATATATAGGTTTGAATTGTGATGTTTGATCCGTGGGGGAGCGAAAAGCTCCTCCATTTTTAGAACACGAAAGGAGTAGCGTGCATGGAAGACAAGAATACCGGCGGTATTGCCAATGTGAAGATTGAACCTGTTGAAACTGCTGCCCCGCCCAAAGTACCCCTGAAGCGCCAGGTGCGCCCGTTGAAGGGCGTGGTTGTATATTGCAGCAAGGAACGCGGCTACATGGGTTTTGAATGTGATGGGCGTGGCTACCAGGTGCCGGTGAAAGACGGCTATGCCGTTGGCGATGTGGTTAAGTTCAAGATTGCAGACGGGAAGATTGAGCTGTGCAAGTAAGCGGACGAAGCAAGTATAATGTGAGCCGTGACAAGAGCAAACGCACCTATGACGGGATTGTGTTTGACTCTGAACTTGAGATGAAGTATTACAAGGATGTTGTGCTGCCGGGGGTTGCCAGCGGAGAGATTGTGGACTATCAGCTGCAGAAACCCTATGAGCTACAACCAAAGTACTGCAAGCAGTGTGGGAGAAGAGCTGTGACGGTACGCGCCATAAACTATGTGGCTGATTTTTGGTTGAAGTATAAAGACGGCACAACAGAGGTGATTGACACCAAAGGATGCCCGGACACTGTGGCACTGATGAAGCGGAAGATGTTTGATTACCTGTACCCGGACGAGCATTTGCGCTGGATTGTGTACCGTAAACGGCGTGGTGGGTGGATTGATTACGACACGCTGTAAACTGTGATTATGCCAGGAAACGACAGAAAAGTTTGTTGAGCATGACAAAATTAGGGCATGGTACCCGAATAGAACATGAACACGGCTCCGCCTGAAAAGGGCGGGGCTTTTTATTTTGTGAGGTATTTTTTTATGGAAATTAAGAAGAACATCCGTGTAGGCGACAGAATCCGATTTGTGGATTTTGTTTGCGATATGTGCGAGAAGGACGGCAAGCAGTATTACGCGCTGTTTGATTATGCTTGGCGCATTGCGGTGATTACCTTTTTTGCCCCGGAAGCGGAGCTGGACAAGATGGACACAGATGAGATGTGCGACTTTGTTTACAGTCGACAGGGCATTGAAATTGTGGAAGACCCGGATATTGCGGTGATTACAGCGGGACTTTATGAGGCATGTGAAGCCGAGATGAAAGACCGGAAAGAAAAATACATGAAGGTATTTGATGCGATCAACCACCCGGACCCGCTTGACCGGATTGCAGACGCCTTTGTAGAGATTGCAGGGAATTTGAGCCAACTGGGAGACCAGGAATTTTTGGCTGATCTGGTAAAGAAAGTGCGCGAAGGAGAGCAGCCCGCAAAGAAGCCGCCCGCAAAGAAGCCGCCCGTGAAGATTGAAGTTGTGAACGGCAAGGAGAGTTAAATGGCCAAGACGGTAAGCACACAGAAAGGGCTGGAACTGGAACTGCAGCGGCGCATTAACCTGGCACTGAATGGCGGGGCGAAAACGGCTGTGGAGAATTGTCTGAAGAAGCATATCCAGGAAGATGTACTGGATGTATACCAGCCAAAAGTATATGAGCGCCGCGGCCAGGGCGAAGGAGCATTGGAAGCCGACAGCAGCGTGGTGAGCAGCGTGAGAGAACATGTGCTTACGGTAAAGGATATTGGTGTGCCGAATGAATCAGCCCTGGGCGGACATTACAAAACCGGTACCAATACACCGCTTGCTGAGATGGTGGAGAAGGGCGATGTGAAAAACATTTGGGGTTCGCCACCTGATGCGGCCTATTTGCACCCGCGCCCGTTTGTGGCAAACACGGCAAAAGAAATCGCAGATGGGAACAGCGCCGTACATGGAGAGATTGTGAAAGCCATAAAAGAGCAGTTCCCTGATAACTAACGCGACTAGAGCTTCGGCTCTTGTCTTGAGCGGCTGATTTGAAAAGAATCGGCCTTTGAAGGCTTGAGCCGAACCGTAAGGGGGAAAGTATATGGCGGAAGATTTAAGTATTAAGTTAAAGGTGGAACCTGACGGCGGTGGTGTGCAGGGGAAGCTGAATGAGATTGCGAAAAAGAATAAACTGAAGGTTAAAGCGGAACTGGCCAATGAGAGTGAACTGGCGGATAAGATTAAAAACCTTACAAGTAATATTACCGCACACCTTGAGATTGACCCGGCTGATATTACAAAGATCACCAACCAGCTGAAAAATATCCAGAGTAGTGTAGGAGGAAACATCCAGCTGTTCGATATGAGCGGGGCGCTAAAACAGCTGGATACAGTTGAAACGAAAGTAACTTCGATTACTACAAAGCTTGCAGGTGTCCAGACCAAGATCAACAATGCGAACAGTACCGTAAATAAGACTGAGCCGAAAAACCCAAATGCGGGAACAGTAAAAACCCTTGAGGCACAGCTGCGAAAAGCCGGATATGATGTTAGCGAGATAAATGAAAAGGCTAAGGGGTATCAAGGGCTAGCAAGCAGCCTTGGTCGTTTAACAGAGGCGCAAAGAACCGCAACAGATGCTCAGGCAGAATTTGCCCAAAACATGAGTGACGATGCCTTGCAAAAGGCCGAAATAGCAATCCGTAAACTGAAAGACGAGATTACGAGCCTGACGAAAGCGATGTCGTCTGCTGATAAGGTCAGTGAAAACTATTTTGGTATTTATTCAAAATTTAGAGAGTTACAAGGCAAATATTATCAAGATTTTGGCAATGGAAAAATATCTTTACTGAATAACGAAAGTTTTAATTCTGTACAAAAAGCACTTATCTCACTTGACAATTCAAGAGTTAATCTGGCGGACAATTTTAACGATCGAAATCTAAAGAATTATGAAGCGGCCTTAAAAACAGCTTCAGAAGCGTTATCTCTATTCAAGACCGCGCTTGATACTGCAGATAAAATGTCTGACAACGCTTTTAAGTCTTTGCCAGATACATTAAAACAGCTTAATGATTATATACAGACACTTGGTGAAAACCTGAGCAAAACTGGAGTAAAAGACCTTAAAACAAATGGCGTTTATAGCTTGTTGACCGACTTACAAACAGATCTCCAAAATGTATATACTAAGTCAGAACTTGGTACGGCTAACTATCGGGATCTTTTGAACGTATTTAATGAGTACGATTCACGGCTTAAAAAGACACAGATCAATGTAAAATCTCTATCTTCGTTGTTTGCAGCGCTGGGTATCAAGATTCGTAACACTACGAACGAATTGCGCAGCAGTAACCTAACTGCTAAAAACACACAGAGCGTAGAAAGTTTACAAAAACGCCTGAACAATCTGTTGTACACCTTAACGCGGTATGTCGAGATCAATAAGCAAATCCAGAAGCGACCGGAGCTGATGGCTACTTACAACAGTATTGCTGATGAGCTTAAAACCGCGGCACGTTCCGGCGATGCGAAACTGATGGAGACAACGTTAAACAGTGCTGCTCAAAAAGTTTCCAATCTAAAAGCTCATGTTCAGGAACTGGGGCTGGAAGGCAAGACAGTTGGTCAGGTGTTTAGTGACTTGTTTGGCCAGCATTTCAGCACAGCCATTGCTATGGCGGCGGTACATTTGTTGCAGGGAAGTTTGCAGCAAATCTACCAGAACGTTGTGGATATTGATACTGCCATGACGGAGCTGAAAAAGGTTACGAACGAGACAGGCAGTACATATCAAAGCTTTTTGACTGAGGCCGGAACCCGCGCAAAGAACATTGGTACGGATGTTAGCAGCGTTGTGAATGCAACGGCGGATTATGCACGACTGGGCTACAGCCTGAGCGATGCGACAAAGCTGGCTGACGTGAGCGCAGTTTATTATAACGTTGGTGATGACCTTGACAGCTTTGATAAGGCCACTGAAAACATTGTTGGCACGATGAAGGCATTCAATATCCAGGCGAACGATGCAATCAGCCTGGTGGACAAGCTGAATAACGTATCCAACAACTATGCTGTTTCTTCTGGCGATTTGGGCGATATCTTGCAGCGCTCTGCATCGGCCATGGAGGCTGCCGGCAATACCCTTGACCAGACGATTGCACTTGGCACGGCCATGAACAGTGTTGTCCAAAACGCTGAAACGACCGGCAGTACGCTGAAAGTGCTGGCTTTGAGAATCCGTGGCGCAACGACCGAGCTGGAACAGATGGGCGAGGAAACCGACACTGTTGCAACCAGTACGTCCAAACTGCGTGCCGATATTATGGGTCTGACCAATGTAGACGGCAAGGGCGGATTTGACATTCTAACCAAGAGCGGAGACTTTAAGAGCACCTATGATATTATTCAGGGCATTGCTAAAGTATATAGCAAGATGAGCGATGTTGACCAGGCTGCCCTGCTTGAGCTGTTGGCCGGTAAGAACCGCGCAAATGGTGTGGCTGCATTGTTGAGCCAGGCAAGCCAGGCCGCAGATGTGCTACAGACATCCTTGAATAGTAGTGGTAGCGCTATGGCTGAGAATGAGCGGGTGCTGGATTCTGTTGAAGGACGACTGAAGATTTTCGAAGCTACGTTCCAGGAGATCTCTACTGATCTGCTGAACAGCGGGCTGGTTAAAGGCGTTATCAGTCTTGGAACGGCCTTACTGGATGCTTCAGATGGATTCATTAAATTTTCTGGTGTTATACCTACAGCGACAGCAGCGTTGAGTGCGTTTTTGTCGCTTTCAAATGCGAAGACCAAGGGCAGTATTCAAATGCTCGCTTATGCAGGAGGGATAGCTGCATAGGACGCGCCTTGGTTGGTAATTAAATACCCAAATTGCTGGGAAAGGCTAAGAGCCGCATAGCCATAGTGAGCCGGTAATGGAACACTATGGAGCCGAAAGGCAGAAACAAGTATGCGGATGCGGTATGCTGAGAGAAAAGCCGCCCCTACGGGGTGGTGCTAACCCGCGCAAACAATGCTTAATCAGCAGCCGAGATACCGCGTACAGAAATGTGCGCAGAAGAAGATGTGTGAACTTTGGTGTTTTGGTTCATCGACTGTATGGGTAGCCCTATTCCATGGTGAAAACCAGACGGGAAGAAAGACAGTCAGAACATTACGGGAAAGCCGTAAGAAGGTTATAAAAAATTTACGAAGGTGGTTTTTGAGGAGATGAGTTGAAAGTGAAGTGGTTGAATGGTATAATTGATAAGGTAATTTACAGATACAAACAGTATAAAAATCATAGGTGGATTGAAGAGCATAAACAATGGCTTTTTGAAAACTATGATGGATTAACTGTTGAAGTAAAAGATGAAACCATTGTGTATGCTGGACGCGATGATTATATCGATCCAGACAACTCAAAGCGACATCCAGCTGTATGGTACAGGGTTCCCATTAACCTGGAAAAATGGGGAAGAATATATGATCAACAGGTGAGATATAAATGAGTTCCTTTACTGTCCCTTATGGTGTAACATCTACAGCATTGTTTATCCGCGTAAAGGCGGAGGCTAATGGGGAGCACTATGAGGGATGGGGACTGATTGATACTGGTTCTGTTGACAGCGGAATAACTGAAGCAGTTGTAAATAAGTTAAATGTTGTTCCGATCAAAGGTAAGGAATACCATACGGCGAATGGTAAAATTGTCGCACCAAAATATAATATTTCTCTTACGCTGCAGAATAATGTTGTTTTCTCTAACATCCAGGCTTCACTCTTTACAAATAACGGAGACGGCTTTGATTTTTTTGATTGGGATGGATATTATTTCTCAGGGAAGCTTGGCTGTAACTAATTACAATGGCGCGATGCGAATATCGTTTGAATACCCCGCACACGGAACGATCGATTTTACAAACATGTAATACATAATAAAAACAAGCCCTGACCTTTAATGGCCGGGGCTTTTGGTATTTTTTAAGAGGTAATGTTTTATGGAACCAAATGATTTATTGAGACAGTGCCAAAAAGAGTTGTTGTTTAACCGTACATATGACGTAAAACAAGACGAGTTGTGCTATTGCTGTGATGACGGGAAAGAAAAACACATAATTTTAATTGATTGTAGCGACATAGCTTATAAGGACATGGATTACAATTCTGAAAAGAAAGTTTTAGATGCGTTTATTCAGAGCTGTTGTTGCAAGTGCGAGGGAAAGAATTGTACTGACCACAAAGAGGACAATCATATGAGTAAATAAGCTCACAGGTGTCTGGGTTTATGTCTTCTTTTACAGGAACACTATCTTTATCGACGCTTGACATCGTAAACAATTGATAAGTCCCTGTTGACGCATAGCGATTTCTTGATGGAAGATACCAATGAATCGTCTGCCCGCAATAAGTGCAAATATGTGTTCCTTGTATGTTTGACATTATAAAACACCTCCTAATGGAGATAATAGGAAATTGAGGAAATTTTTATGGCATTTATGGAAGGTATTTTGAAGCCTTGCCAGCGCAAGGTACTGTTTGAGCGAGAATATAGTGCTGAACAGGATACGATGATTTATAAGTGCGAATATGTTATGCGGGCAGTAGCAATCAACTGCAAAAGACTGACGGCAAATCAAGCGGAGCAAATGGACAAGTTTGCGATGATGGGATTTTATAACGGCGGCTGTTTTAATTGCCTTAAAAATCAAGGAACGGAGGGGTGATTATGGGTGCTACATATAAACCGAACGTTAATCTAAACAATCGCAAAAGTACCAGAGAGATGTTTATGCCAAGTAGCCAATCTACATATAAGGAAGAGGATTTTATGACAATTCAGATTACGGGCAACGCCAAAGAGCTTGCGGCGCTGATTAAAGAGTTGCAGAAGCCAAAAGAAAAAGTAACCGCAAGCCCTATTCCCACTTATGACGGAAGTGGATATGGTTCCGTTAATATTCCGTTAAAATAGAGTTTCTGGTGATATTACCCATTTGGCTTCTTTGGGGGTAAGCACAAGTACATCGCATTCTTCACTAACAGATTGAAGGTTTCCATTATAATATTGCAATTTTGCTACAGTGCTGTTTACAAAACGTAAGTAATTTATACTTTCTTGAAGAGAAAAATGAACGCAATTAGAATTGCGGCTTTGAAAAGACATGAGCATTTCAGCAAAGGAACAATCTCCTCGTGATAACAGGCAAAGTCCTTCTTCGTTTGTGTTCTTTTCTATATTCTTGTCTGTTAGTGTAAGAGTGAATACTTGTCGTTTGCCATTGTTGATTTCTGCCCCGACTAGCGTAATTTGTTTTTCTTTGGTGTATTGCTTAAGCGCGTTTTTCAAACCTTTAAGTTCGTCTAAAACAGATGTTCGTGGGCTGTTGTATTTAGCGATAGCATTTTTTATTACGACAGCTGTAGCGGTACCGTCATCTAAGGTCAACGTTCCGGTAAAAGCTATACCGTGTCCACTTTTTGTCATGAATAATTTTTGTTGATGATTTAAGGACGGATAAAGAAATGTTTGGCCATCAGAGGTTTTTGGAGCTAATGTCATTCTTTTATCTGCGGACATAACGATACCATACTGGTTGGCTAAAACCATTGCCAAAGACATAATATCAATCCTTTACTGTTTAATACAGTCTGTGTATCATCAAAACCTTGTCTTACACTTCACACATACTCGGTCCACTTTGTTCGTCAGGAACCCGGTAAGGGGCGACCACTTGCGGGGAACCATCTGGAACTCGGTACAGCCACACTTTGGGCAGCGAGGTTTGTTCTTTTCTTCTTGGCGCTTACGGTAGCCCTCTTCCATCTCTACGGCGTTTTCGTATTCCCATTCGGCACGCATGTCAAACTTGGCTTGATCAAAGAGAGGGTTATTGTAGACGTATTTTTTATAAAGGAGTTCTTTGTATACTGCGTATTCTTTTTTTTCTTTTTGCTTTTCCTTATTACCGGCGTAAAGATCAATATAAAATTTATCTCTTGGTTCTAGTTTTAAGTTTTCCTGAAATTCCAGTGGAGACAATGAGTCTGTCTTTTCAGAAAAGGCTTGCTGGACTTCAGGTGATCTAAAAAAGAGATTAGGACTTTTGCAAAAATCACATTGAGGGTTTTCATCTTTAAGTATTAAAAAGCGACCACAGACCAAACATATGTAATTTTTATAAGGATTCATACTTTTGTCCTCCTCATATTTTTATAACCTTACGTTAATTATATCACACAGTAATTGACGGAACAACTAGATTTTGAATCTGTTTAATTTGGTGGGGACGGGACAGGACTTAAATACTGGCGCTTTTGTAACTGTTAATGGTAAGCAGTGGAAAGAATCTCTTAATGATTTAGTTCAGGCTTTTAAGGAAGCAAACAACCTTGGAGCCACAAAGAAAGGGACCGTACTTTCTTGGCTGGCAGGAAACTTTAATAAAGATTATGACTTTGTCAAAGACTTGAATGCGGATACTGAAGCTCTACAAAACTTTATGGATGTGTATAATGCGCAAGAAGGCAAAGAAAAGAAAAATAAAGAAGAGGTTATCAACGCTACCCTTAAAGATTCTTCTGTCATCCTCCAAGACTTTGTAGCCCACACAGACGACGCTAGTATCTCCGTGCAGAACTTCTTTAGTTCTGTAACCGGCGCAAGCAAACTGACAAACGCCCTTAAAGGTATTGGCCTGCAGATGTTGACGACTGCTGCTCAGGCCGCGGCCATTTGGGCTATTACTGAAGGATTTAGATTAGTTGCAAACGCCATTAAGGATTATATCAACCGTGCTGAGATCGCCAAAGAAAAAATGGAGAATAGCAAAAAGGCGTACCAGGACACGACTGATGAGATCAAGTCTTTGAACGATGAGCTGGAGCAGAACAAAGAACGAATGGCTGAGATCAATAGCCAGGATGTTATTACCTATACTGACCAGCAAGAGCTTAACAAGCTGAAAACGGCGAACACTAGGCTTGAGCGGCAGATTGAGCTGAAGGAACATTTGGCCGAGATAGAAGCCAGAGACGCCGCTAATAAGACGGTTGAATCTTTCAAAGAAAATTACGGCCTTGACTACTTTGGGAAAGATTTTGATTTTGACAAAAAAGGACCTAACTGGCTTACAAGCTACAAAGATGTTTTTGATAAGATCAGCCCGAACAGTTTTGCGGAAAAGGTTCTTGGACGCTCCAATGATATCCGTGAATATTCTGCTGCCATTGATTACCTGAACGAACATATTGATACATTTAATAAAAGAGCTAAAGAAGCTAAAACAGCGTATGAAGCGCAGAACTGGCTCGATAAAGCTAACCAGTACCAGACCCAGCTTGAAAAAATCAATCAGGGAATCCTTGACCAAGCCGATGACCTTGAAACTTATAAAGAAACACTTGATTTAGTCGGATATGATAATCTGACCTCGACGCAGAAGAGAATCTACAACCAGATTGAGGATGCGCTGAAGTATGATTATAAGCAAACTGACCCTGCCAGCTGGTTTGAGCAGAACTTTAATGACAGCAAGTATGCGGATGTTGTAAGTAAGCTGAAAGAAGACCCTGAAGGTGCTGGCAAAGCACTGATTGCCCTAAATACACAGGCTGAAAATTCCGGTAAATCCTTGGGTGAGATGCTGGATATAGCGAAAAAGTTTTTTGGTGTTACAAGCGGATTTGACGATTATAGTCAGGCGTTGAAAGATGCTAAAGACAAAGCAGATGCAGCTGGTGTCTCACTGGGGGCGCTTTTTAACATAGCTAATAATGAATCTTTCAGGAATCTTTTTTCTAGTGGTATTGATCTTGACCTGTTGGCAGAATTTATCAAGTATATGCAGGACGCTGGGTTTGCCGTTGATGATGTTATTACTGAGCTTAAAACATTTAACAAGGCTGGGACTGAAGCTAACAGCGTGACTATTGATGCCAGCAGTGCAGCGGAGAAAGTTACCACGACCATATCCGTTGTGACAGCCGCCTTGCAGGCGCAAACCACCGGTGTTGGCGTGACGGCTGAAAACTTTAAGGCGCTGACCGATGCGGACAAGGATTACGCAGACTGCCTGGAATATGTGAACGGCACGATGCAGATCAACACGGAAAAGGCCAAGGAGCTGACTGACAAGAAAATTGAGGAAGCAAAAGCCACAGTCCGAGTTGCAAGAAGCCAGGCACAACTGAAATATGCCGAGAACAAGCAGGAATTGAGCCGCTTGAATGACGCGTTGAAAAAGAACAACGACCTGAGTGAAGAGCAGCAGAGCACGCTGAAAGAAGCCATCAGCAACCGTGAGCAAGAAAACAAGAAGCTACGGGAACAGTGCCAGAATTATGAGCTGCTATACAGTCAGCTGGTGCAGGTAAGTGGGGCTTATCAAGATTGGCTGAATGCCCAGAATGCTACAGAAGCTGGCACCATGTATGACGATGCGATCCAGGCTTACGATGCGATTAAGGACGCGCTGGAGAGCGGTAAGATCGGCACGCAGAAATATAAGGCTGCTATTGAGTTTTTGGTGCCGAAAAGTGTTGACGAAAATGCCGTACAGCAATATGTTGACACACTGAAAAAGTACCTGACTGATGACAGCAAGGGCATTACCAACTTTTTGAATGATGCTGTTAAGGCCGGCTTAATGGAAGAGGACAGCAGCGGTTATGTGGCCATTGCGGGCAAAAAGACCATTGACGATTTTTGTGACGCCCTGAAGCTGACACCAGATATGGTTCGGGCTATTTTTGGCGAGCTACAGGAATACGGATTTGACTTTAACTGGGATGATGCGTTCTTTGGTGAGACACTGACAAGCCTTGAAATGCAGGCTGACGAGCTGAAGGAAAAAATGGACAGCGTTAAACCTGACTCTGACAGTTACGACGAATGGAATAACCAGCTCAAAGAAGTTAATGAGAAAATCGAAAACATCAAGGGGAACATTGATAGCACTGATGTAGACGCACTGGTTGACGCTTATGAGAAAGCCAAAGATGCTGTTGATCAGATGAACAGTCAAGGGAGCACATTTGACGGACAAGCCGATGAACTACAGAGTGCGCTTGATAAAGCCGCAGACAACCTAAACAAGAATGGCCGCGTACAGCTTTGGATTGACGCTTCGGAAGCTGAAAAGACTGTTGATGATCTGACCCAAAGATTTAACAGCGGTGATTTTAGCGTTGCGACAGAGCTGGAAGCTGCCCAGGATAAGCTGGCCGACTTGAATACCCAGAAAGAAAAACTGGGCGCACCGACTGAGGTTGAGATCCAGGTGTATGCCCAGGGGTTGGAAGATGCCGGTAAGAGCACAGAAGAGATTACCCAGACGCTGAAAGATGCCAAGATCTTGAACGTTGAAACGGATGACAGCGAAGATAAGCTGAGTCAAACGAAGGATACCGTTACCGATATCGCTAATATACTCTTAACCCCGTACACTTTGGATCTAAATACCACCGAAGCAATGGACAAACTGGGCAACGTTGAGAAGCTGATGAATCAGATAAGCGAGACGACTATTACCGTACCGACACCCAACATATCAACTCCCAGCAACTCGCAGCCGTATAAACCAGGCAAATCCTACGCCGAGAGAAACGGAACAGGATTTACAGGTCTTAGTGTTGCCCATGCGGCTGGCACCAATGGCGGATTAGCTAGAACTGAACGAGCACTGGTTGGTGAGCTTGGTTATGAAGTGGTAGTAAACCCGCACAGCGGCAAATGGTACACGGTTGGCGAGCATGGTGCTGAGTTTGTGAACCTACCCAAAGACGCGATTGTATTTGACCACCAAAAGAGCGAAGAACTGCTGAAAAATGGCTTTGTGGGCGCACGCGGAATGGCCATGGCGGAGGGTAACGCTTACGATCAAGGCGTTGGAACGATTACCGGCGGTGGTTACATTCCCAAAAACAATCCGGCCACAAGTACAACGTTCCAGAAAAATGCAAAAGCGGCTGCTGCTACTGCGACGGCGACTGAGGCAGCACAGAAAAATCTTGAACGAATTGAAGCGGAAGCAGATGCTGTAAAGGAAGCCTATGAGGCCCAGAAAAAGGCGCTGGAAAAGCAGAAGAAAGAGCTGGAGAGCATTAAGGACAGCCTGGAAAGCGAGCAAAAGACACTTGACGGGATTGTTAAAACCATAACAGCTAGGATTGACAAAGAGATTGACCGACTGGAACACCAGTGGGACGACCTGAAAGAACAGCTGGAAGACGAGAAAAACAACCTTGATGCTGCCATGAACGGCGCTACCTACTTGATTGAAAAGCGGACGAAAGCTTTGCAGAAGGAGCAGGAGGCGCTGGACGACAGCTACCAGCCGCGGATTGACGCTTTGCAGGATGAGCTGGATAAGCTGAACGAAACCAACGATGCCCAGGAAAAGGCGATTGAGCTTGCCCGCAAAAAGGCGGCCATGGATGCAGCCAAAGCGAACCGCAGTGTGCGTGTATACCGTGAAGGCAAAGGCTTTGTTTGGGAAGCTGACGAGAGCGAGGTTAAAAGCACCGAAGAGGATTATAACGATGCTTTGCGCCAGAAAGAGCATGAGGATGCCCAGAAGGCCCTGGAAGACCAGAAAGCCGCGCTTGAAAAAGAGCTGGAAGACAAGAAGCAGGAACTGCAAGACAAGATTGACGCTTATGATGAATACAAAGATAAGCTGAGTGAAGGCCAGAACGAATACACCAACAGTAAAAACGTTGCGATTTTGCGGCAGCTGTACGGCGCTAATGCAGACCAGATGATTTTGAACATGGATCAGGCTATGATTGATAAGATCACGACTGATTACATGAACAACATGAGCAACACTGACCATGTGGAAAACCAGATTAAGGAAAACCAGAAGTTGATTGACCAGCTGGAAGACTACAAGAGCAAGTGGGAAGAGGTTGCAGATGCTTACGAGACGGAGCAGAACCGGATTAACACGGTGGCACGGCTTGGGGCGGACTGGGAAGAGAAGATCCTGGGACAGCGGACGGATGTGCTTGACAACTTTAAGAACCACTACATTGATATTTTGCGGCAGATTGAGGAAAAAACTGCTGAGATCAATGATTTGAGTTTGAAGATTGAGGTTGTTGAGGAAGAGTACCAAACCAAGAGCGATGAGCTGGATAAGGAAAAGAAGGCTGCCCAGGCCGAAGTGAAAACGACAAAATCCAGCAGTACATCCAACCATGCAACCGGCATTATGAACGTTGCGGCCTTTGAACGTGCGCGTGTTGATGAGGCTGGGCCTGAGATTGTTGTACGGCAGCCGGAAGCCGGACGCTATACCAGCCTGGAGGTTGGGGACGGCGTTGTGCCGGGAAACCTGACCCGCCGGCTGTTTAGCGCGGCAATTAACCCGGAAGCTTTTGTGGAGAGTGCTATTTTGAAGCGGATGGAGAATGTGAACGCTGAGTTGGCCAGTGCTGGCAGCAGCGGCGTACACATTGGCGACATTAACATTGTGATGAACGGTGTGAATGACGTTGAAAATTTTGGCCGCATTTTGCACCAGAACATTGGCTCCATTATGGCGCAGGAGTTCAGCAAGCGGTAATTACAAACAGGACAGAGGGAAACCAACCGAGAGGAATCAGCGGTTAGGTCCCTTATATAACTAAGTCAATTTACATCGGGTAACAGATTGTTGTTGTCCGGCTTTTTGTATGGTATAATGACCCTATTATAATAAAGTAGGAAGTGTTGTACCGATGGCAAAGACTGAGAGCCAAAACAAGCCGAACACGGAGTTTACGTTTAACCCGGAAGCCCATAAGGCCAAAGAAAATAAAAACAAAGAAACCTGGCAGGATAAAAACGCCAAAAAAGAGAAGTAATTTTATGGAGATAACACAATACTTAAATGCACTGGTTGCTATGATACCTGACATTTTGCAGTATGTAGTGCCTGGCGTGTTAATGTTATGGGTTTACAATCGGTTGCTGGATAAACAGTTGCCGCAGCACTACTTGATTTATTCTGTGATAATTAGTTTTCTGCTTATGCAGGTAGTGCCGACCAAGAAGCTACAGTATATTGTGGCCTGTGTTCTTGGTGCAATTTTATCTATCTTACGCAGAAGCACAAAGGTTAAACGGGTGTTGCTTAAATTATTCAAGTGGTCCCCAAGTAGCGATGTGTGGGAAGATATTATTGACTATGAGCTTGGCACCTATATGATGGTAGCAACAAATAACGAGAATGGGTTTAAGGGCTACTATGCAGGGTTGGCAACTGAAAAGAATATGCTGTTCTTATCAGAGTATACGGTGACAGATGACCATGGCCATGAACTTGTTACGATAGATGACCAGATTGTTGCAATACCAAGAGAGAAAATCAAGTATATTGAATTATCTTATGATGAAAAATCAGATGTAAAGAAATATTGGTTTAAGCGATAATACCGATGACGATATACCGGGTGGCCTATGTGGCTGCCCGGCTTTTTTATTTTGGAGGAAAAGCTATGGCGAAGAACACATTGGATGATGCCATTGCGGGGCTGAAAGACCTGGCAAAAGAGGTGAAGCGTTACTGCGAGAGACTGATTAACAATGCCAAGTTTGACCGTACAGCTGTTGGCACAATTGTGAAGGTACTGGACGACCACAGCGGCTATGTGGTGGCGGCTTTTGGCAAGGAATACACCATTGCGAGTAATGCGCTGTTCCAGGTGAACGATGCTGTGGCTGTGATTGCCCCGCAGAATGACTTTAAGCGGCTGTACATTAAGCCGTATGAAATTGATCGGAACCTGTTGAAGCAGGACAAGGTTGAGGAAGACCTGAAAGATTATGTGAATAAGGTTGATAAACTGCAGGCACAGGTGGACGGCAAGGTTGAACAGTATTTTTATAACTATGACCCAACGCTTGAGAACTGGCCTGCTATGAGCTGGAAAGACGACACCACAAAGAAAGCGCACAACGGCGATTTGTTTTATAACACCAACAGCAAGAAAGGTTGGCAGTGGACATACAACGAGGAAACAAAAACCGGCAGCTGGGTAGAAGTGACAGATAAGGAGACGCTGGATGCGCTGGAAGCCGCAAGCAAGGCACAAGACACCGGAGATGGTAAGCGCCAGGTATTTACGGCTGATGCCAGCAAGGGGGAACACCCGGAGCCGCCGTATGACACGGGCGATTTGTGGTTTAATGGAGAAGACATTCTGGTTTGTACGGTAGCACGCACGGCCAGTGACAAATATAATGCCAGCGATTGGGTAAAAAAGGATAGTTACGCCAGCAAAGATGACATGAAAAATTATGTAGATGGTGTAACGAAAGATATGCAGGACCAGATTGACAGCAAGGCCGAGCAGCACTTTTACGCCTATGACCCTACGCTGGATAACGAGCCGGCCAAGAGCTGGACGACAGATGAAGAAAAAGAAAAACATGTGGACGACCTGTTTTATAACACAGAGACAGGCAAAGCATACCGATTTATGAAAGGTGACGATGGCAGCTACAAGTGGGAGCTGGTGCAGGACAAAGATGTAACCAATGCACTTGAGGCGGCCAGCAAGGCACAGGATACGGCGGATGGAAAGCGGCGTGTGTTTACGGCAGATGCCAGCAAGGACGAACACCCCGACCCGCCGTATGACGAAGGTGATTTGTGGTACACGGGGGCAGAAGTGCTTGTTTGTGGAAAACCAAAGGCGAAAGGCGAGGCATATGATGCCGGCGATTGGGGCAAGAAAGACAATTACACGAACAAGGACGAAGTGATTGATGCGGTTGATAAGAAGCTGACGCAGGAGGACATCTTTAACCGGCTAACCAATAATGGAGCAAACCAGGGTATGTTTATTGAAGATGGGAATGTGTATTTTAATGCGACCTATATTAAATCTGGCGAGATCAACTCTGACCTGATTAAAACGGGCAAAATTAGTTCAAAGGATGGAAGTGTTTATTTTGATCTAGACAATTCAGTAGTTCATACAACAGATGGACAGTATGTCACAACGCTTGATAAAAATTCTATTATTGTTAAATCTGGAGAACGTATGCTATCACAACTTTATGGGTATAGCGAAACTTATAGAGATGACACAATAATGTATGGAATTTTGAATATGTATGACTACGGACAAACACTTGATTCCGACGATTTTTCGCTTAGGGATCGATGTACTTTGACGGGTACTAATATTACATTTGTAGACCATTCTAATAGTGAAACGTCATATTTAAGTAGCAGTGAGTTAATGACACATAAAATTTACTTTGGCAATGTCCCAGGCACCATTACAGCTCAAAAAAATGATGATAGCGGAATGCTTGTGTCTTCTTTTACAACAATCCAATCTCGCGGAAATATTCAGCTGTATAAAACTGGAAGTAATATTCCTAGTTTCTACATTTACGATGGTACAACCAACTGGGGCGGCCAAACGCTTGGTTGGGATGGCAGCAAAGAAGTGACCACCCTTGGCGCAAGCACCCAGGCCGTACCGTTTATTTATGGCATTGAGCTTGTGAAAAATGCGCAGGGGTATGTGACAGACGTGAAGCTGAAACAGCATGGGCTGCGGTTTATTGGCGGCATTTTGGTTTAATTTTGACGAGGAGATTTTATGATGGAAAATTTTAATTTGAAATGTGAACAGTTGAAGACTTACATTTGTGACGGTGTGAACCAGGTTGGGCTACCGCCGTATGCAGTGGAACTGATTTTGGAGAGCTTGCTGCGTGATGTGCAGAATATCCGCAAGAGCGCGATACAGGAAGAGATGGAAGCGGCCAAGAAGGCTGCGGCAGAAAAGGCCGCGGAAACACCGGTTGATGCAGCAGAGGATAAACCGGAAGAAAGCGTAAAATAAATATAAGCTAATAGCGTTATTGAAAAATAAGAATAACCGCCTGACCTTGATTGGTTGGGCGGCTTTTGTTGCTTAGAGAGGGAGGGGAGTGGCGGGAGGATGAGCAAACCAGCATTATATACCGTATCAGCATTTGATGCGACAAAAGATTATACATTCCGGTTCCGATACATTGGTGTGATTACCAAGGTGGAGGCGCAAATTTGGGCCAATGCCATGAGTGCTGAGGAACTGGGCAGTCCAACTTATCAGAGCGGTGAGGTGAGTACCCAGAGATCTGAGTTTACTTTGAAGGCCAGCAGTATTACAAACAGCAGCGCGGCGTTTGGCATTAAGGTACGGGTATGCGGTCAGGACAGTGTGTGGAGCGAATGGAGCGACATTTTGCTGTTTTATTGTGTGGAGACACCGGTATTTAAGTTCAAAGAGATCAGCACCAAGGACAAAACCAACATTGAATACAGTGCTTTTGAGTTTACAGTGCAATACGAGAGCACCCAGGGCGAAGAGCTGAACGAATATACGATTGAACTGTATGATGCCAGCAAGAGCCTGGTGAAGAGCAGCGAAACACTACGGGTGCCGGACAAGGCGTATATTATCAGCAACCTGCGCAATGACACGACGTATTACGCCAGAGCACAGGGCATTACCCAGCACGGCATGAAGCTGGACACTGGATTTTGTGAGTTGCTGATTGGCTATGTTGGCGGTGACGGCTATGCGGCCGTGGCGCTGGAAAACCATTATGAAGAGGGCTGCATTTGGGTGAAATCTTATGTTGTGACGATTGAGGGCAAGGACCGCAACGACAACAAGGATGATTACCACTATGTAAGCGGATCGGCCGGGGACCAGGCAGTAGACCTGACGGTGGACGACACCGACCCGGTTAAGGCCGACATGACGTTCAAAGACGGATTTAAGGTACAGGGCAGCCATGTGGAAGAAGGAAGCGTGGTGGACAGCAGTTATGCCCTGGGGCTGAACATGAGAAGCGAGCGCTGGAACAAGCTGCTGATTGGGCTGTGGAACAAACGGAGTAACGGGATCAGTATGCCGACAATGGATGAAGATCCGTATGCTTTGAGGTTGTTTTTGTGCCGCCGTGACATTGCGGACGATTACAGCAGCAATGCTTACAACTACCAGACGAACGAAAAGAAAACATGTTATTACCTGGAACTGACCTGCGGTGGATACTGTTTGCAGAGCAATGTAAAAACCAGTGCGCCGATTGGATGGTTTAAGGTGTATTTGAAAAACCAGGGCGGCCTGTTTGAGCTGCACTGGGAGTAAAGGAGGGGTGTGGAATGATTGTGGGAGCCGATATTTTGATGGGACAGAATGCGATTTTGCCATACCCGCCTTATAATGAGGCGCTGAATGTGCTGAAACTGCAGAACGGTGTTTATGACGACCTGCTGTTAAGCCGTGATGCCGACAAGGATTACGGCAAGTACAATCTGGACAATGGATGGCAGGCCCAGACGGCCATTTATGCGGCCTTTAACGGTGATACCCTGGGCGGCAACCTGCGCTACCGGGCGGAACAGATCAGCGAGATGCGGTTAAAGCGACGCCGGGTTGGGACCTACAACTGGATTACCCTGGCGACCAAGCACCGGCCAACCCCGGTGAATGATGAAACCCTGAAGGAATGGGAAAAAGAACTGAACAACTGGGTACACATTGATTGGTACGCAGACGGGCGCAACACCGAGTATGAGTATGCGTTTGTGCCGATTATTGACGATGCCGAGCAGGATATGTTCACGAACAAGATTTTGAGCAGCTTTGACGGTGCGGTGCTGACGGACGGAAACATTAGTTACCACCTGTTATTTGATGCCAGCGTGACCAGTACGACCAGAACACAGCCAAACAGTGTGGTGGAAACTATGAGCAGCCGTTACCCGTATGTGATTTACGGCAGCGACCTGAACTATGAGCAGGGAAATTTTACGGCCACTGTGCTGAAATACAGTTTTGACACGGATGATTATGACGGGGATGGCGGTGCCCGGTACCGCAAGCAATTTGTGGACTGGTGTACCAACAAGAAGCCGAAGATCTTGAAGCTGTTTGACGGACGCAGCTGGATGGCGAACATTATTAACCAGCCGAGTATCAGCTACAGTGACCATTATGACAAGGTTGCCGTGGCGTTTGATTTTGTGGAGATTGGCAGCTTGGAGAGCAGCACCGATTTGTACCGCAACGGGTTTATTGCAGAAGATATTGAAGGGAGTTGATGCGCGATGTATGTGCCAAGCACAGAAGACATACGAACCTTATACTCCCATAACATTGAGCTGTACACCCGCATTGACCTGCTGAATGACCGGATGAAGACGATTGACAGTTTGCAGGGCATTACGACCGAGGGAAGAATTTCCGTAGATGCAGATGCGGACATCCGGCGAACGTACACTTCGACCATTGTGCTGGACGAAAAACATGCGATCAGCCAGTACAGCGAGAGCGAGTGGATGAACAAGTATGTTTGGATTTACATTGGTGTGAAGACCCCGATGCTGGACGATATTATCTGGTACAGCCAGGGGGTATATGTGTTCAGCCAGAACGGATACAACTATGACACACAGACCCGGAGCCTGACCATTAACTGTATGGACCTGACAGCAATGCTGAATGACACGTTGGCCGGACAGCTGACAGGTATTAAAACCGTGTTTAAGGCCGGAGGCGGAATCCGCAGGGCGATGGTGGAGCTATTACAGGAAGTGGGGATCAACAAAGTATTTGTAGAATATTGGAACCGAACGATCCCTTATGACCAGGAGTTTGATGCGGCGACCAGTGTGTGGACAATTTTGACACAGTTGCGGGATTTGTATTACCCGTTTGAAATATTTTTTGAGGATGATGTGTTCAAATGCCAGCAGATCCCAAGCTGTGAGGATGACCCGCTGGTGCTGAATGCCGATGTGTTCAATGATTTGATCATCAGCGAAGACGCAACGGTGGATTACAGTGAGGTGCGAAACTGCGTAGAGGTGTTTGGCGCTGCGGCAAGCCCGGACGTGAGCTGCACAGATCTGGTGGTGGACACGACAAAGAAAACCATAACATTAAACGTGGTTGGATTGGCATTGAGCGGTAAGAAGCTGATTTTGTTTACACCGCCGGATAATGTGGCCGACCTGTACGATGCTGACAAAGGGTACCAGGTGAAGATCAGCGCCAAAGCAACAGAGAGCAGTGATGCGGTTGTGACCGATGTTTTGAGCCTGTATACCATCAGCACAGATGAAGCCGGCAACAACAAAAAGGCCAAGCAGGACTGCATGAAACCAAAAGTACAATATGTGGTGCGCTACGATGCCGATTATTCCCCGAATGAGAATGGCGGCAAAGGGCGCTTTTATTTTTATGGGCAGGTACAGCCGCACGCCATGGTGATGCTGAAAGATGCAAAACCGAGCGAGGAAGAGCTGGACAAGCTGAAAGAAACTGAGAACTGCCAGAATTTGGAAGTTGTGAGTACCGCCAACCCGGATATTGAAGGGTATGAGGAGGACGACCAGTTTTTGAACAGCCCGTTCAGCATTGAACGAATTGGACGGCGCAATGTGGTTTTGAGCGGCGGTGAATTTGATAATTACACCACAGATGACGGCATTTTGGATGTGGCCGAATACGAGCTATGGAAGCGGGCGCGATTGACCGACAGCATTACGGTGAAGATGCTGCTGGTGCCGTGGCTGGATGTGAACACCAAGGTTGAATACTGCCCGCGTTACATGGGCGGCAAGACAGCCGTGCAATTTATTATTAAAAAGATTGACAAGAGCTTGGGGCAGGGAACGATGGATGTGACGCTGATGAGGTTTTACCCGTATTACCCGTACCCTGTAAAAGATGAGACAGGAGAGTGATAAGCAATGGCAGATACCTATACAAAGTTCCCGGAAGGTATTGATACGTTTGAAGACAATGCCGACCTGGACAGCGGCCATGCCGCAGCGGCAGCCCAGTACACCAAGTACCTGGCAGACGGCAAGTATACCGAGGCCAGCAATTACCTGAACCAGAACAGCGGCCTGCGCAAATACATTATTAAAGCGGCGGACATTAACCATGTGAAACATGCGATTACTGCATTGGAACAGCACTATGCCGGAGCGGTGAATTACATCATTGACGGTAAGTTTGATCCCGACATGATGATCCATGAATACAGCTACAGTTACAGCGGCGGAACCCATACCCTGACATGCAAGAGCGGCAGCAGTTACAGCAACGCAGCCAACGGCAAAGCATATTTTACCACGGCGTTCAGTGACGGGCACAGGCTGGTGATCAATGGCAAAGACATGACCAGCAATGCCTACTGCGGTACAGAGAAGCTGGGCGACGGTGCGATTGGTGCCGGGCAGTGGGTGATTTTTCAGTACGATACGAGGAGAAACATTGTAAATTTTACTAACGGCAGCGGCATTGGGGCTTCCAAGCTGGCTGCCACGACTGCTTTGCCGGACCAGGTGCTGGCAGGACAGACATTTTACAGCAAGAACAAAACCCTGAAAACCGGCACCATGCAGAATTACGGCAATGTAACGGCAGAGTTGGCCAACGGTGAGAGCTACCAGATCAAGTCCGGCTATTACAGCGGCGGTGCGATCAGCGCAAGCGGGCTGGACAGCAATACGCCGGGCACTGCGGATGAAAAATCTATCCTGGAAGGAAAAACTGCCTGGGTAGATGGCAAGTTGGTGAAAGGATCTATCAAGACTTATTCTGCTACAACCCAGCTGCAGGGCGGCGAGCGCGAGAGCACCAAGATGACCGTGCAGAAAAAGGACGGTGTGACCCGGCTGTGTGTAGCCACAGATAACCAGAAAACCAACGATATTTACAGTGGCTGCTATTACGATAACGTGATGTGGCTGTGGGGAACCGCAAGCACGGCGGCCAAAGCCCTGTTGGAGGATGATACCACCAATGCGGCAACCGCCAATGATGTGGCCAGCGACAAGAAGTTTATTGATAAGAATGGCAACTGTACGCAGGGTACCCTGACCAGGCGCAGCTATGGCTTTGCCCATGACATGGGTTTTGGAACCGACAGCGAGTATTTTGCGCTGCGTAATATTGACGAGGGTGCATACAAAAGTGACGGTAATTTTTGGGCACCGGAAGTGCGCGTGAACCTGGCCGATTTCCGCAAAGGGATTGGCTGCACAGAAGATAAAATTGTGAACGGCGAAAGCATTGCCGACCTGACTGGTAAAGCCGGAGGCCGAATTGCAACGATTGATAAGGATACAACCAACGGCGACCATTACAGCAACGTGGTGACGACTGGCGGTTGCCAGCACGCATGGGTTGTGGTCAGTGTGAGTAAGACCGGAACAGAAAACAGACTTAACCGAGTGTGGGTACAGGCCAGCAACGACGGCAGCAACTGGACGGATGTGTGGGACAGCGGAAGCGGACTGCAGGCTGTATACAAGCAGCAGGCTTTGAACACATCCACAGTGTACACCCAATGGCGCGTGAAGCTGAACAGCGATGGCGATAAGTGCCACGCCCATATTGTATTGTTTGTTTGAAAAATAGAAAGGGGAGGAGGAAAACATGGCATTAAGTTTTGAAGAATCGAAACGGATGGCGGCTGAGATGGCAGCCAAAGCAGAGCCTGTGGCATTGCAGGCTGAGGCTGCCCCCATGGCCGCGGTGGTTGATATGCCACAGGCGCAGGCCAATGATGACGGCGGCTACACCCGTAGTGAAAAATACCTGTGGTACAGCCAATATAACGATGATGCGTTTTCGACCATTGACGATATGAAAAATGTTGTGATGGACGAGAGCCAGATCAACATTACCCAGGAAACCAACAGCCAGGTGATCCCGTTTAAGATGCCGCGGCGATATGACGGCATTGATTTGATGCAGATGATGTTACAGGTGCATTACCTGAATGTGGACGGGCAGGAAGCATATGCCACGCCGATCAATGTTACCTACAACGAGGATACGATCCGGTTCTATTGGCTAGTTACAAATAGTGTGACAAGCAAAAAGGGGACAGTGCGTTTTGAGATCACTGCAACCGGTGTAAATGAACGCAGCGAGACCTATATGTGGCGCACACGACCGGACGGCGAGCTGAATATCTTGGAGGCTTTGAGTGGCACCAAGATGGTGGAACCGGACAAAGACTGGTACACAAGCTTTGTTGCCCTGATGGACGAGAAGGTTGGCCAGGCTTCCAGCTATGCCAGTGCCGCACAGGCCAGCGCCCAGGATGCAGCCAACGCTGCGGCGGGTGTGGATAATAAGATCCAGAATGCGGCAGCAGGAATTAAACAGGAGCTGCAGAATGACCTTGACACCAACTACACCAAGAAAACTGAGCTGACCACGGAGCTTGCCAAGTATTATAACAAGGAAGAAGTGGACGGCTTTGTTACACTGTTGGAAGGCAAGATTTCTGGGATCGACGGATTGGCGGCTTTTAACTGTGCGTATGATGCGGGCACCCGTGCTTTAACATTTTATAACGGCGATGCAGTGATTAAAACTGTAACCTTGAGCACCGATCCCAGCGCAGAGTGGACGACCGCATATGGCAAGACGGTGGATGCTAAGATCAGCGCGGCGGTAAACCCGGTAAGCACAGCGCTGGATGAATATAAGACCAGCAATAACGAAGCCGTGAAAGCTTTGCAGGATAGTGTGGGCGACCTGCCGAACACCTTGCAGAGTGATTATTATAATAAGGAAGCAACCAACAAACTGCTGGCTGATAAAGCGGACAAAACTGCCCTGGATGGATTTACCAATGATTTGACTGTGACCAAGAATACCGTGACAGCTTTGCAGGGCAGTGTGGATACGGCCAACAGCGACATTGCAGAAATCCAGGAAAAGATCAAAGATATTAAGCCCAGCAACGGCCATGAGTACGACATTACTTACACCAGTGATGACGGTCATTTGAGCCTGTTGGAAGACGGCACAACCAAGACTGTTGTTACCATTAAAGGTGGTGGCGGTGGCGGCGGTGAGGCAACCAGCACCATTACCATTGAACGAATTGGTGACAGCAGCCTGACGGTAGTTCAGGGCGACAGTGCATTGATCGGATTTAAGTTTACGAGTGTGGACAATGCTGGCGATGACACCGGCAATGCGACTGGCAACTGGTATGTGGGCAACACCAAGGTGGCAACCACGACCATCATCCAGGGCAAGAACACCTTTGATGTGACGCAATACTTGCACAGCGGTGACAACACCGTGCGGCTGCAGGTTACGGACAGCATGGGCAGTGTGGGCAGCAAGAACTGGTCGGTTAATGTTGTTGAGTTTTATTTGGAGAGCATTTTTGATGACTCTCTTTTTTATTCCGGCGAAGTAACTTACCGGTTTACTCCGTATGGCAATATTGCCAAAAACATCAGCTTTAAGTTGGATGGCAAGGCGATTGGCGGAACAAGCACTGCAGTGACAGGCCGCCAGATGACCTACAATTTGCCCGCCCAGAAGCACGGCAGCCACCTGCTGGAAGTGAGCATGACGGCGGAGATCAATGGCAAACAGGTAGCAAGCAACACCCTGCGCCACGATATTATGTGGGTGGAAGAGGGTAATAATACCCCGATTATCAGTTGCGCCGTGCTGGATTACAGTGCCAAGCAGTACAGCAATGTTGCGATCGGCTATACCGTGTATGACCCGGCCAGCAGCAACACCAATGTGACCCTGGCTGTGGACGGCGTTGTTGCCAGCAAGCTGACGGTAGGACGCACCAAACAGACCTGGACGTTCAAGAGCAGCGAGATTGGCAGCCATGTGCTGACCATTACCTGCGGCGAGACGGTAAAGACCATCAATGTAAAAATTACCGAGTTGGGTATTAACATTGAGCCGGTGAAAACCAACCTGATGTTTGACTTTAACCCGGCTGGCCGAACCAATGCGGACGAAAACCGTCTGTGGACCGATGGCAATACTGCGATGACGGTAAGCGATAACTTTGACTGGAGCAATGGCGGCTACCAGATTGATGAGGACGGCGATACTTACTTTTGCGTGAAAGCCGGAACTACCGCCACGCTGGATTATAAGCTGTTTGCGGACGATGCCAAAAAGAAGGGTAAGAACTTTAAGCTGGTGTTTAAGACCACCAATGTGCGAGACTACGATGCTACGGCACTAACCTGCGCAAATGGCAACGTTGGTTTGACGGTACAGGCACAGAAGATTACCCTGACCAGCCAGCAGAACCGCATTGAGCTGCCGATTTGCGAAGATGACTTTTTGGAGTTTGAGTTCAATATTTTGCCGGACAGCAAGTATAAAGAGATGGTGCTATGGTGCGACGGTATCCCCTGTAAGGTGGAACTGTACGATGCAAGCGACAACTTTACACAGGCAAGCCCGGTTGGCATTACGATTGGCTCTGCGGACTGTGATGTGCAGGTATACCGCATGAAAACCTACGGCATGGAGCTGTCAGATGATGAAATCCTGGACAACTTTATTGCGGATGCCAAGAACGCCGAGCTGATGATTGAACGCTATAACCGCAACGATATTACCAATGTGAGCGGCGAGCTGGATGCTGACCTTTTGGCCGAGAAGTGCCCGGATCTACGCATTATCAAGATCAGCGCCCCGACCTTTACGACCGGCAAGAAGAATGAAGTTTCTGATACCACCATCCAGCAAATTTACAAGAACGGACGCGCCGTGGAGGATAACTGGACCGCGACCGGCAGCCATAAAGGCCAGGGTACCAGCTCCAATGCGTATGGCGAGAGCGGCCGAAACATTGATATTAACTGTTCCGGCGGATTTACGTTTGGCGACGACAGCACCGGCAGTACCTATGCCTTGACTGAGAACAGTATCCCGGAGAAATATTTTAATATCAAGGTAAATATTGCAAGCTCTGAAAACGCAAATAACGCCTGCATTGCAGATGATTACAACACGTTTAACCCATATACCCGCAAGGCAAAGAAAGAGAACCCGAAGGTGCGCGATACGATGGCGTTTTACCCGTGCGTGGTGTTTATCCAGGAGACGGACGTGGAGAACGCGACAGTGTTTAAGGACGGCCAGTGGCATTTTTACGCTTGCGGTGATATTGGCAACAGCAAGAAGAACAATGACACCCAGGGCATGGACCCCGAAAACCACAAGGAAGTTATTGTTGAGATTGATAACAACACCGATGCCCAGACCCGCTTTTTGAGTGACGATCTGAGCCAGGAAACCTGGGACGGCGACCACAGTTTTGAGTTCCGCTATATTAGCAAAAAGTGTACTGAAGAAGAAACACAGGCGGCAAAGAATGCCTGGCAGAGCTTGCTGACCTGGGTAGTAAATGCAGATGATGCGGAGTTTAAGGCCCACTTTGAGGATCACTTTATCAAGGACAGTGTGCTATTCTTTTATCTGTTCACGGAGCGCCACACAATGGTGGATAACCGCGCCAAGAATGTGTTCCCCCACACAGAAGATCTGATCCATTGGGATTTTTGCATGGATTATGATAACGATACCTGCCAGGGCAACGACAACGAGGGCGGATTGACACTGACTTACGGCTATGAGGACACCGACACCATTGGCACCAAGAGCGTGTTTAACGCGGCAGACAGCAAGCTGTGGTGCAAAGTACGAGATCTTTTTGCGGACGACTTGCAGAAAATGTACCTGAACCGTGAGAGCGCTTTAGCCTGGAGTGCAAACCGTATTTTGCGCAAGATTGAGGCGTACCAGGATGTGAAGCCCGAAAAGCTTTGGATCATGGACATGCGGCGCAAATATTTCCGCACCTATGAAGACAATGGAACGACCAATTACCTGCCGATGATGCACGGCAACAAGCGCCACCAGCGCCGTCAGTACCAGAAGTACCAGGAAAAGTATATTGCGAGCAAGTACAGCGGTACGACCTGCACGGCTGATGATATGACGATCCGCGGCTATACCCCGACCAACTGGACGGGTGTGCAGCCGGATGGTACGTTCCATATCCGCCCGTATGCAGATACCTATGTAAGTGTTTTGTATGGCTCCAACCCGGTAAAAATGCGCGGCAAGCGCGGCCAGACCTACACGATTGAGTGCCCGATTGCAGCCATGAACGATACCGAGGTTTATGTTTACAATGCCAGCCTGATACAGAGCATTGGCGACATTAGTGGATTTTACCCTGGGTATGTTGATTTTAGCCATGGTGCGAAATTGACCGACTTGCAGGTTGGCAACGGCACCGAAGGCTACCGCAACACAAACCTGACCGACTTTGCGGTTGGCAACAATACGCTGCTAGAACACCTGAATTTGCAGAATGTGCCAAACCTGAAGAAATCCATCAGTTTGGCGGGATGTGTAAACCTGACCGATTTTTATGCCGGCGGCAGCGGTATTACCGGTGTGGCATTTGCCAAGGGCGGCAAGATTGAAAAGGCTGAACTGCCTGCGATTGCAAGCCTGACGGCACAGAACCTGAACCACCTGACCAATTTGAAGATTGACGGCTATGAGAACCTGACCACACTGGTTGTGGAAAGCTGCCCGACCATTGACTTGAAAGCTATGTTGGAAAAATGCACAGGTTTGAACCGCGTGCGCCTGACTGGCCTTGATTGGGAATGCGAGGATACAGCGCTGCTTGACCGGCTGTACACGATGACCGGCTTGGATGAGAACGGCTATAACACCGAGCACTCTGTACTGGAGGGCAAGGTACATGTGCCCATTATGCGTGAAAAGAAGCTGGCAGAGTTTAATGCACAGTGGCCGGACTTGAAGATCAGCTACAACACGCTGGTGGAACAGTTTACCTGGACCTTTGTGAATGATGATGACGAGCACACAGTTTTGGATGTGCAGTACATTGACAAGGGTGGTAAGGCTGTTGACCCTGTGACCCGTGCGGAGAAGCCGATCCCGAAGCCGACCAAGAAGAGCACGGTGAGCACTGACTTTACCTATGCTGGATGGGACACAAAGTTTGTTACAGTATTTACCAACCAGACCGTAACGGCCAAATATACCGAGAGTGTGCGGAAGTATACCGTGCGCTACCTGAACAATGGTGCGGAGAAGCAGAAAACAGTTGCCCCCTATGGCAGCATGGTGTTGTATGAAGGCGATACCCCGACCTACACGGCGGAGGAAGGTGCCTATAAGTTCTACCTGTTTGACCATTGGGACAAGGGCGGATATGTGAACGGAGACAAGGACATCAATGCGGTATATGACAGCTGCGAATATACCTCTGGTTATTTTGACGGCAAAGAGATTGGCAGTTTGCGCCCGGTTGAGATTTACGCAATGAAAAAGGTTGGTATGGAGAATAAGGTGGTTAGCCCCAAGGACGCTGTGACCATTACGATGGGCAACGACTTTAGCTACTCTGACATTGAAGAGAAGGTTTTGATTAACGAGAAAAAGACCTTTGATGGCACCAACTATGTGGATACCGGTGTGCAGCTGTTGCAGGAAGACCGGGACTGGGTGCTGGCGGTAGATTACCGGATGACCACAACCGATACGGCCAATGCTGTGCTGATGCAGTGTTTTGAAACCAACGGCATGAACGGCATCCGCATTTGGAATAATAATGGAGCCAAGATTAGTTGGGGCACCGAAAGCGCAGCAGCTGCCACAGTTGGAACCCGTGACATGGTGGTAATGCGTCACAAGAAGGGCGAAAACAACCTGCATGTGTATACGGCTAACATTTACGGTGACGACATTGTTTACACCGAGATTAACCGTGGACGAATTACACAGACCAATGCAACGCTGGTGTTTGGTTGCGCCAAGGCAGATGACGGAGAATATGAACGGTTTGCCAAGGGTGATGTGTACTGGGCGAAAGTTTGGTATGCAGACCTGGGCGACAATGCCTGCCGGAAGCTGGCTGCATGGCCGCATGAAACCCGCGAATATGAGATGTGCGGATTTAAGCAGTTTTATTTAAGCGATAACACAAACAAACGCTGCGCAATGACGTTTTTGGCGAAAAATACGCTGGCACGCAAGATGCCGATTACCAGCAGCTATTACAACAATGGCGGTTGGCCTGCAGCAACGCTGCGCACCTACCTGGACAAGCGGCTGCCGAATGCCTTGCCGATTGGATGGCAGCAGTTGATCCAAAAGGTAAAAGTGACATCCAGTGCGGGTGGAACATCCAAGGAAATTGTGACGGCGGATTGTTACTTCTTTATACCGGCTGCATATGAGCTGAACCCCAGCATGAACAGTGAGCCGTATATTTATGAAGGTACAACGATCAGTTACATGACGGATAATCAGAGCCGGATCTGCTATGACGATGATGGCGCAGCCACCACTTATTGGACACGCAGCCCGAATGTTCAGTATGCAGATTACTTTTTGCAGGTTGCAGCGGACGGCCAGATTTACAGCTATGTTACCCCGAATGAACAGCATGGCGTGCGCGTGATGTTCAGCGTGTAAAGGAGGTTGAGGGACGAAATGTATTACAAGGTGATATATAACGGCCAGGTGATTGATACCCTTGACCACCTGAGTTTTGTGAAATACCAGGCGAAACACGGGATTATGGTGAATTGCACGGCAGATGATGCCGAAGGAATTGTGAGCAGCGATGGGCGCTACATCTGGCATGTGGACGGATACTATAACATTCCGGCGGCAGGATACGATACCGTGCAGTTGGAAGAGATCAGTGTTTATGAATATGACAAGCTGAAAGCCTTGGGGGCCAAAACCCCTGAGGCTATTATTGATGCTTATACCCTGAGCCTGATTGAAGGAGGTGTGCTATGAGTGACTTTGTGGAGAGTTTGCGGCGGCTGTATTTGGATCGCCGATTAAAAGAAGCGACCCTAAATGCGCTGTGGCACAAAGGCAAAATCAGCCGCAATGAGTTTGACTACATTGTGGGCGGAAAGGAGACGAGCAATGTACACGATCCTGATTAACGAGGACAATACCCTGACCGCCAGTGTGGTGGAGCGCGTGATGCAGCAGAGCAAACTGGTAGACACCCTGCATTTTTTGGCCGACCCGGAATACAAGGGCAAAGACATGCGCGACTATGTAGTGATGCTGGAATACCGGTTGCCGGTGAGCAAGAAATACCGCACCGAGTTTTTGACGCTGAGTGATGAACTGTATAAAAACAAGCTGGAATATAAGCTGCCCTTTGACACAGCGCTGACCAGTGAGGCCGGTGTGATTGAGTTTCAGCTGACCTTTGGCAACATTGAGATGGATGCTGAAGGCAGAACCACCCAGTACATCCGCAAGGTTGGACCGGGCGAAATTAAAATTGTTGATGTTTACGACTGGGCGGCCACGATCCCGGACGAAGCACTGAATGCTTTGGACCAGCGGATTATTGCGATGCAGGCCATGCTGAAGGCCATGATTGATAAGAACAACACCATGATGAACAGCAAGGCCGACAACCTGAGCTACAAGAATGACATGCTGCAGCTGACCGCCAACGGAAGCCCGATTGGCAATGCGGTAGAGATCAAGAGTGGCGGCGGTTCCGGCGGCGGTGATAGTACAACTGGTGGAAATATGCGGGTGGTTGAGTTTTAAGGCTTGACCGCCTGCATTTTTCTATATAACGACAAATGGAGAAAGGAGTTGGGAGAATGGCAATCACAAGCAAGTTGGGCTATGGTAACGCGGAAAACCTGGATACAGCGATTACGAATGGAATTATTGACGAGAAAGACCTGGTTATTACCAAGGATACATCGGAGTTTTATTACATCCGTGACGATAAGAGCAAGCAGGCGATCCGCCCCCGTACCCGTGTTTTTGACAGCAACGGGCAAGCCAATGAACAGCTGAACAACAGCAGCGACACTTATGCCGGGCAGACCGTAATGATTAAAAACACCGAGGGCAAGTATGAGCCGTGGATTGTACAGCTGTTAGATACCGGGAAGTTTGCTGTTGAGCCGTTCAGCACTGCAAGCACTGGATTTGTTTGGCAGGAATTTTAACCGACAAAAACAACATGGAATTTAAGGAGAGATAATTATGGCAGAAGTAAAATTTAATTATGGCACCAAAGCTAACTTTGAAGCCCTGCAGGCAAAGGACAACGACACCCTGTATTTTTTGACTGACACTTTGCAGATTTTTAAGGGTGCAGTTGAATACACCAAGAGCTGCAAGCTGGTGAGCACCCTGCCTGGTTCCGGCCAGGTGCAGGGCGTTGTTTATGTGCGCACCAGCGACTTTACCCTGCATGTGTTCAATGGCACCAGCTATATCCAGCTGAACAAGGCCACCGTAACTGAGATCCCGGCTGCCGACGCCAGCGATGACAATGTGCCGACCACCAAGGCTGTTGCCGACTACGTTGATGCCAAGATTGAGGGCGTTATTGGCAGCAAGGGTGTGTTTGTTACCGATGTTACCTACAATGAGGGCGTGCTGAGTGTTGCCAAGGGCGGCGACCCCGTTACTACCACCCTGACTGGCGTTGTGCATGCACCGACTTATGACGCAAGCACCCGCACCATCAAGCTACCGGTATTTGGCGGTGACGAACTGACCATTGCGCTGGGCAAGGATCTGGTTGTGACCAGCGGTACTTATAATGCCAAGGACAAGAACATTGAGCTGACCATTACCAGCGGCGATGTGATCAAAATCCCGGTTGGCAGCCTGATTGATGTTTACACCGGTCTGGCAACTTCCACCGCTGAGGTTACTGTTTCTACTGACAATAAGATCAGCGTGAAGGTGAAGGTGAGCGCCAAGGCTGACAACTCCATCACCCTGGAGGAAGACGGCCTGTATGTTGCTGTGCCCGATGCTTATACCAAGGCCGAAGCTGACAAAAAGATCAAGGCTGTGCAGACCGCCCTGGATACACACACTGCGAATGCCGACATCCATGTGACCAAGGAACAGAAGGCCGCCTGGGATGCCAAGGTGGGCACTGAACAGCTGGCTGCCGCCAAGAGCGAGGCCATTGCTGCTGCCGCTGCTGACGCAACCACCAAGGCTGATGCTGCCCGTGATGCCGCCAAGGAGTATGCTGACGGCCTGAACACTGCCATGGATACCCGCGTAAAGGTTGTTGAGGGCGCTATTACCTGGAAGACCATTGGCTGAGACGGCCAAGCGGTTAGTTATTTCAAATTGACATAAAAAATAGCCTTCGCTGTGGAGCCAGTGTTTTGCGAGTAGGAGAACATGCACTGTGCAGCGAAGGCTTTATATTGTATTGACAAGCAACGATGTTGAATATATAATAATAGTAGAACTAAGGCACCGACATAGACGGTCGCACCTCAGTTTACGATGAAACTACAATGGCTAAACCATCATAGCAAAAACCGCTCTGGTTGCGACAGGGCGGTTTTACTTTTTATTACCACGAAAAAACGTGATAACTGCTACGACAGTTTGTACCCCAGTGAACACAACGCCAATAATGACGATGGTATCAACAAAGGATAGATCCGGCATAAGCATCACCTCCTGGCAAAATGGATTTGCCGGAAGGCAAAGTAGGGGCGCTCCACAATGCCTTGCGGCAGATGGGATGCCTGACCGCCTATTACGTCTATGAGGAAGATATGGCAAAAAGGAGTAAACGTTGGTGCCTTAGTTCTGCTATTATTATACTGTCAATGCAAAATTTGTCAAATTAAATACTGAATCGAAACCGCTTATCTGTACGCAGGTAGGCGGTTTTTTTATTGTTACAAAAAGGAGTTTTACGATGTCAAAACTTTCTTTATGCGAGATCCAACAGTCGCAGCTGGATAAAACTCCTATTGTGGATGGACAGCTGGTATGCTGCTTGGATACGGGAAACACTTACCGGGACACAGCCAGTGGGCGAGTTCGGATTGGAAGCGATCTGGAACGAGTAAGTGAGCTGCCATTGGCCCCGCTGGCCGGGAAGATTTATTACCTGCCGCCCGGAGATTTGTATATCTATAACTCTGGTTGGGTAATGCTGAATGATACCGATTTTACGATTGGGGCCAGCAAGGCTGACGCCACAGAAGCCAATTTGGAGCTGAAACATGGTGATATGGCAAAGGGTACAGTAAAGGTGCGCGGCACCGGCATTACGAGCGTAACGGCAGATGCAGATGGGCGACTGATTATCAATACCCCAAACCCGGAAGCTGTGATTGACGAGATTACGAATACCGAAATTGATAATTTATTCAAAGACGAATAGGAGGAAACAATATGGCATTTTTGAATTATGACGGTCTGCTTTATTTTTGGCAGAAAATTAAAGCTTTGCTGGCCGGTAAGGTAGACAAGATTGATGGCAAGGGGCTTTCGACCAATGATTACACCACGGCAGAAAAGACCAAACTGGCTGGACTGAAAAACTATACCCACCCGACAACCAGCGGCAACAAACATATCCCTGCTGGCGGCAGTGCCAACCAGATTTTGGGTTGGAGCGCAGACGGCACCGCTAAGTGGGTAAACGAAAAGGATACTACCTACAGTGTGATGAGCGGCGCAACGGTTGATGCGGATGGCAAGAGCGGACTGGTGCCCAGCCCGACGAAGGGTGCGCAGCGCTGGCTGGATTCGACCGGTGCTTGGACGACCCCGCCGGACACTACCTATGGAGCTGCAAGCACCACGAGCGCCGGCCTGATGAGTGCCGCCGATAAGAAGAAGCTGGACGGTGTTGCGGACGGCGCAAACAAATATGTACACCCAGTTACAAGCGGCAACAAGCACATCCCGGTAGGTGGTTCTGACGGCATGATCCTGGGCTGGAGTGCCGATGGTACGGCCAAGTGGGTTGCCGATAAAGATACCACCTATACCAACTTTAAGGGTGCGACTGCTGATACGGCTGGTAATTCCGGCCTTGTAAATGCACCTGCCAAGGGACAGCAGGGATTGTATCTGCGCGGCGATGGCACCTGGGCAACCCCAACCAATACCACTTACAACGATGCAACCCAGAGCGCACACGGTTTGATGACCGCGGCTGACAAAACAAAACTGGACGGCATTGCTGCCGGTGCCAACAAGTATGTACACCCCAGCTATACCGCACAGAACAGTGGCCTGTACAAAATTACTGTGGATGCGACCGGACATGTGAGCGCTGTGACTGCGGTTGCCAAGGGCGATATTACGGCATTGGGCATTCCCAGCACCAACACCACCTACAATGATGCCACCCAGAGCACCCATGGCCTGATGAGCACTGCCGACAAGAAGAAACTGGATGGTTTTGGCGCGGCAAGCACCTATGCCCTGAAGAGCGACATTGCCGCTATGTATCGTTACAAAGGCAGTGTGGCAAGTTATGACAAGCTGCCGACCAGCGGCCAGACCATTGGCGATGTATACGACGTTGGCAATGGCATGAACTATGCCTGGAACGGCGAGAAGTGGGATGGACTGGGCCAGGTGTTTACCATTGATGCGATCCAGAACACTGAAATTGATACCATTTTGGCATCTTAAAAACTAAACCAAGAGGAGGTGTGGTAAAGTGGGATATTTGAGTAACGCGGGGTTGAGCTACTTTTTTGGCAAGCTGAAAACCATTTTTGCGCCCATTAGCCACGGGCACGGGGGAGCTACACAGAGCGCGGCTGGCTTTATGAGCGCAGCCGATAAGAAAAAATTGGATGGGATTGCCGAGGGGGCGAACAAATACAGCCTGCCCACGGCGACCAGCAATGTGTTGGGCGGCGTGAAAACCGGAGCGAACATTACAAACAACAGCGGCGTGCTTAGTGTGACGGCGGCCAATGTAACGAATGCACTGGGATACATCCCACCCAAACAGGACACAAACACATGGCGGCCGGTTGTGAATAGCTTGACCAACAGCGCGACCGACCAGAGCCTTGCGGCAAACCAGGGTAAGATCCTGAATGAGAGCAAGGCCGCCATGATTGTGTTGACAAACGAGAACTTAAACGATGTGGTGACGCCAGGATTTTACAGTTCTGGCGGCAGCAACAGCGTGACAAATAAACCAAGTAACGTAGATCATTTTGGCTTGATTGTGATTCACCGGGCAAGTGGAAATTATTATACCCAGATTATTTACGGCGATAGTGCTGCTTACCGCCGCCAGTGTGCAAACGGGACCTGGAGCGGATGGGTACAGGACAAGCTGACAGACACCGACACTTGGCGCGGCATCCAAAATAATTTGACCAGCGACAGTACGACCGACAGTTTGAGCGCAGCGCAGGGCAAGGCGCTGAAAACCCTGGTGGATGGCAAGGCGGCTATGGGACATACCCATACCTGGGACAGCGTGACGGGGAAACCGAGTACCTTTACACCGAGCAGCCATACGCACGGGGTGATTAAAAATTTAAGTGTAAGCGGTACAACCATTACTTATACAAAGGATGACAACACGACCGGGACGATTACGACCCAGGATACTAACACGACTTATGACACTTTTAAGGGAGCGACCACAAGCGAAGCGGGCAGTACCGGCTTGGTGATTGCGCCGGTGGCGGGCAATGCAAAGCGTTACCTGCGCAGTGATGGAACCTGGGCTGTACCCCCGGATACGAATACAACCTATGGTGTGTTTGCGAAAGCGACCGCTGATGTGGCGGGCAGTACAGGACTTGTTCCGGCACCGGCCAAAGGCCAACAGACATATTACTTGCGTGGAGACGGGACCTGGGCTGTGCCGGCAAATACATGGCGAGGAATCCAGGACAACTTGACTTCGACTTCGACCACAGATAGCTTGAGCGCAAACCAGGGCAAGGTATTGAAAGGTTTGATTGATGGTAAGGCGGCAAGCGGCCACACCCACAATTATGCTGGGTCCAGCAGTGCAGGCGGTGCCGCAACGAGCGCCAACAAGGTGAATGCAGCTTTGACGATTAACCTGAACGGGACAAGCCAAGGTGCATGGGATGGCAGCAGTGCAAAATCGATCAGTATTACGGCAGCCAGTGTGGGCGCAACAAGTGTGACAATTAGTAGGTGGTGATTTTTATATGGGAGTTTATTTAGGAAGTACGCAGGTAGATATGCAGGGAGGTTTTGTGACTGGTGGTGCCAGTGGGGCGAGTTTGCAGAGCAAGACGGTTAGCCCCAGTGAGAGCGCACAGACGATCAAGGCAGACAATGGCTATGACGGTTTGAGCCAGGTTACAGTAAATGCAGTATCGAGAACTTATGTGGGAAGCGGCGTAACGAAAAAGAGTGCTGCGACTTATACGCCGGGAACGAGTGACCAGAGCATTGCATCCGGCCAGTATTTGAACGGGACCCAGACGATTAAGGGTGACAGCAATTTAACCGCCGGTAACATTAGAAGCGGTGTGAAGATTTTTAATGTGACAGGTAGTTATGCTGGGAGCAGCAGTGGCGGAAGCAGCCCCAGGCTACAGACAAAAACCGCGACACCTAGTGAAAGTACCCAGACCATCAGCCCGGACAGCGGGTATGATGGTTTGAGTTCCGTAACGGTAAACGCTGTTTCCAGAACTTATGTTGGCAGTGGCATAACTAAGAAGGCTGCGGCAACTTACACCCCAAAGACCAGTGACCAAAGTATTGCGGCAAGCCAGTATTTAAGTGGTGCCCAGACCATTAAAGGCGATGCAAACCTGGTGGCCGGGAACATTAAGAGCGGTGTGAGCATTTTTGGTGTGACAGGAACTTATGCCGGCGGCGGGAGTTCCGGCGGCAGTGGCAATAACAATGTGGAAGCATACGCCATCACGAACACCAACCCCAGCGTTAGTTTTAAGCGCACTGACGGGGCAATCAAGATTTGGGGCTACGGCACCATGACCAGTTCCAGCGGCTGGGGCGGACAGTCTACGAGCCTGATCGCGTTTGAGGGCGATAAGTACCACAAGAGCGCCATGTACGGCGGCCCAAGCAGCACCAACCTGAGCCTAAGCATCAGCAACGGTAAACTGACTGGGCTGCCGAGCGGATTATCCGCAATCAGTGCGATTGTAACGAGAGGTATATGATTATGGCTACTGATACAAAGCTGGACAGTTTGGTAATTAACTACCTGACACAAAGCCAGTATGATGCGGCTAAGACAAATGGAAAACTGAACGCAAACCAGATTTATATGACACCGGCAAGTAGTACGAGTTATACACTGCCGACCGCGACAAGTTCTACATTGGGTGGAGTGAAGATTGGTAGCAATATTACAGTGAGCAGTGGCACGATTAGCCTGACAAAAGCAAATGTAACGAACAGCCTTATGGACGGACGTGGGAATGTTATTTTAGGAGAAAATTCCGTTGGTACTGTTTCTGCTGGTGCCGGAGCTGATTATGGGCCATCTCATTCTTTGATTGTTGGTACCGGAAACAAAGTTACTGGATTAAAAGGTGGAAATAATTATGTCACCGTATATTATGACGGCTTAAACAGTGGGTTTGTTGGCGGAAATTATTGCGTATCCTCTTATGCTATTACATCAAATAATAATCCGACAAGCAATGTTCTTATTTTAGGAAACGGAACATCCTCTGCAAAAAGCAACAGCTTTCGTATTGTCTACGATGGCAAAGCTTATGGCGGTACCTATTCTTCTTCTGGCGCTGACTATGCGGAAATGTTTGAGTGGCAGGACGGGAACCCTGATGGGGAAGACCGGCGTGGCATGTTTGTGACGTTGGATGGGAAATACATTCGACTGGCAAACAGCAAAGATCCTTACATTTTGGGTATTGTATCCGGCAACCCGACTGTGCTGGGCGATACTGCTGAGGACCAGTGGGCTGGCATGTACGAGCGTGATATTTTTGGAGCACTGAAGCATGACAGCACCACAGAGAACGGCCTGGTGTTGAACCCGAACTATGATAATGACAAACAGTATATTGCCCGCGGACAGCGCAAAGAATGGGATGCTGTTGGCCTGATGGGAAAGCTGGTTGTGGTGGACGACGGCACCTGTGAAATAAACGGATTTTGTGCTGCCAATGATAATGGCATTGGAACTAAAGCAGAAACCGGATACCGTGTGATGGAACGGTTGGATGAAAACCACATCCGAGTATTTGTGAAGTGAGGTGAGAAGTATACAATATGGCGACAAATACAAAGCTAGACAGTTTAGTAATCAATTACCTAACACAGAGCCAATATGACAGTGCCAAAAATGCGGGCACTTTGAATGCGAACCAGATTTACATGACGCCTGCGAGTAGTGGATCAACTTATACGCTGCCTGCCGCTACCAGTTCAACCCTGGGTGGTGTAAAGATTGGCAGCAATATTACAGTGAACAACGGCACGATCAGCATTAGTAAAACTAACGTGACAAATGCTTTGGGATACACACCGCCGACAACGGATACCAAGTACACACTGCCAACCGCGAGTGCTTGGACTTTGGGTGGTGTAAAAATCGGGAGTAACATTACGGAGAATTCCGGCACGATTAGTTTGACAAAGGCGAATGTGACAAATGCTTTGGGATACACACCGCCGACAACGGATACCAAGTACACACTGCCAACAGGTAATGCTTCGACTTTGGGCGGTGTGAAATTGAGTGATTCGACCAGTTCAACGAGTTCGACCAATGGTGGTATTGCGGCAACACCGGCAGCGGTGAAAGCGGCATATGATGCGTGTACAGAATGGGTGTCTTTAACTGCCTCAAGTGTATATACTGTAAAATCTAGTATTACTATGTGGGCAAATACAGAAAAAGCACATCGCCGTGGACGAAGAGTCTATTTGACTTTTCAGTGTATGGGGCCTGCAACAAGTGACGCGGCTGGCTTTATTCAAATTGGAACAGTTCAGTCTGCCTATAGACCGAAAGTTAATACTTATTGTCCTTTTGGATTAAATGTAACAACGTCTGGCCAGATTTTTGGACCTGCTGTTTGCATTATTAAAACCACAGGAGAGATTCAGGTTTATACTGGTAAAAATAATGCAACTTTTGGTAATAACAATTATGGTTGGACGACAAATAACCCAAATACCATTTCGTGGGATTATTAACTAAGCTGAAATAACCGTGAAGCAAAATTACTTTACAACACGATGGAACGTTAAAAGGAGGCTGATGGAAGATGCGGCTGAAGAATGGAGAAGTATGTTTTGGGTGGCCATTGGCGCAGCATGTGATTACGGCTGGCTGGAAATATAACAGTGGGGCGCTGCACAGGGCAATTGACCTCCGCGCTTTGGTGGGAACACCGGTGTTTGCGGCGGAAGATGGAACGGTGCGCGTGGTTTACCATTGGAATGGGCGAGTGACCCAGGGCGACACCAACAGTTATGGCAATATGGTGAAGATTGAGCATACGGCGTATAAAGGCGGCAAGCTGGAAACGTTGTATGCTCATTTGAATTCTATCACGGTGAAGGTTGGACAAAAGGTGAAAACCGGCGAAGTGATTGGCTACAGCGGTCAGACCGGCAACTGTTTCGGTGCCCATTTACACTTTGAGGTGCGCTGGAAAGGTGTGCGCGAGAACCCGCTATGCTGGCTGGATGATGACTTTAAGCCGGCCAACCGCGGTGTGATTTTGTGGGCCAATGCAAACCAGCACAGTGTACAGGTGGACAAGCAGGAAGCGGCTGAGGAGCCGAAGGTTGAACCGGCAGTGAAAAAGACTGTGACAAAAGCCATTACCCTGAACAACGGCAAATGGAATGTGCGCAAGGGTGCCGGAATGCAGTACCAGTCCATTGGGGTGATCAGCAGCCCGAATGCCAAGACCGGAAAGCCTGTTTGCATTGGGTATGAAACGGTCGTGAACGGATGGTTCAAAACGGTTTATGGTTATATCAGCCAAAAAGCGGTGAAGAGCCATACCTGAGTGCAGCCAAAGCAGGTGATTTTTATGAAGGAAAACTGGAGCCTGATGAGGTTCAGCAAAAAGATTATTGTTTTTACAATGGGCGCAACGATTGTTTACGCGATTATATACATGATCCTGTGTTTTAGGACCGGACAGTTACCGGAATCGTCTTTTAATATTGGGCTGTTTGCGGCAATGAGTGCAGAGAATTTGTGTAACGCCTGGATCAAGGTGAGGGAAAAAGTAGCGGAAGAAGAAAAAACAGAGGGTGACAATACGCCCCCTGGTGATGAGATTTTTACGCCGATTGATGAGACAAGTGACACGGAAGAGATTGGAGGTTAGGTATGGAACAGGGAATTGTATATATTGTGATGGGCCTGGTTTGCGTGATTGCTTTTATGGTTGGCAAATATGTGCTGCCGAACGCCCAGGAAACAGTAAACAAGGCGCTGAACCTGTTGAGCGGCTACCCGCTGTTGATGCAGTGGGGGTTAAGCGCCTGTAAATATATCAAGCAGTATTTTAACGATATTTCCGGCGAGGAAAAAAACAAGCGTGCCGCAGAACTGATTATGGAAGTGGCCAAGCAGGCTGGCGTTACCATTACAGAGGAGCAGGCGCGTGCGATTGCCCAGGCGGCTTATGAGCAGATGAAAGCGGGTGAAGCTGCTGCCGGAGAGAAGGTGAACGCAGATGCCTAACCCGGTATTTACATTTACGGCGCAGGACATACTGATGCTGGTGCTTTCAGCTTGTGCGGCTGTGGTTAGTATTTCGAATGCGATTGCCCAGGGGGTTAAGTTCAACAACTTTTTGAAAAAGCCAAACAGAGATCAGGATGCCCGGATGGACAAGATTGAAGAGCGGCTGAAAACGGTGGAAGGGCGCTGCGACACGTTTGACAAACAGTTGGAGGGTGTGAAGAAGCACCTGAATAGCCTGGATGAAAGCATCAACATGCTGTTGCGGGCAGAATTTGCACAGCTGGGGCACAACCTGAACGGCGACAATGTAGAGCAGATGCAGCGAGCATTTGACGATATACAGGAGTTTTTGTTTAAGCGTTAAGGCTGACAGCGAACAACATGTGGTATATAATACAAGTAGAGGATTGAAGCTCTTAATAAGCGAACACCTCAGTTAGCTGCAAATGAACCAAATACATCTGCTACAATGTACCCAGTTCAGATGAGGCCACCTAAGTGCTAGTTAGGTAGCCTCATTTCTTTTTACGGCCAAAATAAATGGCCACAAAAACGCCAGTCCATGTACGCTATGGCAAAACATTACGCTATTATACAAACAGGAATAGGGAGTCCCTTTGGTTTGAAACCTTAGGTGCTCCCTATTTTTTAGCCGGTTGGAAGTATCAATACAGTTCAGAGACAGAAAGAACTTTGGCGGGAAGATCCTCGCGCTTGCCGGATGGGGTTGGTGTGGAGATCTTGATGATTTTTATTGGGTTCCCTATATTTCGCTAAATTAAGCTTTAGCGAAGTTGCCGGTTATTTCTTGTTCTTTTTGTATTCGGCCATTGCGTCTGCCAGGCGCTGTTCCCAACCGGCGTTATCGTCTAAAAATTTATTGTAAAGAATTTCTTCGGCTTCTTTTCTGGCAGCGGCTGCGTCTTTTAGATTGGTGAAAAAGCCAAGGTGAATGCGTTTATGCTTAAAGTTAATATATGCTTTGTAGGTGCCTTTTTGGGTAAGCGCAACACCGTTTATCCCAGTTCTAGAGTTTTTATTTACTGTTCCGTTTATGCGCGAACGAATTTTTGCCAAGTCGGTTCCGTCTACGTTTACGACTTTTCTGGTTATTTCCAATAGTTCTTTTTTGTCTCGTTCGCAATGACCACAGAATTGTAAATTCTTTATGCTTGACAACCGCGTTGTGAATTCGCGCCCACACTTGGG